ATTTAGCTTCTGAATTTAAACGTAAGAAAGCGCCAATTTATATATCTAGAAAGTTATATGAATAGAGTAGGTTTATTCTTTGGATCATTCGATCCTCCTCATATTGGGCATGCTAATGTAGTAATGGGAGTTGTTAATTCTAAACTAGTGGATAAAGTATTAGTCATTCCTGCATATCAGAATGTATGGAAGGGACGTAGTACTAGATTCCCATATAGGCATGCTATGTGCTGTATGGCGTTTGATAGTCTTCCCAATGTCTTTGTAAGTGATATAGAGAAGTCAATGTATGTTCCCAGTTATCATGAAGGTATTCCAACCTATAACGTATTGATGGAACTATCATCCAGAATAACAGACAAGGAATTGGTAATAATTACTACTCCTGAAACCTATAGAGAAATACCAAACTGGCATAACGGATCTACAATACTTAAAGATTACAAGTTTATTATGGTAATTAACGGAGAAGAACCTCCGTATGGCTTACCAGATAACGTATCACTAGTATATGTTCCAACTATCAGAATGTGTTCTACTTGCATTAGAAATAGAGTTAAGGATGGGGTTGGGATAAAACCCTTTGTTAGAGACGACGTGTATGAAATAATTAAGCAATATAAACTATATGTATAATATTTATATATCTTATCCATACAATATGCCTACAGTTCTTAGTAAAGTCACAGATGTATTTAAAGACTATAACGTTAGCATTAAATATAACAAATTTCATGATGATTATCATCCAGAATATTTGGATACATCTGATATTGTGATATTTATACTTCCAGATGTAAGTTTTAGTACTCCTTTGCATAGACTTACTAATGGAATCTTAAGCGAATTAATTAAAGTCATAAATGGCAATAAGCCCTACTTTATAGCTTATGGTCCAAAGGGCAGTAGTGATATGTGTATATATCCTGGATCTTTGAATTTAACTAGTGGGGTTGTAACTGTTGGTGGCATAGCTAACGCAAGAAATAGCATATTCAAACTAATGAAATCCAATTTAATTGGTTCTAATGTCTCAGAAGAATGTGTTACAGATAAAGAATTTATTAACTTTAATGATACTTATTGATGAAGAATTATCCGATTAAAATTGAAACAGGTGAACATGCTGGAGAAACAGTTTGGGTTCATCGTAGTATTGCTGTTGTAGGGTTTGTATTCTGCAAGATTGACGATGAATGGTGTGTACTTGCCAATCAACGAGGCGAAGGTGCTCCAGACTTTAGGGGTTATTGGAACTGCCCATGTGGATATTTAGACTTTGATGAAACTACTAAAGAGGCCTGTATTCGCGAAATCTATGAAGAAACTGGTGTAAAGGTTGACCCTAACAGATTACAATTCGTTAGCTATAACGATGACCCAAAGGAGTCTAATAGACAGAACGTAACTATGAGGTTTGTTGCTATAGTTCCAGAAGATAGTATTGGAATATCTACCAATGCTATTAAGGGTCAGTTAGGTGGTGAAGAGAATGAAGTAAAAGCTATTATGTGGATTAAAATGTCGAACCTTGATGATTATCAGTGGGCATTTGGGCATGATAAACTTATCAAAGGATTATACACCCTTATCCCTGATATCAAAAATCTATTGAAGAATTAACATAAGGAAATGGTATACTTTATTAGTGGACACCGAGACTTAACCCAAGAAGAGTTTGATGCTAACTATGTGCCAGCTTTAGAAGATGCTATAGATAATGGACAAACCACTTGGGAAGATTGTGAATTTGTAGTTGGTGATTGTAAGGGTTGCGATGAAATGGCAGCTAAGTGGATTGCTAACTACATTAAAGAGAACTCAGATTATTGTGATGATTGCGCGTGCTCTCTGACTATCCATCACATGTTCTCTGAACCTAGATTCAGAATAGGTACACAAGGTAGTGATGGACATTGGTACCTTGATATGAGAGATATATGGAGTGCAGACTTAAAAAACGAAGATGATACAATATCCTTGGAAGAATGTCCTGAAATATATTATGTCGGAGGCTACGAATGTGATACTGATAGAGACTCGGCAATGACAACCTTCTCTGACGTAGATATAGCATTCTTAAGAGGTAAGTCTAAATGGAAATCTGGTACAGCTGAGAATATTCTTCGTAGACACAATATGAGTTCTAATTAGCGCTTATAAACTAGAAGTTGAACTTATTAAGAATATAAGACATGAATCTTAGATTTAAAGAGGGGCAGATGGTTAAGATGATAGGCCACGATGATATGATAGTCGAAGGTGCTATAGGTGTTATAACTGACGTGCAGGCAGAAACCGTAAAGGTACTTTGGGGTGGTATGTCTGCTTTTAAAGTTGACTATAAATATAGGTCCGGACTTAAAGAAATCTCAACTACTGAAGTAGATCCTAAGAACATCGAAGTGACTGATAAACTTAGTTCCTGGTCTACAGAACCCCTAAGAAGATATTACATTGATGATTGTGTCAAGTATATAGGAAAGGATACTGAAGGTCTCCAATATGGAGACTTACTCTGTGTATATGCCATGAATTATTCCGAGCATGAATTGCAATGTATCAAGCTTAGTGATTATAATATATATACTATAAGTATCTCAGATTGTGTACTCCACAGTACTTGCTATCCATTACGGAAAGGTACTAGGGTTGTAGTATCTATGATTTCCCATTATACTCAGAAAGGTAAAGCTGGTTTTATACTTGAAACGGATTACAGAACGTGTTTGCCTTACCGTGTCAAATGGGACGATGGTAGTACATCTTGGGTTATAGGCTGTACTGTAACTACAGAAACTCAGGAAGACTCAATAATAGAGGAGTCTGAAGAGGATATTAAGATAGACCTTATATCAGAGAATGGATTCTCTAGAGAAGTAACATTTTATGAAAGGAATTAATAAGTATTTGTTCTTGGACGTAGATGGAGTACTTAATAGTGTTTCATGGTATCGGGAGGAATGGAATAAACACCATTCATATCCTCAAGGAGACTTTGATCCAAAATGTGTTGAAATTGTAAACAGAATAGTTGAAGAAACCGGTTGTAAGGTAGTTGTAAGTTCTTCCTGGAGAACTGAATCTAACTTACAATCAATCTTTGACAAGGCTGGTTTAAAATTTAAGATACATAGTATTACTCCATTCGGAAGCCATAGAGGTTGTGAGATACAGGAGTGGCTTGATTCTCAAACAGAACCTTATGTCTATGCTATATTGGACGACGATAGGGATATGCTATCACATCAGAGGAAGTACTTTATCAAGACTAATACAGTTATCGGCATTACTGATGAGGACGCTAGACATATAATCAATATTTTAAATAGAAATGATATGTGGAATGATAAATTGAATGCAATGATTGCTGATTCTATGAAGAAGCATGACACTACACGTACTAATGTGTATAGAGCTATTAAGACTGCATTTACTAATTATGCAGCAGCTAAGAATGCTAAACCTTTGGATGAAGCTGCGGAAATCTCTATTATTAAGAAGATGAGGGATGAAAGATGGGCTAATGCAGAAACCTATCAAACGGCAGGACGTATGGACTTATCGGCAGCTGAGGCTGATGAGGCTGAGATACTAGAGGAGTTGCTCCCTAAAGAGCCTACTAAAGAAGAATTGAATGCTGCATTACTTAAACTTGCATTAGATAAAGGATGGTATGACGACAATGAAGAACATAATATTCATCCAGTACAAATCCCTAAGAATCAGATGGGAATAGCTGTCAAAGAATTGAAAGCTAAATATCCAGCTGCTGATGGGAAGAAGATTGCAGACTTAGTTAAAGCTAATTTATGTAATTAATGACATTAAAAGAAATTGTAACTTTGCCTTATCCAGCCAGATTCACACATGCTATAGCTGGAGTACTTTATTATCAGATAGAAACTGAGAACCAGAGAATTGTGTTCCCGGTGGATATGAATGATAAAGAGGATGTAGGAACTGCTACATTTGTGGCAGAATACCCTAAACCCATTACTTTAATGAGATATATTCGCAAAGCTATAGATAGTGGAGAGTTAGTAACTGTTACTATGTGTGATGCCGAGGTATAACGTAAGTATTGATAGACAGCTTAGATGTCGTTTATATTTTGACATGGAAGTAGAGGCTGACAGCGAAGATGAAGCTTGGGAGAAAGCTATGGACACAGTAGATTGCGGAGATTTAGACGTAAGAGATTGTGAATATAGTGATGATTGTATAACCCTCCTCGAAGAATGATAATCGGAATAGCTGGACGTAAACAATGTGGTAAAGACACCATTTGTAATATTATTAAGTACTTAAATTACTTAAAGTATGACCAGATCTTTAGAGGTTTAGAGCCCTCCGCTGCACATTTTAACAATATACTTAGTAACTATGGAGATGATTTAATTAAGTTCTCTGAATGGGAGAAGCATGCCTTTGCCGATGCATTAAAAGCATGTGGTTCTCTTATATTAGGTGTTGACATGTGTTGCTTTGAAACTGAAAACTTTAAGGAATCTCCTACTACCTTAAACCTTGGAATGACCAATAGAGAGTTTTTACAAAAGCTAGGAACTGAAATTGGTAGAAACATTCATCCAGATTTATGGGTTTTGCATCTAATGCAAGTCTATGAGTCTAACCCCGATTCTAAGTGGATTATTACTGACGTAAGGTTTCCTAATGAAGCTGATGCTATAATCTCTCATGGAGGAATAGTAATTAAAGTAGAAAGAGATACTGGTTTAGACGACCAGCATATCTCTGAACATGCTCTAGATGATTACGAGCATTTTAGTTATGTAATAAAGAATAATGGTACCATTGATGCATTGATTAATAAAGTTAAAGCATGCCTTGGTGACTATATTTAATAATAATGGCCTATGCAGGTGGAGTTAAACTCTACTTGTATAGGCCATTTTTTTTATTACTGTGCTGTATCTTCCTCTATTGCATCTGCTGCGAGTTTGGACATATTATTAAGTTCTGTAGTCATTCCTTTAAATGTTCTACCAAGTCCAGTAGTTCCTGTGAGATAAGATGATAAAGATTTATCACCAAATGCAAACTCATAGGTATTATTAAAGAATGTACTTAAGTATCCTATAGATACAGGTTCTGAATTTGTAATAAGTCCTTCCACCACACTCCAGGGAGATATATCTCCGTATGAACTGTTGTAACCTCTTTCAAATAGACTAAATACAGTATCTCTCATGGCTTGAGACATGTTAGGATTTAAAGGATCTCTATCTTCCTCTCTAGTCTCTCCCCATAGCTCGATAAGGTATTTACCTATAGTTCCAAGTATCATCCATAAGAACATATCATGAGCTAATCTCTTTAAATTTGCTTTCTTTACACCGGTCTCTTCATTCCAGATACTATCTCTGAATTCTGAGAACCCACCTTCATGTAAAGCCCTAAAACAGTCTTTAATAGTATAATAAATACCTTCTAGATATCTGTCCTCATTAATAGTAGCAGGAACTCCAGTGTTCTCAGTAGTAACTATTACTATAGAATTACCGTTCTCGTCCACTTCATCTTTATACCATAATAAATCACCATTGTCATTCTTAGCTTGAACTCTTCCAGCTAAATTATAATTCTTGGGTTTAAGTAAGTAGGCATTTCTAGTTGCAGATAAATAGGTTTTAAACTGTCCAAATAATGCTCCCATAAATGTCTTCTCAGCTAAAGCTCTACTTTCCTGGTCATAGTGCCCATAAATAAGATCCGACAAGGTTTTAGCAGCCAATATTTCATCTTTAGTATAGGCAAATGGTAAATCATCTCCCTCTTTTAGATTTAATCCATTATCTCTATTATAAGCTTCCATTATAGATAAATAAAGTCCTCTCTGCTTGTTATATTCAGGATTACTCTTATTACCAGAAGCATATACTGCTAGACGCTTATCTTTCTTCCAATTGTATTTAATACCCTCATCAGTCATTTCTAATGCATCCCATGTACCATCATGTAAGCATTGAGCTACAAATATGGTCATACGATGGAAATAATCCGGAGCAGTAGTTAATTGATAAGCATGTCTAGACATATTAGCTAATCCAGATTTGTTACTAATAAGTCGTTTATTTAGAACTTGCATATCTATATTAGCTAGTCTAATCATATTGTTAATAGCCTCAATCTTAGTAGTCCTACTAAGCATATCTGGCCCTTCTTTGGTTACTAAAGCCATAGCTTGAGCCAAATCCTTTCTGGTAAACTTCTCATCAGTATAGTACATTTTACTAAAGGCTAGAGATGATTGCTTCCACATACCATTAATCATATCACGAACACCTCCAGTAACGTTAAATGCAAGTAGTCCAAAAGATGCTAGTCTTTTAATAGGGTTAAGATATTTAAAAGCTTGACAGCCTTCTTCACTAATAATAGATTGGTTAAATACTGCTACCTTTAAATAGTTGTCTAAAGTCTCGTTAAGGACTGATAAATCTGTATCCGTAGACTTAGCATATCCTAATAATGACATCTTTATTCCCTTAATTGCAGGTAATATAATATCCAATTGTTCCTTTCTAGCTGACGCAAACTTATAAGTAGTTACTAAGGTCTCTATGTTACGTTCCCAGAAATCTGGTTTATATTCAGCTAATAAGGCATCTCTAGCTTCCTCACTGGCTTCTGATAAATTAAATCTATTGTACATTTCGTACCTAGTAATTACTTTCTGTTTGTCGCTATACTCCCTATCACTATAAGCATCATTCTGGGATCTATTCCAATAATCCTTAAACCTTCCAGTTACATCCTTTACCTCTTGGTTAATCCACTTACTAATTCCCATTTGCAGAATCTGATTATCAGCTTCCATAAGAGGAACCCAAAACCATTTCTCGGTCTTCTTAAGTTGCTTTACTGTCTCACTATCTTCAGACAAGCTTCTGATATTAGGGAATCTTTCTTGGTTTATAAGCCACAATGCTTGCTTTAAGAATCGTCTTTCCTCTGAAGTAAGTGGAGTACTGCTATCATAAGGATCTACAAATAACATCTTATTATTAAGACTTCCGTCAGAATTCCTTCTAAAGAAATTATTATATAGCTTAACCTGGTCTCCTATGACAATGTTTCTAGCATTACTATAGCCTTTATCTTTCCATAAGGGTTTTACATACCCAGTGAGGAATTTCTCATGATAAGGAGTCATTTCTCTAGTAACGTTATCAAATGCGCCTCTCACAGCAAGAGTAATTTGGCGTAAGTTATCCTCTGGGAATAAATCCGGGTTAGTTATCATACCTCCAGATAAAGGGGTTCCTTTCTGTGTGTATCTGGAAATCTCTTTAGGTTGAAGGAAGTCTAATCCTTTATAATAAGCTATAGCCTGTAATATTGACTTGTATAGTCTTTCTATTCCAGTGTTAGAAGATTCATTAGCTATAGATTCTAGAGAACCTCCAACTATCTTACCAAGACGTTCTCCGTTCTCCATCCTTCTAGCTAGGGCTATTAACCTATTAGCTATCTCATTCTTATTTACGGTATTAATGTTGAATAATTCCTTAGATAAAGCTTCTATATCCCTAGACAAACTATTAGTGAGTTTACCATTAGGTCTATTCATTAAAGCTAAGAACTCATTCTTAATAACATCTAACTCGTCCATAAAGGATAGTTTGTTAATATTATTATTAACTTTAGCCGCTTTAGCTAACAGATTAAATGTTTCCTTTATCTGTCTTGAAGTAGCAGTAGTAGCTTTAGAGTCTTCTGTATTAATTACTTTAATGTCTCCTATTTTAAATACATCAGTTAATGCATTAGGAATCTCATTAATGGCAGCCATTATCTTCATTAACTCAATATTGCCATTAGTTGCCAATAATATCATTTTATTATTAAGAGCATATGCATCCTTTTCATGTTCTCCTAACATTGTAGTTCCTAAAGATAGCTTAAGCTCAGTATGTAAATCATGATGACTTAATGCAATAAAATCAATTTGTTTGGTAATAGTATTACTAATAGCTACAATTCCTAATTGCTTTAATGCCTCTATATTTACTAATTCCCACCCTGGATCATTAACATATTTCTGGAATGTAGTTACTACAAAGGCATTAGTAGTATATCCAGTAGTAGGACTCACATCCTCCAATGGAATTTTACCATCAATGGCTCTTTTAAGATCATAGATAAACTTGTTAGTCTTAAGTCTATGATTCTTAACCATCTTATTTAGGTATTTCTCTACTTCTACTCTAAGCTCTGCATTCTTCTCTTTAGGTGAGTCCTCTTTGATATAGATAGGCTTTCCTTTACTGTAGAAATCTTTAAAGTACCATCTACCTTCCGAGGGGTTCGGAGAATCATAAACATGATTTGCAATAAAAGCGTCTACATCAATTTGCTCTCTAATTGATTTAATCTTAGGATTAGGTATAAACTTACTAAGAGTATCTAGTACATTATCTCTAATAGATTCCCCTATAGTTTCATCGGTAAGTCTTACTGGAATTGCATAACTCACATTATTATAAAATTCACCTACTCCCCAAGCTAGTCTATTAATGGCGCCTCCAGAATCTTTAGTTCTGTCTTGCACTCCTTCAAAGCTAACTCCAGTTAGTTCCCCATCCTCTAGTCCTTCCAGATGCATAGGTACTATATTTAGTTCCATATTAGCAGCAGGAATGCCTTTAGAGGCTAACATTTGTCTATAAAAGGCTAATTGATAATCATATTTAGTTTGCTTAGCAGCATCCCACCTATCGGACAACTTTGCAGAACTTTTAAAGACATATAAATGCGGCTGACCATCCTCACCTATCACTACTAAATCTATAGAACCTATTATATTAACTCCATCTAGCGTTTTGGAATCTATAGTAAATTGAGGCAGTAGTTTAGCGTCCTGTCCATGTGCCTTATAGATTTCATCTTTAAAAGATGCCATATTCTTGTATATACTCCTAACAGTTTGTTCACTAAATACTCCAGCATACTTATCTATAAGCTCTTCTAATGACATATGACCGGCAAAGTAATCACCTAAAACAGCATGTAATTCAGCACCAGTATCTGCTATCCTCTCCCACATTTTCATAGTATTATTAACCTGCTCTTCAGCTTCAGCATGAGTTATGCCTTTGGTCACTAATTCGTTTATAGTATTATTTCTCCAATTCTTAATACTGAACGGCTGTCCTAAGAAAGTTTCTTTAGAGTCCTTGGTAATAGTAGCGGTTTCTAGGAAATCTGTAACTGACATATTAGAACCTTCTGCTTTATATACAATATCACCAGATACAGGGTCTACTCCGTTGCGGTTGAGTTTAGCAGTAGCTTTAATAGATCTCAACTTAGCTACCATTTCAGACTGCTTAGTGTCTTGGCTAAACACAATATCTGATATAAGTCCCATTTCAATCTGGTTCTTATGTCCTATTAAGAAGTCAAACAATTCAGCATAATCGTTAAATTGCTGTATTTGACCATTTATATTTAAACTGTATGTACAAGCCATTAGCAATCCTCCTTTAAATTACCACTTTTAATCATTCTTTCTATTAGATTAGTAATTACACGAGATTCAGATGCCATATCCATATCAAAACCCTCTCTAAAGTCCTTATTAACTAAAGCACTACCAAATTCTGACATTATATCATCTATGCTCATGTTAAGTAATTTACCTAATTTCTCATCTTTAATGTCTTCCGAAGTTTGGAATGTGTTTTGAGTTTTGGCTTTAAATAGTTCTCCCAGGGCATCCAAATCAGTTTCCTTGCCTTCAAACCACGTGTCTGCAATCTTACTAAAGTAATTACCAAACTCTGTAACAAATATTTCTTCATTTAAGTCTGTAACTGCTCTACTATCTCCTATATTCCTAAATGCTTGTACTTTATCATCATAGTCAGAAAGTTGCTCTACTTGGTTTACTAATCCGTAATATAAATCTGAATTAGTCCTCTTAATGGAACCCATAATAAGGTGTGCAAATTCATGTAATGAATCGGCAGTTGTTGCTCTGTCTACATTTAAATATATTTCTCCGTTATAAATAAATGCATTAGTTCTACCTACATTGGGTATTACACCCTTAAAAGAATCTGCTAATTCCCTAGCTGTAACTACATTAATTTTAATACCATAATTCTTTCCAAGATGGTTAGCTATTTCTACCATTTCACTTTTAAATGACCTTGGCACCTTCTTATGAACCGGAACGTTAGTATTCATCTGAAGTTTCTGTAGGTTGTATTTATCTCCAGCTGCTGCAACTACTTCATATACTGACTCACTAGCATTCTCAATTATATTTAATGCCTTAGTAATAAGCTCAGTTTCATAATTTAATTTGTCCGGGGTAAGCATACTAGGAACCTTATTATTATATAAAGCATTATGGGTTTCTGGATCTCTAAGTTGGTTCTTAAGTAAGAAGAACGTCGCTACTTTCTCTGGAGTATCTAGTATAGATTGAATGTTAATTCCTTGTTCATTTAGTGATGTTAGTATTTTATTGTATTGTGGCTTCTTCATCATTTCAGACACGAAGTTATTAAATGTTATGGACTTAACAAGCTTCTTGTCATTGTATAAATTTATTTTATCATCTAATGCAATATCTAATACACTAAATCTATCTCCTATTTCCAACTTAGAACTAGAAGATATGTTAACTTTGTCTCCAGATTTCTTCTTAATACTAGTTGCTACTGATTCAAAATTAATAGGTCTATTTAGCTGTAATGCAATAAGGTTTTTAGCATGTTTTAAATTGTCTACGCCAGAGGTATGTATATTATCAGCAGTAGTTATTAACTTATCACTAATATAGTATTTATTATTATATCTGATTATATTATACCCATTATAGTTCTCTATATAATCTACGATATCTCCAGTATATTCTGTATTAACAATAGATTTATCAAATACAGGTTTCTTGACAGTATTTCTTAATAACAACCCACTATCACTAATATATGCTATATCAATAAACTTGCCATTATGTATATTGTTATTAATGTCTTGAATAGCAGACACTATATTATCTTCAGTTGCCTCACCATAACCGTGATTCTCCATGAAGGACTCTATATCTTGTCTAGATATTTTAAGATACTTTCCAGATATCTTAGCTCTATCTATTAAAGCTTGAGCAGATGGATTATCATAACTGATGGACTCTTGCTCTGGAGCTCCTATTAAGTCATTAAATATTTTATTAAAAGTTCCAATTAACCCTGTCTTATATAGAGCATCACTTAGCGAAGCACTAGAATAGAAATAATGGGTAAATGCAGAGACAACATTAGACTTACTGGCAACAAATTTACCATCTGAATAACCTATTTTACTTAACGTAATCATAGCTCTTCTAGATGTAGTGGGGTCAGTGGCTAGTATTTTAGCTGCCGTAGCTATATTAGAGTATAATCCATCTACAACTTCTTTGGGAGCTTTATCCATTAAAGATGATACATATAATTGTTTTAAATGTGTCTCTATATGATCTGGAGTAGGTTTAATCACTGCTAATGAATTACCTTGATAATTAAATATTCCGTAATTACTATTCCAATTTACACTGAATTTAGCATCAGTAAGTAAGATGTTATAGGCGTTTAAATCAACTCCTTCTTTCTGTAAAGCATCTACAAGATATCTTATATTAGGTGTGTCAAACTCATTTCTAATAGTATTTAGATTGTAATTACCAGAAGGTAATGTAAATTCCTGTCTATTACTATTAATATTAAAGTTAGCTAGAGGAAATCCTCCAGAGTTAACGGCAGCAATAAACTCATCATATGCTTCTTTATTACCCATTAGAGCACCTACTGCATCCTCTAAAGACATTTCACTAGCATCGGGAACCTCCAGCTTGATTACGCTGGAAGCCCCTTTGTTAGAATTTATTATAATTTCAACTGAACAACTCATGTTAACACTTGATTCTCATTTGTATAGTATTACGTCTCATTAGACTTTTGATCTTACCTACTAAGGTATTAAGTGATTCAGAAGAGTTAATTACTAATTCCTTCATTCTGTTACTCTGGTTAGGAGTATTTATTACGAAGTAATTGTCACGTAACCTTAACGAATCCTCATCTTCCATATTTGGTACTTCATCTACCATATAGTAGTCATCTCCGCTTCTCATATATAGAAATAATCTACCTGTATCATCGTCTTTAATTCTAATGTATTTATCCCTAGCTCTACCCTTAGAACTTTCACTTACTATAGGTGCCATCCTAATAAGGGCATCCTCCAATGAGAATGAATCCATATTAACATCAAGCCAGTAGTCAGCGTCACCTACATAATTATGAAAGTCGGTTAACATATCACTAACATCAACTCCATCTATTGTATTAAATAGAGAAGTTAATCTGTCAGCACCGTACTGATTCTTATTAACTACTAGATTATACAAGAAGAACCAATCTGTTAAAGATACTCCTTGAAGTTCTATCTTCTTAAGAGCAGCAAAGTCTCTTTGGTATCTACTAAATACTGGGTCTGTTTCAGTACTTAACATATTAATTGGCAACTTCATATAAGTTACATTAGATCTAGTAAATGGATCTAATCTTCTGTTTCTACTTAATCCCTGTATGAAGCTATTAATAAGTAAGGATCGTACTCTTTTATTACCTACAACTCCGTTCTTTAGTGCAGGAATTACCTCTCTTTCCATCCACATTTTAAAGTTAGCAATTCCCTCATTAGTAGACAAGTTAAATACTTCTCCACCAGGACCAGCTGAGTGTATAGTCATGTCAGATCCTATGTATTCCTGCCCTTCTTCCAATCTAAATACTACATTTCTACGTGCAAGCCAATTATTAATTAGAACGTTATCAGTATGAGATGCTAATGCAGCTAATTGCTCTTTTTTAACAGCTCTACCATAAACTGGGTTCTCTTTAATAAGAGCTTCTCTGTAGGAGTTTACTAGATTAAATTTAGTACTTATATTTATGTCAGAAGTATCAGTAAGATTATAAATATCAAATAGTGCTTTGAAATGAGGAATTTTAGTAATCATGTCAAATATGTTCCAAGTTCCTTTAATAATATTATAGTAATCAATTGTAGTCTGTCTATAACCATTATTAACCGGGTCTAAGAATTTTCTAATACTAAAACCTCCATTTACTATATTCTGAGATACTGCATCTTTAACTATATTTCTAACCGCAGTTTCTTCTAGATACGGCTTCTCTTTCAATACATTAACGATTAGTTCATCAACATTAAACCCATTACTGCTAGTTAGATACTTACGCTCCCTATTAGTAATAGCTGATTCATAAGTATTCAACATTGCCATTTTACCTGCAATATCAGTTGGCATACCTTGATTTAGTCCATAAAATCTACCAAGAAGCTCAGTCTCTCTTGCATCAAAATTAATATTCTTGAACTCAGTGAATTTATCTGGATCTATCCTTCTCTTCATCTTCAACAAGTATTCATATTCTTCTAGGAATCTAAATTCTCTAAAGTTCTTAGCAGGGAATATGTCTTCGATGTTACCATTATTAGCGAATCTATCTTTAATTTCTTGAATCCACTCACCTCTCTTGGCAAACATTCCAGGATTGTCGACAGATACTCTAGCATACAATCCCTTCAGTCCGTCATTATTTAAATAGTTTCTAATATTAGGACCTTCCTCTAATGACCTAATTACTGAGTTAACAGATGCCGTTTCATGATATTCATCAAATACATTAACTTTCATTAAGTCATTAACCGTCTGCACTGTAGGTGTAGTCATTAGATTCTTTGCTATATCATTAAAACTGAATCCTAACATAATCATATGTAGATACATACCGGCCAGATTAGGACCAGCATTAATTTTAGATAGAATCAACTCCTTGGCATTATCGGTTGCGGCAGATAGTAAAGCTGAGATAACCAATGATTGGTCAGGCTGTACTCCTAATTGCTCTTGAATAACTCTAGAAACATCTTCCTGAGTTAATTGTTGCTCAGTAGCAGTCCTAATTAGGTTCTCCCAATAATTCTTCTCTGGAGCTAAATCAGTAAAGTTAATGTTGGCCATTATGTTTCTGAGGGTATCTACAGTAATTATTTTGCCATCCTCTGACACCTTACTTTGAATACCTTTATAAACATTAGAGAAGAACATGTTGTTCATCCATTTAGAATCTCCACTTCTAATACCTTCATTAAAATAATAACAGTTAGCAAAGAATACCTTCTCACCAACAGCTGCAATACCAATTACTTGTTTACCATCCATATTCTGCATCTGCATTACCCATTTAGCAGAAGGAGACATAAGAGTAATTTTGTTAGCTTCCTTACCAGAAGTAGAATTCTCAGCAGCAGCCTGAGGATCTCCCATTTCGATTGGAGAATACGCTTGAGTCATATTCTTTAGGTCTTGAATAATATTACTAATACTAGCCGACACAGAGTTTCTAAACGCAGGCAAAGTATTAATAGCCCTTATCTTCTGACGACCATTCTTTACCCTTCTACCATTCTCGTCACGTTCCTCAGTCATATACATAGAATGATTATTTATTCTGCTTAGAATAAAATCAGCATTCTTAGTGTCCGACCCGGTATAACTTACTAAGTTAGTATCATCAATTGCAGTAAGTAACTCAGCTATAATTGGTAGAGATTCTGGGTTATAGAAATTCTCTTCATTAAGCATTTCCACGTAATTAGTAATATCTACAGCTCCAGGAGCGTGACTATATGCGTATAGTTTACCATTAGGGGTAGGCAGTCTTTCAGACATTCTAAGAGCTTCTATGGAATTGAAATTGAAGTATGGAGACCATCCTACATAATTACCATTAGTATCAAAATCATAACCCATTACATAAGCCTTATCAATATCCGTTTAACCTCATACCTTTCAATATGAGACTGACTATATCATCGCTCCATTTCTAGAGTGTCTCGCGCTTCGGAATCAGCTTTCTGCTGTGCTATGAATTCCTCTTTAGTAAAGTTGTCTCTAATCTTGTAGAGTAATGATGGAACCTGCTCTACGTATGGACGTATAATTTGTATGAACGCTGCACAATCAGATTCTGTGGAACTGGCAACAGAATAAGTTCCAGCTCCTTCTTTAAACGGTCTAAATTGTACATCCCAAACTTCTTTGAAATAATCAATTATAACCTGGGCTGTATCTAAATCAACGCATGTAGCTATTTTGATTGTATGTTGTATTGAGCTACGCTGTTTTGAAGTGTTTACGTTTATACAACCATCATCCATATACCATATAGCCAACCCGAGAGGGGTAAGCCAATTCAATAATCTTCTAGTAATATGTTTCTTAGGAGTATAGACTGTTCTCCTTAAGGCTTTTATAGTTGGGTTAAGTGACATCTGAGAGTATAAAACCTTGTTTCCTTTATTATATCCGCATGTTGATATATACTCCTTAACACCATTATTCTTAAATCCAAACTTGTTTAATAAGTCTATCTTCCATTCTAGAAATTCTCTCTGAGCTTCAGAATGACTTAGCTTAAATACATAATTACTAGATATTGTTCCATCTCCTAGAAGAAGTCCTACAAGTAGGCTCTTCTGTTCTTTACTAAGTTTCTTTGTTATTCTTCTAGCCATTTACCTAATATTTTAAGTTAAACATTAGATAAAAGTTCCTACTCCCTTACGGGATAGTCGATGAACTTTCATCCTTATAAATACAAAGATATTAAAACTTTTGTCAATTAACTAGTCTTACTATCCAAATACTTATCTAGGATGCTTAGCTGCGGATTGTCCAATCTTAACCTTTTTTACTTTACCAACAATGGTTAGTTGCTGCCACTAGATGCATTACTGCTCTAGTTTAGTAGGTCAAGCTCTAAGGAGTTCCCCGTCAATTCACGAGATTTATTATAGTGACTACAATATTAATATGTCACCTAACTAAACAGTTAAAATTAGGTCAATAGTCACTTCCCTGCAACCATGTCTGCCAGTGAGATACATGTACCACGTTCTTGTCAGAATCATTAAATGCTACTGCTTTCATCTTCATAAATGATTGCATAGTCTGTGCAGGAATACGAGCTACAGTGAATTCAAGAGATTTCTGGAATGATACGAACTTCTTCTTAGCAGCAGTAATCTTTCTAGACTTCTCTAAAGCTTCTAGTTCATAAGCTATTTTAGATACGCTAAAATCATCTTTAACTAATGCTTTAGTATATGTGTCATATAATCCTTTCAATAACCTATCACTTCTGTCCTTACCCTGTTCTATAACTCCTTGTAATGTTGCTTTGTCTTTGATGTACTGACTAATTTTAATGGAATCAAAATCGTCAGTTTTATAAATATCCATTACATTATCAGGAGTACTAACAACTAAAACTTCTTCAACAGAATTACCATCAATCGCATTATAGGATGTTACTAACTCATGATAATTACCTTCAGCATCGTAATATCCACTTTCATATAATTTATTACCATCTTTGTCTATTCTAAAGATACTATCTCCAACTCTCATGAAGTCATCGTCAGTAAGAGTTTTATTAACTGATAGCTTATCTATGATAGCAGTAGATGTATTAAATGCAATATATACGTGTTTACCACTTCCTCTAGTAAATGCTATATCAAATAATTTAGTTTTAGGCGTATGGTATTTATCGTACTTATTAACAAAGAATTGATATCCTTGTGTAAGTACATCATTAATACTATCATTAGGACCTAAATTAAATTGATTAACATATAACTTACTAATTACTAATTCAGCAGGATTGTTAACTAGATTTTGAATTGGAATAGCTATATTACCATTAGGCAGTTCCATTAAGTATTTACCTTCCGGAACGTACTTCTTACTAAATGCTACTGGATCTTGATTATATTCCAATAACATATCTTCAGTAGCAGGCATATACCCTTTATCTAGTAACATAAATGTATTCTGAACATCAGCCTGTAATTTAGCTCCTATTTCTTTAGGAAGCTTCTTATACTTCTTACGTTCAGTAAATGATGCTTGTATTGCTGGCATATCGAATATACTATGTCTCTTACCAGTTGCATCATCCCAGTATATTTCGGCAGGTTTCAAATCTGTAGGTCTAGTAATGTCAGTATAGAATGTAGAGAAATTCTTCTTGACGAAATTATAAGAATCATAGTCATTTACATATACTAACATATACTCTCCTTCAAGCTTCCATCCATTATCTTCTAAGAACTGAGGTACAGTTAATGCTATATCTCTATTTAGTCTTTCTAACTTAGATAATGCCTTATTAAGGTTATCTTGAGCCTTAGATAATTCAACCCCTTCACCATCTCCTCTATTAGCTTGATCTACTAGTCTAGTATACTTGCCAACTTCTAACTCAGCAAACTTCTTATTCCTAGTAGCATCACTGTTAATCTTAGCAACTACACTAGCTACTTCTTGGATAGGTATTTTAATTCTATCTCCAGGTAGCAGTCTATCAATAGAATTAGCTGGTTCAGATTCAATTTTAGCCTGCTCTCTTTGTAAGTATTCATCTACTGATATTCCTTCATCAGCTGCAATTCGATATAAATCGTCATATCTATAATTCTGCCCTCCAATCCTATGTACCTGTATGATGTTATATCCAGGAGCCATAACAGCACCCATACCTGGGAACTTTCTTTTAATAGCAGTCTTATTAATATTGGACGTAAATGTAGATAAAGCCTTAGCAAATATAGAAGGATCACTATAAGGAATCTTATAAGCATCAGCTCCATGTGAAGTTCTACGTTTCCTATCTAAAGCAAACTCCTCCTTAGCTTTCTGAATGATAGTTTTGGCAGTTCCTAATTCATCGCTGTTCTTATTTAATTCCTTAATAATAGCTTTACCAAATATCTCATATAAGTCTGATTTGACATCAGGATTATCAGTAGGTTTTATTCCAGTAAGAACATATACAGCTTCTTTAATATTACCTATAGAAGCTAATGCAACTTTACCTAAGCTTTTATATGCATTCTTAGCCATATCATGAGTAAATCCCATAGATTCAAGAGCTGAAATTACCTGAGAGAACTCGGTCATTGTTGACTGATGTTCTGGGTCGGTAACTACGTGGTCGGCATCCATCTGCATACCTAAACCATCAGTGTTGAAGTGCATTGTCATTAATGGAGAATCGTCATACCAAGAGCTATCTGGATTTATATTTTGAGCTCCCACTTTAATTGCAGACTTATTAACTAAGTAAGCAATCATTTTATATTTGAGTGGCTGATTGGTATTACGTTGAGTAGGTATGTCTCCATTGGCTTTATACTGTCCTATATTATTAACATAAGTAGCAGTTACGGCTAGTGAAGCATCGCTATATGCAAGTTCTCCATCTCTAAGTGATTCACTATAAACTCCTCCTAAAGCAGCATGTAATTCAAATAAAGAATTAATTGGAACGTTAGTATCGATTAATACATTAGCAGTACCTACTGCTTGTATTGGATTTCCATTTATATCTACTAACTGCTTACTAATATTATACAGTCCATTTCCTACTTTGTCTAGTCCTAGTATCTCATAATGATTATTACCGTCTCTGTAAAATATTCTATCACCTCCAGTGACATCTCTTAGAGTCATTGGCTGACCAAATAAATTTACAGTAAGGTCTACATTAGCAGGAACATCCCAATCAGCTGTTGATTCACTCCATTTGAAATCAGACATCTTCTTGAATAAATTATATAATTTAATGTCTGATGTTAATGATTGACGAAGCCTTTCATTGTAAGCAGAGAAGGTAGCAAACTTTAATAAAGCTGCTGTACCATATCTTCCATTATAATCATGTCCAATAGGTTTCTTATCTTCCCCTACAGATGAATCTTGTAATGATAAGTTCTCCAAATAAGACATAATAGGATTACACCATGCAGAACCGTCATGTGCATCCACTTCTGCAATTTCACCTTTAAAGTTATATACAGGAGCTCCAACATCACTCATTACAGCTATTCTATACCAGGGTGGCACTCCAGTCAAACTATTCTGATGTAGATATTGTAATGTAGCTGGTACAATCACATTACGTTTTAATTCAGCAAGTTCTCTAGAAGAGTGTTCCATTTCTATTCCGTTAAATGAGTCAGGATCTAAACTGCCATATTTAGCTTTATTTGGATGTGCAATGCTACTGCCAGTAGTTACTAGTCTAAGGTTCTCTGATGTTAAGAAATCAGCTATAAAGTACCTTTCAATTAGAGGATTTAGAGTAATTTCTACATCATCTCTTAACCAATTACTATCTAAATCAGATAGTCTAGTAATATTAGTATTACCCTGTTTAGCTAATATAAGTTCTTGAGTATTCTCATTTACCCATAGTCTTTTGTCAGCTCCTAATAACTTATCCGCAGCCTTTCTAAGAACTGTATTGCTACGTCCATTGGCATATACTAAAGGGAATGACATATTATTGTCAATCATGTCCTTAACAAACTTCTTACGTTCTCTAAGCATAGCTTTGTTAAACACATCATCTTTAGCATACATTTCTGTGGCAAGGAAGTTTAAGAGCTTGTTAGGAATCAGACCTTTCTTAGTTTTACCATTGAGTTCAAATGACCCTCCCTCATTAGTGTGAACGTTATCAATATTAGGGACTCCAGCAGCATAAGACATATTAGTGTACTCACCTGATGTAGTAACTGCTAATAAATTAGTAAAGTCCTGGTAATCAAGTACATCTACTAATGAAACTGGCCCTTTAATATCAAGAGAGTCTAGAGCACTTACTATACTACCAGCATCCATAAAATCACCAGCTGCTTGTGCTGCATCTAATGCTTGTAACAGTCTACTTCTTTCTGAATCCAGCGATTCATTATGTTTAGCTATTCTAGCATTCTCAGCATCTACTTTACTCTGTTTAGATAGTATTCTATTTGCAGCCTCAGGATTAACAGCCTGTAACCTTTGTAAGTATGTCTCTAAAGATTGTCTGTATACTTCTTTATAGTCACTCAATACATTATTGAATACTTCCTTATAGTAAGTTCCTACAGTCCCTTTGATAGCACTAATAATGTCTTTAGTAGGTGAAGTAAGTAAATTAATGAGTAATGGCTTACCATTCTCATCAAGTACATCTATCTTATCTACACCAAGCTTCCACATTACAAATGTTCCCTTATCGGAATATACAGTAGGTTGTACATTAATAGTTACAGGTGCATTACCATTCTTTGGTCTTAATAAGTTTCCATAGAAGTCATATACCAATGAAGAATATCCTATTTCTGCAACAGAGAATTTAGTGGCACTCTTCTTTATTCCATTTCTACTAACTACATCAGTCTTTATGGAAGTTCCCATTAGCATATTAGGATTTCGTCCAAATAGCGTATTCTTTAAGGCAGAACTAGGATTATCAAGTATATGCTTTTTAACATAACTTCTGGTCAGTCCGGCTAAGTTAGCAATCCTGCTGTTAGGTATATTATTACCTTCAGCATTTTTAATAACTGACTTGTATATTTCTCCAGTTACTACCTGTTCAGCTGCTACAATATCATTAAGTACATTAATTAAATTAGGTCTGATAGCCTTTAATGAATTTGAGGCTTTATCGTAGTAGAACCTTTCATTATTGTCTCCTAACTTCTCATTGTAATAGTTCAGAGTTTCTATATATGAACGTAATGATAAATTCTCAGGATTATTGTTTTCATATCCATCATATACTGTATTAACAAATGCAGAACTACTTGCAACAGCTACTAATTTATCAAGATAATCAAGATTGTTAGCTTCATTCACATTTCTGAATGCAGCTAGTAAATCTACATTGCCTCTTAAGAATCCTGTATTAGCAAAGTCATCTATAAATTCTATTAAAGATACATATAATCTTTCTCCATCAGTAAGTACCTGTGGATTGTTCTCTTCATATATAGCTTTTAATTTAGTAAATGAAGGCTCTTCTAATATAGTATTCAGCCTTCCAAATTTAACAATATCAGAGTTTGATAATTCAAGCTTTCTTTGTCCTTTACTACTAACTGCATTGCTGTTATAAATTACAGTAACCTTCTCTCCTTTATATGGCAAAGTAAAAGAGACGTCGCCAGTAGTAGCATTATTAACAGATATTCCCCACCTATTTAATAGGCCCGTTCTATCTGCCATAAGTTCATTGGCAATATCAATATCATTCTCTCTCTGTATTTTACGTCTATTTACATTAGATTGCTTAATTTCAGAACTATCCAAATCTCTAGTATCACTATTAAGAGCATATTCTACATACCTGGCATTGTTAGTTCTGTCTACAACTCCAGATATAGAATCTAACAAATCGTAAGTAGTGATAGCTTTAGAAGTTAGATAATCTCTATTTGCAATATTATATAGAGAGTTGAATTTATCTTTGTTATAGAACTTATCATAGATAGATTTAAATACGTTAAGATCGTTTACTTGGAATACCTTAGACCTAGTATCGCTATTTAATATTTCCTTAAGAATTTCTCCTAAGTAATAATTAGGGGCGGAATGTAAATTTAAAACTAAATCCTGTAGTCTTTCTCCAAAGAACATGAAGTTGTATTCGTCTTTAATCTTGCTAAAAGAATGAACGAATTGTTTTAAATTTAAATACTTGTCACCTATCTGCTCTCCAGTAACATGATTAATTACAGGAGTTTGTTCAATAAGTAATCTAGACACATTACCTATTTCAGATAATGCATCCACATTCTCATTAGTTCTCCATGTTTTAACCATATTAGAACCAGATCTAAATTGGTATTTATTAGTGCTCACAGGTAGTTCTATTCCTACATATCCCTTATTCCTAATTTCCATATTCTTTCCGAATAAGCTTTTAAGAATAGTATCGAAGTTACCGTTAGACAGAACAGCCCATGCATTGAACCCATCCACTAACATCTGATTCTTATAGAATCCTTCTATGTTTCTCTTCTTAGACACGAATGCACTGTCTAACGCAGATTTAGATATGTTTTCAAATATACCAGAAGCAACATCCAGTACCTTCTGCATATTCTCTACGTTAGGAATTCCATCTAAGTAGATGGTATCTAGCATAGATGCATCAGTTTCTATACCTTCTTCAGAATTAGCTAATTTAATATAGTCGACTAATTTCTTAAATAAGGTATTCTTGTATTTAGCAATATAAACATTTAAATCATCATTGCTCTTAATAAATCTGCCATCAGCAAAATTAACTAATGATGCTTCTATAATATTATACCTAAACTGATTCAGCATATACTCCTTAACTACAGAAGCAGAACCGTAAATATCACTAATGGATGGAGTTGCGACTCTTCTCTCTAATGGTTCTTCAATTACTTGAATGTCCTCAGGTTCGTCTTTAATAACAAGACTCTTGTCAACTTCCTCTACTGTAGAGGTTTCCGGATTAATACTGAATTTGGAACTTAATGGTACAGCGTATTCAGCTAATAATTGTTCCTTCTGTGCATCTGTCAATCTTCTGGATGTCTTAATAAAATCTTCTAGAACCTCAGAAAGCGAGACATATTCTGCCTCGCTCTCCAGGTTAAATAGTCCAGTATTCTTCAAACTGTTGTAGAAGTCGTCTATGAAATTAGCAGTAGATATTACTGGCTCTTTCCTAAACTTTAATACTGTACTTCTTAGGGCAACCTCAGCATCAAGTCTGTGTTGTCCTATGTCAAAGTTAGTACATGCCATTTCTTATTAGATATTAAATTTACATCCTTGACTATCAATAATGTTCTTGTTGGAAGCTAAAGAAGATATGTATTCTTGCACGTCAATTAAATCATCATTGTCTAACTGCTCATCAGTCAATAATCCTTCAAAATGGCTGTCAACTAGTTTGGCTTTATCCAATATAGCCTGGGCCTGTTCTGGAGTTACTGACGATAGAGACATTAATGTGTTAATTAAGTCAGCAATTTCAGATTCCCTAAGATTATCAAAATCGTTAAGTGTGTCTGCGAATATCTTTAACTTCTGTTCTCTAGTTGGATCAAATGGAATTTCATACATAGTTGTATCTGTAATTTCTACTTTACCATCGAGAATAGAACCTTTTATTGTTTGTCCTCCCTGCAAAGTTACTGTAAATTCCTCTAGATTACTACCATTATATTCAACATTCTGAATTGCAGAATTATCAATAGAACCATCTACTTTCTTAGGTAATACAGACGGACTCTTCTTATTTATTTCGTCTAGTAGGGTAGAGTAACTATTTATAGTTAATAATCCAGTGTCAAGAACTGTAGTATAAATACTTAATACAGTGTCATTATTAATCTTTAATTGTCTATTATTAACTGCATCAGAAAGCTTGACAGCTACTGAGCTACTATATTCTTTAATGATATCATTAATAGCAGCATCCCCTTCAATCTCATATCTAGACCTGGCTCTGTCAGTTAAATCTTGTAAGGATTCATATCCACTTACATTAGACAGAGCTCCCATAGTTGACAAATTCATTCTGGAGTTAAATTCGTCTCTCTTAGCATGTAATATATCATCCTTAAATTCTACTTCTTTTAAACCAGTAGGGTCTATAGTAATTTCGAAATTAGGACTTTCTATAGCTACATCTATATGGAACTGATCTAAATTATTTCTAGTAGGATAGAAATCCGAGGGTTGACTGTCATGAGAAGTCTGAAATCTTGGAGTATAGAATATTCCATCTATAAATGGAGCATACGTTGTAGTAGGAGCACCTTCCTTAATAGTTGGAGTACCATGTAATATAACATTGAACATATTATTAAGTACAGAAAAAGCACTAGTCCTACCTGCATCTCTGACAGCTTCACCTATGCGAACATTAGTTGCTTCTAGTCTAGTTTCTATAGGTTTACCATCCGGTCCTTTTGCAGTAAATGAATAAGCGTCTCCTGCTTTATAACCTTTAGTGTACATCTTATAGATAGAAGATAGTAAACTAACAACTTTAAAAGATCCTCCCATATTTCCTAAAGCTGAGGCTGCATGTTTAACAGTTCTTACTCCATCACTAAATTCTATCTCTCCATTATCAGATATAAGTTGCTCTAGGATATTATCCATATTTCTTCCTTCTGTTCTAATTGTGAAATTAGTATCCTTAGGAAGTGAAATGTATTTACCTAAAACATCAAATATTTCATTTAATATAGTATATTGAGCCTTAGCGACTGCTGGATCTATATATACTCCATAAGTAAGTTTTCTAGATACTTTATTACCTGCGTTGAATTCTTTCCATTCATTCTCACTAAGATTTATAGGTCTAACTACCATACCTGGAGCATTAGCCTTAATAGCATCAGCATAAGTAAGTCTAAACATAAATCCATTATAAGTAGAAGGATTCCAAGGAACTCTTTTAGCACCATTAACTACAGATTGGTCTAGTAGTCCATTAAACTTATCAACTTCAGTCTGTCCTCTTACCTCGCTTAGATTATTAGTAGACATATATGTCTTATAAGCATCTAAGAAGTTGTTAAGTCCAGCTCGATAATTCCATAATGCTACTAACATTCTAGCCGCTGTAGTATTACTTCCATATGTACCTATATAATCCTTAACCTGCTGTATATCAAGTTTACTCTTACCATCATCGTCAGTACTAGTTAAATCACTGAATGATAATGTAAAGTAGTCATTTATAAATGAACCATTAGGGGTAGTTACTATAGCTCTAATGATTGGTGGTACTCTATCTGCAACTTCTGCGTTTGCCTCTTCATTAGAAAGACCCCTTGATTTAGCTTCATCAAATGCTCTTGCTCTCTTCTTCTGCATTTTGATATACATGTCCGCCAAATTTGATTCAGTAACTTTCTCCCCGTCTATTTTGAGATGCTTGTTAGTAGTTGCAAACACTATACCTTTGCCTCTAACTGATTTATCAATCATAGCTACACCACCCTGTCCGGTATATCCATACATAGGACTTATTAGAGCATTAGGAAAGGCTTCTTGTAGTTCATTAAGATTCCAAGTTTGACCTGGCACCTCTTTTAGTCTAGTTGCTCTAGAGAATGTAATGTCAGATTCATTGATTTTGAAGTATTTAGAAGATGTTGGATTAGAATTAGACCATTCTTGCATATTCTTATACCACTTCCTATACTTAGATATAGCAGCGTCTAACTTATTGCCATGAGCTTTATCCCATTTCTGCCAAGTGTCCGGATTAGTAAGTTTACCCATAGTGAACTGAATATCCTTACCTCCATCTATACTGACTCTGTAAACAATATTAAATGCAGTAGATTCTACTTTAGTCTTATCGTAACCTTGTTTGTCCCTAGCTATATCTGTTCCAGTAGTACTAGTATCGTCTTTACGAACTTCAAGATAAAAACTTCCATTATTCCATACATCTAATCCTAACTTAGCTAAATATGCATTACCACTATCAGACAGTCTCTGTAAGAAATCTTCATCAAACTTCTCACCAAATGTTAGGTAGTTCCTAATATCCACCAATAATGATTTAGGAGTAATTAATTGATTAGCAGTATAATGAATTCCATTTTTAGTAAAGACGTTTAAATCATCTATAATATCATCTTTAACTACTCTATCAAATGTTCCGTCCTCATTCTCTAACATACCATATCTCATATACCATCCATAAGCCCTAATTCCGGACATAACACCCTCTATTTCTGAATCTAATACAGTGGTCTTCTTTCCATCCAAGTTACCTAATAATTCATTCTCTATAGGATTATCTCCTTTAGGTTTAGAAGGACTTTTAGGCGTATAAGGAGTAGCTTTAGCAGCTGGTTCAGGAGATTGAGGTGTTTCTTCAGAAGTTATTGGAGAAGGAGTGTATCCTTCCAATTCTGAATCCAAAGCAGCCATTCTGATTTCTTTGAAAGTGTTAATAATACGTTCTTGACTAGGAGTTACAGAAGTTCTATCTTCCTTAATAAGATTCTTCTCTTTTACATATGCAGATAATCCATTATTAATAATGTAAGTTCCCTCTTTAGAACGAGACATCATAGTATAGAAGGATTTAGCAAAATTAATAAGGTCTGCCCAGTCAGTAGAATCGTATTTAGCAAAGTCTACATCAATAATGAAGTGAGCAGCTTCTGAACCTTGTACAGATTTAGGAGTGTATACCTTGATTCTACTATCATTCATTCTCTGAATTAACTGATATGTAGGAGAGTTTTCATTATCGTATACATAACCTATCTCACCATCAGCTTCCAATAATGCCTTGATATCTTCCTCTGAAATTTCATTTACTATCTTCTCTCCATTTAGTGGATTGTCATCGTCTTGATAATGTTTCAGAATTAAATTACTAGTAATTTCATTGAATATTCTATCTCTGACTTCTGCATCATTATCAGCGGTTACATTATCCTTATTAAAGTTGATTCTACTAAGAATTGCATTAACTTGCTTATTATTATCGTCTTTCTGAACATTAGTAATACGTAAGCTAATATCCAGTTTAGGAGTTCTAACCGTTAATGCTTCAGTTGGTTTAACATTGTATATACTAGTTTCTACATTCTCATATCCATTCTGATTCAAATCTCCTAATAGTATTATTGTAACACCATTCTTGGACGCCCAATCAGATAAGAATTGCATATAAACACTATTAACCCAAGTAGCTTCATCAATAAACAGCAATCTAGGAGTAGCGTTGTCACTATATTCTATATCAGACTTAGCAACTGCTACAGTGTATCCTTGCTTAAGTTCATTAAATTCTACTAAGTCATATAATTTAGACTCAGTATTAGAGCTATTAATGTCCTTACTAAGTTCACCATAAGTCTCATCACCTAAGACATGTCTCATTAAACCTTCTACAGTAAAAGATTTTCCATCACTTCCTAGAGAACTTACCAAGTTATTAACTTGTTGCTCGGACGGGCCAACCTTCCACACAGTAGAATTAGGGTTAATTTTAGTAACGATTCCCTGTACCAACTTAGCAATTACCGCTGTTTTACCAGCACCTCCAATACCATTAACCATTACGGTATTAAAGTACTTTAGTAATTCACTGCCAGGCTGACCTTTAGGAACATCAATATTATCTATAGCAGCATTCATTACTTCTGGATTAACTGCCATAGCTGTAGACATATAAGCAGCATATTCTTGAGCAAATAAGGGAGCATAGGTAGCTTCCGAATCAGCAAGAGTCTCTCTCAAGTAGTAATCAAAATCAGACTTCTTAAATGCTAATGTGGCGTGTAACCACATATAAATATCAAAGTCTTCTATATATTCCGTTTCCGGGCTAAACCTAGTGTTATTTTGATTTACTAAACTAGACATATTGAATTTAGCCCCTAAATTAGAGAACATAGATTTAAGTACTGTATTTACCGATTCTCCGCTTTCAGATACTATTTTATGGAAAGTATCATAAAGCTTATTCTGTAAGTTAGCCAATTCGACGGATATCGCTGGATTATCATAAGCTGCTTCGTCAATATTGTCCAAGGTTGGGGTAGATATTTCATCTAAACCTGCAAATAACTTGGTTCCGTTATATTCTAAGTCTTTTAGGAATCCATATTTACCATTACCTCTTAATACATTATATAGCAATTTAGATATCTTTTGACCAGTTCTAGCATGTTTACTAAACTGATTTACCCCATTCATTATAGATAAATCAGTTAAGAACAGCAACTGATTAATAATTTTATCCAATTCTATATTCATCATGGCTGCTACATCGTCCCTAATAACTCCATATTTCTCTTCTTTAGGGAAGTATGTCTCTAAGAAATGATTCATAAGAGCATTATGTCCAAATGGCCTATCAATATCCAAATCAGCAGTAGAGCTAGAATAGATTACTGATTTAAGCATATTAATTGCTGTAATAGCATCTTCTATTTCCTTCTCTTTGTTACCATCTAAAACATAATCAGATATAGTAGGAGCTGCCTCAAATCTTCGTTGCTCATTCTCTATAAGGTCTATAATATTAGAGGTGCTTCCGAATACAGTCCTAGTAAAATCCTGAAGATAATCATACACTGGACTAGTTTTAAGTTTAAGCACATCACTACGTAGTTGCAATACTGTTGCATTGTACGGGTTGGCTAGTACTTCACTATTTATTTCTTTAGCAGCATCTTGATATATCTTCTCCATGTTATTAATACGCTCTTCAGTGTACTTCATAACATTATCTGCATCTTCAGATTCATAGTATTCTCCTATAGCATCAAAATAATCTAAAGTTTCATTAACAAGCTGTTTCTTGTATTCTTCAGAGTTAATAACATCATGGATTTCCTTGTTTATGTCTTCTAAGTTCTCTCCATTGACTTTCTCTAATGTTTCTATTAGTTTATCCATCAATGGATTAGGAAGAAAGTTACCACTATCATCAACTCCTCTACTAATAATCTTATTAACGAACATCTTGCTTAAAACAGTCGTAACTGCTCGTTCGTTAGAGATTTTATCACCAAGAACACTAAGTAGTAAGTCTTTAGTCTCGGCATCCATAAATCCATAGCCTTGTGCCATTTGAATTACTCCTTGAACTCTTCCTAACACTTCTTGGTTATACAGTTCAGTTTGTTGTAATCTAGCTTCAGCCTCTTCATCAGATTCGTTGTCCTTTCTGTCAAATACCTGTCTAGTAAACTTCTTATTAAGAACCCAGTCAATGTTACGGTCTACTCCAAATCTAGACTGGAGTTCTTGCTCAGTAACATCTTCCAGATTAAGCCTGTCTATGGTAGCTTTTAAGTCAACCATAGTTGAGAATATTTCCCTTCTAAATTTGTAATATTCATCAACTGAGATACTACCCTCTTGAAGCTTATTAGAGAACCCTTTGTTAACCTTCTTATATATACCATAAGCAGCATCTAGAGCTTCCATCTTATCTTGCTTCAGATATGCTTCGTATTTAGGTTTCAGAGATTCTATTTGTTCTTCTGATAAATCCTGGAAGTTCTGTTTAGTATCAAATTCAGCGAAATCCTTAAATGTAGCGGCATAATATTGATGGTTAGCTAAATTATCTATAGCAAACAACATTTGATCTGTATAATACTCAGAGAATGAACCATCCAGGAATTTCTGCTTTTGAAGTTGTAAATCGGAATATTCTTGTTGTAGTCTTTGTAAATCAGCTTGATAAACTGACCCTTTCTTGTCTGTGTCATTTGTCTTGCGCTCTAAGTCTGCTATTTCGTTACGTTTCTCAACTATTTTAGAAGTAAGGGTATTAAAATCTTGGAGCATTTTACCATTGTAGCCATTAAGTATAGCTTTACCGAACTTCTGACCATCAGACACCTCAATGCTAGCTAAAGCCTTCATTCTAACATCACTCATTACCATTTTGTCTAATAGCTGTTCGTCGGATAATCCCATACCTTCTTGGTTAATAACAGCATCTAGATGTTGAAAATAGCTCTTAGTGAGATTATATACTGCTTCATTTTGATTATCTGCTCCACTAGTAGGAGATGTCCATACAGTACCTTCCTTAGTATCCTCAGTCTTAGTAGCAGATAGATTCTTGTTACCTAATTTACCCTTCTTCTTAAGATTATTAAGCTCTTCTATTAGTTCATTAGTACGCCCATTTCTGATTAGATATATAAGCTCTTGATTAGTTTGTTCATTAGTAGCTCTATGATTATTCACCACATCTACACCATGAAATATAGCACCACCAATAGCTCCTCCGAAGAAACTCATTCCGTATCTTTCAAAGGCATTCTCTCCAGCATTTAACTTATTCTTGCTCTCAGTAAAGCCCATTTCTTGGGCCCAGTTAAATGTAGCTTTAGCTAAGTCAACTACAGCTTCTTCAGACATTTCCTCTAGACCTTCAGTAAGCATCTTCTGAACAAACCCAGTAGTATGATTTCTAACATCAGACCAGTAATCAGAGGACTTCTTCTTGGCTGTATCGAAGAATTTAGCCAGCTTCTTAGGTTGTGGTATATTAGATTTAGCTAGTGTCTCAAATCCCTTATTAACTTCCTCTGCAACTTCTCTAATTGCTTGTCTGTAAGCAGGTACGGAGGTTTTAAGCTCTGGGAAGAATATTTCACCAAGACCAGTTCTATCAACTGCATACATACCAGCAACAGCACCCCATGCAATAGCAGCTGCTTCAGCTCTAGTAGCTCCTTGGCCGATAGCATCCTCAAAGGTTTCTAAACCCTGCATCATTGCCATATAACCAAGTGCAGTATTTGCTGCCATTCTATTATTTCTCTTAAGGATGGTTTCAAACGCTTTAGCAGCCTTTAACTGATTCATTTCTATGACACTGCCAGCTACGTTCTTATACTTCTCTGGATTCTTAAGTAATATTTCGGCAGCTTCTTCTCCTGCTTTGGCTAAAGCAGCTCTTTGTTTGGCTTCTGTTCCAAGTAATTTATGAATACCTTGGAATATAGTTCTTTGCTGTGCCCACTGCAAAGCTACATCTGTTACTAAATCAAAGAAGTTCTCAGTTGAAATCAAGTTTTGCTGAGAATATTCAGATTTAGAACCTTTAAATGTTCTACCTATACCCTGCAATAAGTTAGCAGTTGGAGTGTCTTGATTTAATCCTATGGTGGATTTATAGATTGTAGGAAGAATATCCATTAATTGAGCACCAATCATAGCCCCTCCATATACAGTATTAACGTAGGGAACAAATAGAGGAGCTATTGCAGCTACTGTCTTCATTACAGTACCAGTAACTGATTTATCAAGACCATCAGAATCGAAGAAGTCATATTTATTAGCTGCTGAACCGTCTACAGTAAATGAATCAAACGCTGATTTAAATTTACGTCCGTATGCTTCTCTTCCTCCTAGAGTCTCGTAGTAGTAAGTACCTTCATCGTTATATTTTAAGTCTCCTTTACTGTGTTTAACAACTCTTCCAGTAAATGGATCTGTATGTTCTCCATCTTCATCCCATTGTGCAAGAACTAAAGGTTCACCTAATGACGCTAAGAAACCTACTGGATTACCAAATAGTATATTATCATTAGGTGTATATTCCTTATACTTCCCAGTTTTGTAATCGTATACCTTTTGAGTTTGAGCTAGTTCAGAGGCAGTCCATTCTCTATTGTCAGTCCTTCCTATTTGAGATACACCAGTCTTTAATCTATCTGGATTGAGTACTTTAGTTACATTAAAATTAATGTCCCTAACTTTACCATCCTCTGGTCTTAACTGAGAATAAGGATCCCAATCAGCATCATCCATAATACTTTCCTCAAACTCATCATTAGCAAACTTTTGATAAGTTTGAGCGGCAGCATCATATACTCTATTAAAGGACACTTCATCAAACTTACCTTCATCATCCTTAAATTTATCTTGGACATATTTACTATTCTTATAGGTATTTCTATCTAATAATCCAGTATTGTCGGCAGTTAATCCTACATCTCTAAAATTTCCAGGAGTAAACGAAGGATTATCTATCTGCGCTATGAACCAATCATTAGGTTTCTTTACGTTATTCATATTTAGTCTAATTTAGATGTACTAGCTCCAGTAAATGTTGATAACTTCTTAGCTTGAGCAGCTTTACCTTTTATAATTCTCATATCTCCCCAATCCGCAGGAATTGTTGGATCTTCACCTGCTACATTAAGAGCCAAACCAGCACTTTCAAGTACGGGCATATAAGCTACAGTTCTAAACAATTCACTTTCTGGAGTAATACCTAACTTACCTTTAAACAAATTCTTAATATTATCAGGGTCTACTTCAGGCATACTTCTGATATTAGTCATATACCCTTCCCCTGCTTTATCTACATCAATTACTCCACTCTTTCCACCAATCCAGCTGTCACTACCTCCAGCTATTACATTAGTCATTAGGAATGGTCGGAACTTAGAAGGATTCCATATAAGTTCCCCATCTTTATTTTGATACATATAGTCTCCTAAATTGTGAGCATTCAATATCTGTGATAGCTCAACGGCAGTTATATTATTGCCTCGCTCTTTAATCTCTTTCTGAGCCTCTATAAATTCTGGCATTAATTCAAAATCTGGAACAATCTTACCATTAGCATCATATGTGTATGGTAGTATAGCTCTGGCTAACTGTGTACCATCGTATAGTACTTGCCCAAGATTGGAAGAATCTACTCTTTGATTTCCTAAAGAAATAGAAGTAGTATCAACTATACCTCCGATTCCTGAATTTAATAAAGATTGTAATGACCCTTGCGGAACTACGTCACCTTTCTGGTCTAATGGCATCCCATAAATAACTGCATCAGTATGCATTTGGTATCCTTGACCCGGATTTACTATGTAAGTGGATTCTACTCCATTCTCTCCAGCATAATAAGACATGATAGGCTTCATACTCAAAGTCTTCTTATTACCATTACTATCGGTATTAGCTCCAGCGGTAGCAGCTTTATCAAAATCAATTCCAATTTCACTAGTGTTGTCAATTCCAGATGCAACCATATCAGCCACTAATTTATAAGCACCTTTATTAGGGTCTAATCCGGCTAATGCGGCTTTACCTCTTAATAATGCCTTAGCATTAGTAGGCATTACAGAGATTAAATAATTTAAAGCAGTCACAGCTTTCCTAGATTGGTCTGTATTCTTCTCTGTAATCTTATAAACACCATCTTCTCCGGCAGCTAATAATTCATCAATACCGTCTTTTATGTCCTGACCTTTCTTGGTTCTAAAGAATTCTTTTGAAGTATTATCCTTTCCAATTTTACTAATAAGTTCCCAAATAGTCTTATTAATACTTTCCATACTAACACCATTAGCTATAGTAGTAGATATGTTATTAGCAAATGGGACATTATTAGCTCTTAGTTCAGCTAAATCTGCATTAGTAAGTACTCTATCACCTCTCTCTAAAGTGGATTTTAATTCCGGACCATCTTCTCCCATCACATAGTACCTACCATCTGTACTTACTGCCATTTCACCATAGGAACCATTCTTCTTAGATTCTTCTATAGCCATCTTCCACTGCTCCTTACCCTCTCTAAGTCTAGCCATTAACTGTAGTGTACGTCTATAAGCAGTTGCAGTAGAATTTGGATCTAACGGATTATTCTTATTAGCAAACAAATTGCTTACTTCGGAAGCCACAGCATCTACGTCACTAATGAGACCTTCTTTGTATAGAGCTTGTAATAGGCTTTTATCTATACCTTCTGCCTTATCTTTAGTACTCTCTACATTATTAGAGCCTTCTGTATACGGAGCACTAGGCATTGGTTGTGGAACATTAGTGTAGCCAACGAAGGCGGGAATACCCCCGCCTTGTAGCTTCTTAACTTTATTAATTATTTCCATGACATTCCTTTCTTAATCAGCTCAGCAGTTAAAGAAGACATATGCTTAATTAAATCTGCTTGTTGCTTTTTAGATTCGTTAATATTCTTATGGAGTTGTTTATTATCTTCTAGCATTCTCTTATTGAAGTCTCTTGCTCTTTGCATTATTATTCTATCAGCTGAATTCATTTTAGCTCCAGATTTATTATAAGGTATTTTAGCTTGAACTGGATTTACTTTCTCAAATAACCAAGGCATCTGAGTTAGTTTCTTCCTTTGAGCTAACATTTCTTGATTCTGGGCATCAGCTAGTTTATAATAATCATTCATAGCAGCTTTCATTCCCTCTTGATCATTGTTCTTTTGAGCTTCAAGATATCTATCTTGTAATGCTTGTAATTGAGGTCTATATTTAGTAGCATTAGCTAGTCTAGCTTGTTCTAAATCGAACTGCTTACCAGCTGCCCTATTCTGTCTAAATCTTCCTTCAATACCTGCTAAGTAAGGAGAAATTACTCTTTCATAGTTATTAGTAATTCTGGCAGAATCAATTTGTTTCTTAGCTGCATTAATTTGTAACATTGAAGCTCTGTTTCTATTGGCAACATCAGTTCTTCTAGCCTTAGCAGCGTCAGATTCTTGTTGTGCTAATGTTCTAGTTCTATTAAACATGTCTGCATCCGCCGTATCTCCTTGGAATCTCATCTGGGCAGCTCTATTACCAGCTTCCAATTCTCCAGCTAACTGTAAAGAACCATCAGAAGTTCTAGGTCTAGCAGCTAACGAGGTGAGATTAGAAGCCTGCTTATCAGCTGATACTTTAGCAAGATAGTTACCAGTAATAGGTACTACATTCTCATAGGTATCTACTAATAGCGGCTTTAATCCTTCTTTATATTTGTCTGCGGCTCTACGATTAGCTCTTAACCCTCCAACCATTCTACCTAGAGCAATAATATCCTCTGGTAGTGTTCTTAAACCAGACAGTACATTAGTAGCTGCTTTACCCTTTGTATTTAATTTATAACTGCCTGAATTATTTGTAGTTTTAATATCTTGAGGAGTAGCTTCTACGTTAGGAACTGTTTCATCTAATAACCCTGTAGTTGCAATTGGAGTATTAGGAATATTAAACCCTTTACCATCAGTAATACCAGCCATCTTTAGTTTAGGCATAAAGTTTACCATACCTTGATTTAAATTCTTAATAACATCTATATCATCAGGAACTAAAGATCTCAATACATCCATTCCCTCCTTAGTAGTAGCTGCTGTACCTAAATGCCTTAAGAACGTTTGATCTCCCTTAAGTCCATCTGCCGTCCACTGTGTCCCTTTATCTGAACTGCCACCTCTACCAGTAATACGTCCTCTTCTTACTAAATCAGACATAGTGTCTTGATTAACAGAAGTAAGATTATTAAATGTAGTTTGATAATCAGCTGCATTAGGATCATATGTGAGAGATGTATCACCAGGTTTAGAGGTGCCAAATCCTAATTTAGCATAATCCCCCTGCATATTATTATACTTACTAGCATTAGCAGGAGTTATATTACCTAAAGTGTTTTTAAGTCCTAAGCTATTAAGTATGTCATTATTCCAACTTAAATCATCTGCTGACCTAACGTTACGACGTTGTATTGGAGCAGCAGGAGATTGAAATTTAGGAATTAACAATCCACCATCTGCCTTCTTGGTAACTCTATCATCCTTAGATTTCTTTTTAGTCTTAGGCTTAGTCTGCTTCTTAGGAAGTTCCCTCTTAATGTGAGCAGTGCTACGTTTAGGAGGGTTAACAAGCTCCCACAAGTATCTAGCATTCTTGTCTGTAATGGAATTAGAATTAGGAGTAACAGTAATTTCAGTTGGAGTCGGAGCAGTATATATATTCCTTCTAGGAGTTACATCCTCATATCCGAAGTCTTTCCTATTCTTAACAGCTTCATCCCATACTTTATTGTACTCACGTTCAGTTACTGGTTGGAATATGTTTCTGTAAGACTTCTCCTTACTAATTCTAGCAGCTCCTGCTAATGGCTGTTTAGGGAATGGCTGATTAACAGCCCATGCAGCTAATGCCTCATTTTTAGCCTTCTGAATTTCTCTAGCTTCAGTTTGCTGAGTGAGCCTTTCATTTCTAATAATTTCATTGTGTCTATTTCTATCTCCAATAGCTTTAGTTTGTGCTAGTTTATTTGGATCAGTTACGTCAGTAGTATGTCTACCAGTAGTGGCATTATATCCAAATGTACCTCTAGTGCCTTGTGTTACCTGATTAGGGGCTGGCAAGGCTAGTATTTCAGAAGATTTATCAACATTCTTCCCTTTAGCTCTTTTATAAGCTTGAGGATGTATAACCTTATTATAAGCATTTCTTAGTCCAGGAATCTTTATAGTAGGAAGTTGAGCATTGCCTAACCACCTCTCTCCAGGTCCAAATGTATGCTGTAGAGGTAAATCTCCGGAGTATGTAGTTACTGGTTTACTGAAATCATAATATGGAGTCGTTTTAACTTTAGCTACACCCTTACCCTTGCCAAAGCCTCCCCAAGATTTAGCTTCTTCGAGTTGAATACCTGTATCTTTAAGAAGCTTATTTTGGGCATCAATGCTAGTAGCACCTTCCACTTTCTTAGCAAGTTCAGCATCTACCTTTCTCCATCCTTGTGCAGTCTTCATCCATACTTTATCAGTAGATTTAGCAGCGTCTACATGAGACTTTGCTTTAGAAGCTCTATGTGTAGCAGCAGTTCCTCCTAATACTAATTGCAATGAGCTTAGGATGTTTCTCCAATCTCCTACCGTCAAAGATTCTCCATTTTTAACTTTATTCCAACTATCAATATACTCACCACCGTTGGATAATCCTTGATAAGCAGCTAGTGTAGTTGTCATTAATGGAGCAAATCTGCTGACACTTTTAATCATTTTAGGAACTTTAGCTGCTTTAGCAAATGGAATAAGAGATATTGCATCTAAAACATAGCTTCCTGCATTATTCCATAACGCTTGTCCAAAACTCTGTCCTTCCATCATATCAGCTGCTTGATTAGCAGCTGTAGATGCAGCTCCTATACCAGCTGATGCAACTGAACCTATCCCACTAAAACTAGCTAACAAACTGGTAACATCTCCAACTAAAGCCCCAGCCCTAGTTATATCTGCCTTAGACCATTGAGTATGAGGTTTAGAATCGCTAATAGCCTGTTCTTCAGATTTGCCAGATTCTATAGCCTTAGCTTTGGCTTCTTTAGCTTTAGTTTCTTCTATTGATTTAAAATATCTCTGATCAGCCTGACGATTCTTCTTATACATTTCTTCATTAGCACGCTTGTTTAAAATGTTCCAATCAATTACATTACCTTGCTGTGCTTTCAAAATCCCACCATCTGCTTTATATTTTGGAGAAACAGCCATATTATACAAATATTCAACACGATCCTTACCAGTTTGAGTAGTAAGAGCTTCTACCCATCTAAGTTGTCTAGTTTTAGGGTTGTAAACTCTAATAAGCCCTGTACTTGGATTATAGCTATCAGGAATTACATATTCTCCCGAACTTAACTGTTCTAGCTTGTATGAATCATTTCCCTCCTTCTGGGCACGTAAGTCAGCAGCTCTTATGTAATAGTCTAAGTCATTAGCTAGCCTTTGAGCTGCTGTAGTTCCTGGGACTGTTTTACCAATATTTGCAGAGTCATAATATCCAGAACCATCTTCTCTATGAAGAGGAACAGTTTGTGTACTTTTATCAGGATTTAAATCATAGGCACTAAAACTTAAAGACCATGGATTCTCATATCTGGATTTATATACACCTTCGAAATTATACGGAGTTACCTCAGGCAAAGTAGAAATTGTGTTATAGTTCCCTATATTAGAAGCTCCTAACTGTCTTATACGTTCCTCTTCCGCAGCTTTAGCATCAGCATGTGATTTCTCTTCTTGGGCAGTATTCCTAGCGTCTACTTCCTTCTGAGAAGCTTCATCTAGTGCTCTTTGTTTGTTATCAATATAAGCTTGAATTGCTTCATCAGTATATCCTTTCTGCTTAGCCTCGGCTTCCCATTGCTTTCTCAAATTACCTCTTACATCAGTCGTGGCAGTTTGTTCTTCTTGTGGCTTTAACCATCTATCTAGACCTCCACCGCCTAGTTCTGCAAATGCATTATAATCATTGTTGTCTAAAGTTCCATTATTAATAGCTTCTACAAAGCGTTTAGATCTGTTGAGAATTTCATCAGCACCAATAGTACTTTCTAGATCATAACCACTCAACATTTCTGGAGTTATACCACCAGCTATGTCTGCCATTAATTTCAATCTATCTTCCTCGCTTCTGCGATTAAAGAAATTATCGTTATCTATGTCATTGCCTCCGTACCATCTCCTAGATACTTCTCCAGTGAAATACTTATTAAAATCAAACTTCTCTTTCTTAGGAGCTGCTACTGTAGGCTTCTTATATGTATTCATGCTTTTAATATAGTCTAGAACATAGTCCCCAGCTCTATTATTAGCATTATTATCGGTATTCTTCTCTCCTCCCAGGAAATTCTTATCAAATTGTCCTGTACTACTTAATGACTTATCAGAAACGTTGAATGTACCGTCTCCATTTAATGTAACAGTTCCGTTCTTGATTCCGTCAATAAGTCTAGAAGTGGCTGTTCTGAATGCATCAGCCTTCTTTCCAGAAAGGTTGTTATTTGTAATGTAAGTATCTACATTTCTATATAATCCAGATATTAGATCTGATTTATTATACTTACCTACGTCTTTCCATTCAAATAATTCTGGTTCTTCTGGAGATTTACCGCCACTGTTATACTTTCTAATTACTTGTGACATACTTATATAAACTAAGAAAGGAACATATACTTAATCATATATGCTCCTTTCTAACTTTGTAAATGATTATCTAACTCTTCTAAGTTTAGAACCATTTCTAGCGAATGTTGGTTCCTCTTGAGGAGCTTCTCCAGGCCCCATTCCGCCTTGCATTGCTTGAACTAGTGCTTGACATACAGCCATTGCAGCTTCACAATTCTGTGTTTGTACAGCTTGAGCTGCTACTTGAAGAATCTGTTGCATTGGGTCTTGAGCTCCACCTTCTGGTGCTCCACCTTCTACCGGTGCTCCTTCTGCTGGTGCAGCTGCTGGTGCATCTTGGGGTGCAGGAGCTGGGCCACCTTGTTGCATAAATTTAATTGATTTACTTTGAATTCTCATGTTAAATTACTGTTTAACGTTAAACCTTAACTGTCCTACAAAGGTAGTTATAGTTAATGGAACTAACAAGTTAATCTTTCTTTTCCACATATTCAGGTTCACGTTGGTCTTGTTGCTTTAAATATTCAAACATCTTCTTACCAAGTGCCTTATAATCTTTATCTGACTTACTTTTACTAGCTCTTTTAGCCATCCGAATCAGAGTCTTAGTGTTCTTTCTACTGAAGATTCTCTCTCCTCCTTCTAGTTCCATTTGAGTAGAACCGTCAGGAGCAATTACTTTCATAGTAGGTACTTCATCATCGTCTTCTATATCAAGTTCATCCCCCTCACTTATTCCAGAGCCTTGATTAACTTCTAGTACTAATAGTACGTTATCCTCTTCAGCTATAGTATCATCGTTTGGGTTGCCCTGATATATTGAGATTACTTCTAAATCCTCATCTATAAAGATAATGTCAAGAGGAATATCAGTATCTTTCATCCAAAATCCTACGGTCTGAGGTTCATCGTAAACAAACAGCATACCCTCGTCTTCAGCTAAGGACTTTCTGCCTTGTAATCCCTTAATTTTATCTTCTTCTGATTCGGCTACTTTAACATTATATGTTCTATCACCTATCTCTATTCTCATTTGTTACCAATATTTAGTGAGTCTAAATCCAAACTTGCAAAGTATAGTGCTCTATTTCCATAGTCTATAATAGACAAAGTCCTCTCAAAGAAATCAGAACCTATAATGCCTATAATATTATATCCCTCTATTTGAAGCTGCCTTCTTACTGATGATAAATCAGATTCCATAAATATTACATCTCCTATAGATAGTTCGCCTATAACTACATCTACTGTCATTTCCTCAGTAGAACCACCTATTCCATGATATTGTACATCTACTGTATGACTAAATACAAACAGTTCCTGGTGTGTTCTGTAATAATCTGAATCTATGAGTGAAGTGTTAGCACCAGTATCTATTATAAAATAAGCAGTTTGATTACCTACTTGGCTCTTAACTACAGGTATGTTACAAGCTTCTGTATATTTATTCTCAAAATATAATAAAGATTCTGTATTAGTGGGTCTATTATTACATCCTACAGCTAAGAAGAGCATGATAATTAATAAAGCAATTCTTCTCATTGAATTTCTTTTAATATTCCGGTATTGTCGATAGTATTATTAAGTATCTCATGTACTAACAACTTACCTGCTTCAATAGCGGACTCATCATCGCCCTTCTTCATTAGCTCTTCAAGCTTATTAGTTACATCTAAGTTAAATATAATCTCATTACGTTCAATCTCTGCATGTTGTACTAACTCGCCACCATCTTCCTTACTAACTACTGGTATGCCCTTATTAGTTACATCTTTAAATTCTGGATTTATATCTTCTAAATGATGCTTATTCTTGTGTAATGCTCCCTCCGGAATTACATTAACTTTACCTCCTTCTGCAAACTTCTTAGGGACATACTTATAGTAATCTTCAGATGTATCTAAGTCATATGAATTTCTGAACCTTACTGCTTCTGGATCTTTAGAATTATACCACTCTAATTCATATTTAAGAGTTGGATGATCCTTAGCCTTCATGAATTCATAAATGCCTGTTTTAGGATTTAAATAAACAGAGTTAAGATGATTCTTACCATTCTTTAAATCCTTTACACTGGATGTGCGCCAGGCTTCTAATTCATCAAATGGTGCTAATTCGAAAGCTCTTCTAAGATTGTATGAAGTAGTATCGTTTCTATCTGAAGGAACTGTTTTATACCAAGATTCAAATGTTACCTTAGGAGCTGCTCCAGTAATGCCATCTACCTTACCACCCTTCTGTAATTTATCAACATCTTTGGTTTTAGTTTTATTAAGGATAGAGTTAGCCCATTGTAATTCTTTATCCAAAATCTTTATTCCGTTTCTACCTATAGCCATACTTCTATATCCACCATTTAAAGCTATTTGATTTCTAAGTCCTATGCCACTGTAGTTAGATGCTGTAAAGGCATCTTGTGCTTCTTCATTAATATCGGCAACTAGATTCTGTTGTCTCTTAGCTTCAGATATTTGAGCATTGGCTTTCTTTCTAGCTCTATTACTAAACAATCCATACTTCTTACCACTCTTAGTAAGAGCATCGTCTACCTTAGCTAGAGACCCTCCGTAAGCAGAACCTTGCTGTTCCCAAGTCTCATTATCTTTATTAATAGTGTTAGCTCTTTTACCAAAGGCACTATTTATAATGCCCAATCCGGTTAAATTACCTAATGTAGAACTAAATATAGAATCTTGAGTTGTCATTCCATCAGTACCACCAGTAATAGCATTGATTCCATCTGATACTAAACCTCCAACTTTCATTGCTCCTCCTATCACAGGATTAATTTGCATAGCCATGTTAGCAGCAGCATCATATGCACTATCTATACCTCTAGTAATAGATCCTTTAGGACCTTGATAAGCATTATTCTCAGGCATAAATGATCTTACTACGTCAGCTACTTGACTAGCAACATTTACGGTACTGCCTATATTGGACTTACTAAAGATACCATTTCTGGATCTTCCTCCAGAAGGATTTAACGTATTAATAGGAGGCATAGGTGGTAATGGACTGAAACTAGAACCTCCATTCTGTATAGGAGCAAGCAAACCTGCCTGCCCCTTCAGAATTCTTCTTTTATAAGTGTTATGCATAGCTTATTGTAAATAATGTCTTTAATGCAGTAATTATAGCCAGCTCTTCACCAGTATATCTAACTCTAATCTTAATGTACTTATCTCTCAACCTAGTTTCTTTCCTACCATTCCACCAATCAGATACATCTATATCATCTATATTATATCCTAATGTTCTTAAATCACTAGGCATAAAATTCTCAACTGGTGTGCTTTCAGAAATATCAAAACCTTTAAGGTCATTAGGTATTGGAGAATTACCTACAGATATAGGAACCTTATTAATTACTTCTCCGTTTACATTAGATTTATTCCAAGTTGGCTCATTCTTCTGCACAAAGGTAATAGAATTAATCTGTACATCCCAAACATCTTCCTGATAATTCATATTACCTCTTAGACGTCCAGCTGTAGGGTCTTTAATATCTACTGCTTTAGCATGAGTCCATACCCTAAATTCATTTAACTTCTCATTGTATACTATTTCAGTTCCAGATAAGTTAACATAATCCTTGTTAGGGGCAGTTTTCAATCTATAGTAATCCTCTACTTCGTTAAAAGTATCTACTCTAGTATAATACAGAGGGAACATAGTAGATTTATCCATAGCTCCTGTTGCTATTCCATTTCTAGATATGGGTCTTTGGGAACCTCTTAAATTTAAGAAATTTCTATTATATAAGATGTCAGAGCCATTATATTGATAAAAGTCTTTAGTAGCTTCTTGTCTTATATACATATTCTTCTTATCGTCATGGAAGTCGTAAACCTCACCTACAATTTCATAATGGAATGAATCTGGTTTAGCTTTATTACTAATAATATGTAAATTGTTAAATATCTTATGGACTGATGGATTGTCAACCACTACAAATTCATATTCAAACGGATGTTGCTTACCGTACCAGAAACAGGGTTTAATTGGATCTTTTATGTCTATGATTCCTGCTTGACCATGTTTCCAGAAGTCTGTAGTAAGATTTAATCCATCATTTACTCCATTCTCTAGAATTTCTTTAGTAGTAATAGCAATACTAGATTGATATAATCCTAAATTATATGATAGATAATCTTTCCATCCAGTTAAATATTCATTAATATCTGTGGGAACTGTTCCAGACTTATATCTAGCAGTAATGTCACATTGAATATTTAATTGAACTACAGGATACTTCCAATCTGGTTCAGAAAGCATTACTAAGTGATTACCTCCTCTAATGTCAAAATGCTTATAAAATCCAAAATTGTCTCTAACAATACTGAAAGTCTTCTCATAAGTAACTCCAGTTTTATCATCATTAGGAACAGCTCTATTTACTAAATCTAATTCCGTAGATTTCAACCCTCCATAAGTACCCCATTTATCAATAACAACATTAGACAGAATAACTCCATCTTGTGATGTAGAACCTTTCTGAGAAGAACCTAATTTACTTATCCATTTAGAAGTATCTCTATCAAAGCTAAAATATACATTATCAATATTCTCTGAGTAAGACGGAACCCAAGAATAGAATGTAATCCATTTACCTAAAACCTCATTATAACATATATTCCAAACTTTCTCTTCAAATCCGTACAGATTATCATAGAATGTGAACATTACGTCTTGTTTGAATCTATTATAATGACTCTTAACATTCCTAACTCCTATTATTGGAGTCAACTCACGCTCAGTTAGACTAATGTTCTCATTTAGAAATTCCTGTATCTTAAAATCTGAAATAACTTCAAACTGTTTGCCATTAGTTCTCCATATCTTCCTTCCTACTGTATCCACTCCATAGACGTAATAGGGGGTCTTGATGACACTTTCTGGCCACTGAGTACCAAATGTATCTGACAGCATCATTGGATTCTCTGGCAGCACGTTAGAAGTGTTTATGAAGACATTTCCACCTGAACCTTCTCCAGCAACTGCACGTTCATTGACTGGAATAAGAGCTACTCCATGTTCAAATATGCAAAGTAGATTACCGAACCATTCAACCATCTTCATTAATCCTCCATAAATTCTAGGATAATCCTTATAATGAGTAAATTGGAATACTCTAAGCCCATTCTTGAAAGCATCATTAATAGCTAAATCGGAATACAATATCCTAGTATCAAATCTATTCTTTATATAAGGTACTTCAGGTAATGTATATGAGACTTTCTCTCCAACTGTACTTGCAAACCCTTCATTTACTACAGACGATTCTGGAATTTTATAATTACCATCTGTACTCATTTCTTGTAAGGGATAGAATCCCCTTTTAAGTCCAGTAAGTCCTTCCTCACTCGGATAACTATAGTCAAGAGACCTTATAGATAGATTTCTGGAAGTATAGTATTTAACGGTAATCCAACTTCCAAGTCTAATTGCATTAACGTCTCCTCTATTTATCTTCTCATTCTTCTCCTTATTCTCATTATCATAGTTATCTTTCCAAGTATTATCGTCTACTATCTCGTCATTTATAGGAGCTGACGGGTCCTGGAAGTTTCTATTAAGTCTATGAGTATAATTGCATATATAACAATCTCCTCTATAATAAGTCTTGACATAGCCAGAAACATCTCCTACTGTAGTTAATTCATACTTACTAATTACATCCTCTATACTGACTCTATCTCCTATAGCATAATAAGGAGATGTATCATCATATCTAGTAGTGAAATATTGTTTATATGCTGATGTACCATATCCCGGAGTATATATGTTTATTATATTACCTATGGTAGTATTTCCTATGATTCCTAGATATGGAGAATAAATACCTCTTACTAAATTAGAAGCATCTTTAGTCTTATTGTCTGATTTGATATACCTAAATCTAAAAGCCTCTTCAGCCTCTCCTGCTCTACCTCTAAATGAAGTATCTTCAATTGCAATTAATGGTACATTATCACCAACTCCCACTATTTTAGCATTTACTAAGTTATCATCTGAGTTAGCCTTATATCCTGGTACGAAGTAGTTTCTCTCATTATATACATCAATATCAAGATACTTAGATGTAGGCTGTACTCTAGAGTTCTTAGTGAGATATTGTGTTCCAGTGAATAATGAATTAAAGTATCCCTGATTAGTGGAGTATTCTGGACATATTGCTGCTCTAGCTCCCAACTCTGATGAGTTTGAATCAATACTCATTAATCTTTCAGAATAGTTCTGATTTAGGATTCTATCATCATCCAAGAACCTTTCAATTTTATATTCTTGAGCAGTTGGTATTGCTGGTACTTCAGAATTTATATCTCTAGGTAATACATATGCTTGTGCTAAAATCGTAGGAATTCTCTTCTGTCTTACTATAAAGAATCCTTTAACTTTATCTTTTAAGTATTCTGCAATCTCTGTAGGAATGAATACTCCAATTCCACATACTGTAAAGTCTCCTGAATCTGGAACATAATCTATTTTAATAACACCCTTAGCATTCTCATAATTCTGCGAATCTTCTATCTCGTAAGTTTCTTCATCAACTGCTATATATGTTCGTTTACCCTCACTATCAAACAAGTCGGTAAGCCCATCGAGAGTATATCCATCAACTCCAAATAAATTATCTCTGGTTGGAATCTTATTCTTACCTCTAATATTGTATGCTGGAGATAAAGTTCCGTCAGTCATTACCCATACTATGGCAAGTCTGTAAAACTCTTCATTCCAATATCCAACATAATTATAGATGTTCTTAGTATTATAATACTCTCCAGGGGTATTCGAAACACTTATGTCTGTGTAGGTATTATCTACATATCCTATAAGGTCCTCAGATTTCTTCACATCAATATATGGAAGAATTCTTAAGCTTATATCAGTTAAATCCTGATACATTTGATCTGGCTTGTTAAAGTTACCCAAGAACAGCATGTTCTGACATACTGCCTGGGCTTTAACTTTATCAGCAATCAAATATTGCATATTTATATCTGATATAGGAATCTCAACTGCATTTTCATCTCCAGTAATGATTATATTACATATACCATTTCTTACTGGATATTTCTTCTCTATTTTAAATGCAGTTACAACCCTATTCTGGCTAACATCTGATGTGCTTCTAGTATAGTAAACTTTTAAATAATCATAACTTCCATCAATGTCTGATACTAAGAAGTTAATAGATTTATGACTATTTTGATCAATAAATCCTCCATTGATAGAGAACGGATCACCATCATTTCCTATAAAGCATGATATAATACCTGATTCTGCTACGAAATCAGTTTCGTTATCATCAGCATCTGCATATTTAAAGTATAGTACGTAATTTCCTACACTTAAATTTCCATGATGTAAAACCCCATTGAATGTTAATGAGGGGATTGTATTAACTCTTTTATAAAGAGATGTATCTAAATCGAATTGATTCTCGTCATATAGATTAGTGTCGTTATTTCCGATTCTATCTACTATTTCATAAGTATTGTTTTGAAGTACAGAGAATCTAGTATTTATTAATCTTGGTATGTTTCTATTGTCATTAATAATAAGGTTAACTGAGCCATCGTAGGAAGACTGAGTAACGATATCTACAGGATTATTTAAACTAAATCCTAATAACTCTGTATCTAAGTCTATTATACTTCCGGCCTCAATGACCTCATCACTATTAAAGCCTACATCGCCTGGATGTCTACCCTCATTATCTATATCCTCAGACAGTCTAAAGTTACGCAATGGATTGTATTCATATACAATCTTACCTTCAGGCTTTATCTGACTTAGGTAATAAGATATGCTTAGGGTTTGGAAGTTTAAATTGCTAATTGTAAAACTGCCCTCGGATAATTGTACCATTACTCGTATACGCTTAATTTACCCCAATTGGTTCCTACTGCTTTACTATCTTTAAATTCTATATCTACTACTGGCAAACCTCCGAAATACCAGGTAGCATCTCCACCTGCGACTATCTCGAACTGTTTAGTTACTTTAGTAGCTTGTTTAACCATGAGAGTGCCGTCTTGTACTTTTAGGTTTCTAACTACATTTGCCCCAGAAGATACAGTTGCTAATTTGACATCTTTGTTCTCTTCTGCATAGTATATGGCACCTGATATGAATGGTTTATCATTATAGTCAAGAGGTACAACTGTATTATCATACAACACTGCAACAGTTCCGAATGTACTGCCATCTGCTACTCCAACAGCCGCATTATATACATCCTCCATTCCTGGAGCTTCTACTGTAACTTCAACTGGGATGTTAAAATCTTCATTGTCTACATGGTTAAATGTTGCTAGCTTAACTATTTCTGTAACATCTTCCTCCTTAACCTGTTCTTCTCCGCTAATGATGGCATCCACCTGTTCTAGCACCTTATTAACTTGTTCCTTAATAGAGTCACTAGTATATATAAAGGAACCATCCTCTGAAATTAAAACCTCATCACTATATGTAGAAGAACAAGTAAGATTACCTTCCACTGAAGCATCATACTCAGCGTTGTATGCGTAGTGTTTCTTATTCAAAGAGAAGAATGTATGAGCTACTGCTGTTCCCTTTTGAATAAGTACATTTTTAAACGTTCTGTATACTATTTCAGTCATTTCCAAGGTAGGATATGAGGAATTACCATAACAGAAGTCTTCTACCCATACATAATCGTTGCCATCATACCATAGTAATATCTGATTAGATCTTCCTCCTAAGAATTTATCACTTTTACTCTTTATATGTTCATAGGTGTTAGAGCTATCATCAAATACGTTAGAATGATTGTATGCTCCTGGATTTCCGACAATTACACATGTAGGTCTTTCAGCAATAACTTTCTGAATAACCTCTTTCACCTTGTCTCTAAAATCTCTAACATATAAATCATCCTTCTCCTTTATCTGCCATACACCCGTATCTCCCATTCCTCCATAGTAATTGGGTCTACTCTTGGCATTTGTAGAATCTCTCCAGAAATAGTCTATTATTTCTCTCTCAGTAGAACCTCTATCCCTGGTTCTAAATCCAATTTCTTTAGTATTAATAAGTCTTCCGTCTAAATCCTCAACTGGATTGAATCCAAATACGTCTGGAATAGTATCTTTAGTAATAAACGGCACATATGGGTTTGTTAGAGTTATAGATGTACTAACTGTATTAGTGTATAGTCTAGATAAAGTAACCACAGTTAACCTTAATCTATTAGCAGTATCATCCCAATCGAATTTAAATTGTTGCCCTATAAGGTTGTTACTAGTATCGAAGAATTTACTATCGTCAACATCATCCTTAGACTCATCCCAGGTAGAAGTTTTATCTATTTGGAATTTATACTCTTTATATCCATTAATATTGCCTGGTTTGGCAGTACCTATTAGAGTAATTTCAGGAATTGTCATTTTAGGTTTAGTTTCTTCATTATCTCTAGACACTTCTATTTCTGTTTCAATACTGGCTTCATTTACTTTAAATGGATACTTTTCAGCTCCTTCAAGTTCATGCACTGGATTCACTGAATATACAAATTCAGTTTTAGAGTTCTTATAAGTATTATATTCTTTAGCCTCATTAGTCATATAAGACTCATCGCTAATAATAGGAGCACTAGGAAGTCTACTCAGTAGTTTAAGTGCATCCTCTATATTAAATACTAACTTGTTAAGAGTATCTACATCTAGATTAGCAAAATCATCTACGAATGATTCATCGGTTCTAAAATACTGTGCATTATATAGAGTAGTTGTAAACATCCATCTATAGCCTACTGTAGTATAATAGTCTTTATTGTCAGTATTTAATTTATAGGCTATTCTAACCAGATACAGTCTTCTTGGTTGTAAAACTCCAAAATTAAAAGTCTCGGTAAATGAACCATTGTAACTTCTTCTTCTCGGAGCTGTATATGTCATTACCTTTGAAGCAGTGAATATATCATAAAATTCAAATATTACAGATTCTATAGCCGTACCATGTCTAGGATAAGCTTCAAGTCCCCAAGTAAGTGTCATAGAATCTGGATTACAATAATATCTCCAAACTTTCATACTTATATCACCACTACCTAGCTTTGCTAAGTTAATAGAGCCATTAATTTCTAATCCAGGTAACTTAGTATACTCCATACACGGAATAGCACTATACACTAAAGTATCATTCTCTACGTCCTCCTTTACTGGCAAATTAAGCTGTCCTCTAACCTTTCTGTCATATAAACCAGTATTTAAGTCGTATATAGGCCATGATTTATCAGAAGCAGGATTTGTATGAAATGGCAATGTATAAGTAGCTTTGCTAGAATCCCTGGAAGTACTGAACTGAGTTCCTAGAATAACATTGCTGGGAGAATATTCAGAAGAGTTACCGTAATAGGAATTATAGGATGTATTTACATCAGCAATGTTTGTAACTATGCTACTGTCAGGAGAACCATAAATTCCGTCTGGACAATTGTATTTATATTCCACTTCAAAGATAACAGCCACATTCTTAGCCGGAACAGTTACCTCTATATCATCATAACTTACATCTACATCTGTGGTATTTCTATATCCAAATGTAGAAACTCCTATAGAGTCTATAACATTTAAACTAGCTACTAAGTATAAATTCCCAAATACTTTATTGTTATAGGTATTTACTGCATGTTTCTTTCTAAATTCGTCTACATCTGTACTTTCAGAATTACTCATAGTCTGAATAAAGTATCCAGAATTAAACTTCAATATTGGGGATGCTGATGCATCAAATGTTATAACTTTATTATTAGCATCAAATCGTTTTAATTGGCTAGTAATGTCTCTAAGATTATTATTAGAGTCTAATACTGCTACAGACAGAGTTAGTAGTTTATTCTTCGGAGATGTTGCCTTACTTCCAGACGCATTCAAGAAATTTGATATAAATAGCTTTAAGCTATTAACATTTGCAGAGTCTAGAAGTATAGTAAACTTATCTCCAGAGCGTAAAATAGTGTCTTTGGGGAATATTTCAACCTTCACTATAGTTTGATCTAAAATTCCGTTTAAATATTTAAAGTTACTTGGAGATATAATTACTTTAGCTCTTTCTAATTCTTGACTACTAATGTTTCGTTCAGGGGAAGGGAATGAACCTATCTGTCCTTTATTAGTAAGGGGGTTATAAGATGCAACATATATAATCCCTCCATACTCTTTAATTCCAACAGGAACATAGCCAGCAGGTAAGTAAGCAGTCTCTACTCTACCATTACCCATATCATTTTGAAGTACAAACTCATTGCCATTATATGTTATTATAGTAGCATTGAGAGCATTAGTAAGCACATTACTAGGAGTAGTCAATGGATTTAAATCCATTATTATTCCTTCCCCAAATGTATTAATTGCTTCTTTCTTCATATTATAAATATTCGTAGTTATTATTGCTTACTAAGATATCTTCAAACTTAGCAGCCCTATCTCTTGTAAATGCAATCTCTGGAGATTCACATCTAAGTTTATCCTTCTTATAAAAGTACCCTAAATCTATAGGCATTTTAAATTTAAGAAAGTATTTATTGCCGGAGAACGTTAACTTACATTCGTCTAGAATTTTATATACGAACTTATTCTCGAATATGTAATATTTCTTCTTGCGTCCTCTTTTATTCTTTGATGCCATAAAGTCTTCATATTCTTCATCTGTAATAGCTATATAATAATATCCATCCCACTGAATATTCTTTCTCTTATACATCATTCTTACTTTAGTTCGCATCTTCTTTCTGTAATATCTAAAATGCTTTATAGAATTACGTGTTAGTTCTCCTATATAGAACCAATATTTGTATTTATGACTATTAATTAAAGTATCACCTCCAGATACATTAATAATATATATTTGTCTCCATCCATACTTAAGAATCCTTCTAATATCAGCATTACTAAGATACGGAAACTCTTTCTTAACGGCTTCTATATAGTCTGTATACTTCTTAATAATACTGCTTTCCGGCATTTGTATTCTCAGTTATGATGTCTTTATTAATATTGTCCAAGTATACTAATTTCTCTTTAAATATACCATGATTCTGATAATTAAATATCATAGAATATGCTGAGAAATTAGAATTTAAGAAATCTATATCCTTCCATTTACCATGCCTTCTAGCATTCTTGAAATCATCCCCACTAAATTTCTTCATAGCTATAAATGACTTCTTACCTCCGGTTGGCAGTTCAAATCTAGCACTATTATTAATAACATCATCTATTACTAATTTAACTGCATACTTAAATACTTTCTTAGCAATTACTTCTTTATGTCTATTTCCTATTAATTCCTCGCACTTCTTAGTTTCTAAATCAAGTTTACTAGTATCAAAGTTAGCAAACATATCATGAATATTGAAGGCGTACCCTAAAGCATAATTCATTATCACTTCATCGGTTTATATGATTTATTAAATATCTTTCTATTCCAACTAGTTTTGGCATCTAATATAGTATTCATTTCATTTTGATTAATATAGATAGAAACTCTAGCCGCATCACACAATTTAAGCCATCTTTGTTCTAATAATTGTGCCTCTTGTAACATGTTTTGATTGTGATTCTTCCAACCTTCTTTAAACCTCTTAGTAACTGCACAATAGCAAGCTATAGCCTCTTTCTCCTTCTCATTAATCTCTGGAAGACCTTCCTCATCTAATATTATGCCTTTATATAAGATATTAACTTGACCATAGTTCTTGTCAAAGTATAAAGTATCTCCCACTCTTTCATATTTGGCATATTTACCACTTGTATAGAGTGGATCACTATACATCTTTCTAGTCTCTATATAATTCTCAATAAATTGTGAAGCATAATCTCCGTTAACTGTGTCATTAGTAACGTAGTTCCACTCTTCAAAATTATATGTAACTGCTTCTATTATATCACAATTACATGGCAATTCTACAGTATTGTCAGGACATTGAATGCTAGTAGTATATCTATATAGTCTAGTCCTTCTGTTGCCTATTTTATTCCATGCAATTAGACCAATTTCTTCAAATTCCTCTGGTTTTAGTTCCAGATTATATAATAGATTAGCAGTATAATATGCTGCATTAAAATTCTCCATTATTGTGGCTGTTGGTCATTAGGTGTAATAGGCATAGCAAGTTGCCTATAATATCTTATCTTCTTCTCAGTTAGTCTTTTCTTAATTTCTGCATCAATAAAGGTCATATTATTAATGTCTACTGGTGAACAACACCCATAATAATCAAGTTGTCTAGGGTCTTTAGGTATAGCCACTACTGTTAATTGCTTAATAAGCGGAGCATTAAATATAAACCCATCATACATATTATTCTCATTAGGAGTAGTATCTATCCATACATAAGGCTTACGTTTACCTCTCCTTCTGTATTTATGATAAGTCATTAATGTAGGATTCGTATAATATATAAATGGATATGTCATATCAGTAGTACCTATATATTCTATACCATCGTCTCCAAACTCTGTTAATAATTGAGGCAATTCAAAATGAGCTATTTCCTGGTCGCATACACTAGCATTGCATCTGCATCTGTCAATACTTTTACAGTCTACTTGAATACATGGAATTGTCATTAATAAGTCCTTTTTAGGAACTAGACCTTTAATAAAGTACTCCTTAATAATTTGGAGTCTTTCGTCTATGATGTCATCTTCTAACTGCTCTAATGACATAGATGGATTAGAACTATAGCCTCTAAGTCCACTCATAATATCATTATATATAGCCGATGCTAATTTCTCGTAATATCCCATAGGTATAAAATAGAAATAGGCAGCAGCATTGGTGTGCTACTGCCTATTTTAATTTAGATTGTTTAGTCTGTAATAGCTTCTACAGTACCGATGTTACCTAAAGCTGCTTCAAAATCAGCTGCTAAGTCTTCTTTAACGTAGAATACGTGAGTAGTCATAGACTTAGTAACTTCTCCTACAGCATCACCACCCATAATACCTCTTTCCTTGCAGTAGTAGATAGTATATTGGTTGTACTTAGCTCCAGCTACTGGAAGCTCCTCTTCATTAAGAGCAGCAAAGCGTCTAGCTTCCAAGGTCGGCAGTCTAAGGTCTTTAAGAATCATCCAGTAAGTACCGAATCCTTCTTTAGATTTAACAATGGTATTAACTCCATCGTAGTCTGGATCATCAGCAGGAAGTGCTGTTGCAATAGTTACAAACTCTCCACCTACAAGAGCTGTGTTGAGAGTTGGATCAAATTTCTGAATTTCAGCTTTAGTAAATAGCTGATACTCATCCATTCCTTCAATAACTAAATTGTTACCATTAGCACTAGCTTTAATCCAGTGGTCTCCATAAATAGTCTGAATCTTCTCAATTACTCTAGCTGCCTCTTTAGCAATATCAGCTGCCGTAGCAGAAGCATCCTTAACAGCAAATTCGTACATAAGAGGCTTACCCTTAAATACAAAGTCATTAGAGTAGTAAGAATTCTGACTTCCTGACAATCTAATGTAGAGAGCTACTCTATAGTTACCTACACCCTGGTTATCCATAGTAAAGGTTACTTTACCAAGTACTGGATCTGATGCAGCTCTTTTATAAATATGTACTACATTAGGTTTGAGGAATTTGTTTACTCTTTTAAATTCAAAGCTACCTTCAACTCCACTAACTGTGTCAGCAGGTTGTGCAGACCATTTAGCTTTACCGCTAGAATCTAAATTAGAATTAACAATCAGTGTGTTAGTCCATTTAAACATAATTTATTACTTTTTATTAGGTTGTGACTGTGCTTGAGCTGGATTAGCAATAGTCGTATTAACTGGAATATGAGTTTGAAGTCTTGGGTCACTAGAGTTCTCCATGACTAATTTAACCAGCACATTTATAATCTCTTGGCACACATAATCTGGGAATTCCATCATTTGAGATGTATCTTCTGTTAAGTCTAATTGCTCCTGTGTAAGTCTGATATTCTGAGGAGTTTTCAGATAATCAATGTACACATTAACTAGTTCAAATAGTGATGTGTCTTTACCGTATCTAATCTCCATTCTAACTTGAGAAGTGTTGCCAAATCTAATTTGTCCAGACCTTTCTACAGCATCTACAGCATTACTACCGATTTTAATAGTTTTGGGTAGTCCTCCTGTAACAGTAGTAGTTCCGTCTGAGGTGGTTGCTGATGTAATATCAGTACCACTGTTAGTGGCGGATTGATAAGGATTAGTGGGATTAGCTACATTTGTATTTACATTATGAATGTAGAAATACGGTCTCTTATACATAGGTCTCATATAGAAGTTGTTAATAATTTGAGACCATAAGTCAGATGTTAACCTTCTAGCAGAGAATTGTACAAAAGAATCAGGATTATAGCATTTAAACTGTTTCTTAACTTTATAATTACATACGCAGTTAAGAATATGTAAGTAATCTGAAGGAAGTATTACCTCGTAAGTGGCTCCATAAAGTGCATTAGAAGCAGTAACACCATCGCCAGTAATACCATCGCCAGTATATGCATTAGCAGCTAGTTTTACTGGTAAAATTGCTGTAGCTTTCAATACACGTACATCATCTGTAGTTTGCTGATTAATATCATAGATATTATAGCGAGTGTTAATGTATTGATAGACAGCTTTATTAAATAGGTAATTAAAATCTTCTAAAAGTAAACTGGGAGCCTCTACCTTATTAAGTTCTATCAGAACTCCTTCATAGACCTGTCTAGCTGTCATTCTTAGTAGTTTACGTTATTTATTTCTTTGCTCCTTTGTCATCATAGAACTCAGGATAAACATCTCTCTTAATGAGTTCAAGTACTTTAGCATTAGTAGGATTCTTCATCCAAGATATTACTGCATCATCAGTTGCTCCAAGTACAATTTGATTCTCACTATATAGATAAACTTTATTCTTCACATAAATGACACGTTTGTCCTTAGCATCAATAAATAGCAGTCTAAGTGCGATATCATCACCACGATAAAGATTAATAATCTTCTCTGGTTCTTTAGATGCAATATTCATCAAGAAGTCTTCTACATCGGCATCTGGAGCATTACGCATGTTACGTCCAAGTAACTTAGCCATTTTAAGTCTACCATCAGCACCTTGTGGGTCTCTAATAATATATTCTTCTGCGTCATGGATAAGTCTTCTCTTATTAACACGTTTATTAGTTTCGTAGCCTGGTCTCTCTACATAGAGTTCTGCACTACCATACCTTTTAGAGTCTCCATCAATTACTAAGTTTCCATTCTTATCACGTTGGTCACGTGACATAGCAATCATCGGACAATGTTGAATAGAATACCACTCAGCAGCTTGCCAAGGATCATTTAGGTTAAATGTCTTTCCGTCTTCTATAATAAATACTCTATTCTCTGCAATAAGTGGTTTCCCTTTATCAGCCTCGGATTGAAAGATTATATCACCCTTACTATCCACAGGTCTTACACAGTCTGGATATCTGCCAGTTTGAGGATCTCTTACTGGATTTAAGAAATACTTCTGTCCTACTTTACCGAATACACTTCTTAAGACAATTACGTTGTCTAATACATCAGCCATATTAATTCTATCATTTTAATTATATTATTAATATCTTGTTAAAATAGTGTGAGGAAGGTCTTATGCCTTCCCCACATTATCTATTATAAACTTATTACACTTCTTTCATTATAAATGAGCGATAAGGTGAGAATACACCTACACCAGAGTAACCCCAGTTGATAAGCTTAGAAGCAGCTACAGGACTTGAAACAACTCCAGAGCTCAGTCCGTCAAGACCACCAACACCTGGATACTTGTTAGAAATAAAGTCTCCACCCTTCAACGTAAACATTTGGCAATTATGCCCAACATGTTACCATGTTGATTAGACTATATCTTAAGTTTAGTCAATGTACTTAAATGTAAAACCTCCTGCTTGTTTACGTGCCCCCTTTAACACATGAACACATCCACAGAAGTCTCTCTTACATTCCCTTACTGTATCATACACCTTTACTAACTCTCCTTGTAATGTGTATTGTCCAACACGTTTCGGCTTATTTATTTTATCATAGATTTCAAGTTTATCTACTTTATCATAAGACCACATATAACCACCAGCCTGACCTTTAGTTTTAATTGCTCTTGCAATGTTTAAACTCTTAGTTCCCTTTAAGGCTTTAGTAGCTAATGCTATTGATTCGAAGGTTTGTATATATTCTCCATCTAGTGAATATTGGTGAACCTCTCTCGTACTATGAGGAGGAACATTTCCACCTTCAACGATGTTATAAGTATCCTTCCGTTGTATAAATTCTGTAGTAACTAACCATGCTTCTAAATCTAAAGCATCTTGTAAGTTATCGAACTCTTTAATAGTTACTCTTATGAATTTATCTGGACCATACTTATTAACTGCATACTGGAATGGAGTCTGACTGAACTTATAGGTAGATGGTTTATATGTTAAAACTCCACATCCTAAATATCCGTCAAATTTATCAGTTAATGTCTTATGAACTCCGATATAAATCTTACCGTTCATTGTGTTAGTAGTAAGGTATACTATGTACCTTGGATTTAAACTTTCTCCCATTTCAATTAATTATAATTATTAATTTACGTCAAACTGACTAGTCGTTGAACCTTACTGAGAGCTACTCTATGAGCCTGCTTATCCTCAGTCTTGGCTGCTGATTGTCCTACTATTTCAAGGAGTTCCAGCAATTAAAGAGATTTTAATTTTGCGTTAATTATTACGGCTACGCTGCCCAGCAACCCGAATGTTCAATCGCTGGTTCACCGCTTACTTTATCAGCAGTCAAGTCAAGCATTAACATGAAGCCCTTGTCGCTACCCCATTCACGAGAGAATGTTCTATCAACCTTGAATGAAATTGTATTACCACCGATTTCATAAGATTGGAATGTAGCACCAACGTCAACATAACCGTTAGCTTTCTTAGACCACAGATAAGTTCCGCAAGTTTTGAATCTAGCAAGCCATTCTGACAGGCAAGTTTGTACATCTCCCCACGCTTTCTCGTTACAGATAAGTACATACTTGTTACCAGTTGGGTTCTCACTCTTCTCATTCATCATAGCAATAGCTGTAGTGAATGCTTCAACTGTAAGTTTGTTATATGCATACTTAGATGCAAATCTTTCAACTTGTGGGATGATACCATCACCAATATAGATAGGACGACCGGTATCTGGATCGAACAGTGTCGGTTTACCATTCTTGTCAACATTAGTCTTATTGAACAGCAGACCATTATTTCTTACATACAAGAAGTTCTTCAGCAAGTTGGATTGAGTCTTATCCATTCTATACATGGTTTCAGACATGCTTCCCTTATCCTTACCTTCTCCAATCTTAATAAGAACATCTTCTTGAGCAGCATATAGAGCAGTATAACTATCATCACATCTGTGAGTAGTAATATATCCTCTATGGCGTTCAATATTAGATTGATATTTTACATATCCTTCTTCGTGTGCTTCAGGCATAGCATTAGATTGGAATCTTGTAGTATCACCAATTTGGCAACCGCTAAGATCAAGAACACTTGAATAATCATTATCAATCAATCTAACAGTTACTTCCCAGTAATTATCGGCTTTACGAACTGGTCTTTGAGTAACGAAGCATTGCTGCATTGTCTTGTCAATCTTGAAGATATCGTACTTCTGGTAATAGTTCTCTTTGAAAGCCATTACAATTTCAGTTCCGTTCTCTCCAGTTTCAGTTGGTACATCTGCGAACTCAACTCTCTTAATGTAATTGGTTTCTACTTCCCATTCAAAGTACATGCTATCAATGCTTCTGTACTTATTATTTGATTTAGAATCCATGTAGAAGATATTTCTCAAAGATTCAGTTAAGTAGGAGGCAGTTAACTCTGGGTAGAGTCTTGATACTACACCAAGTCTAGTTGGTTTAGTGCCTAGGAACTTATAGAAATCCTCATAAGTTCTAGTGTCGCCCATAGTGGCGCGATTGGTTACGAAATTTGCTACTATCATAGTTATTTAATTAGATTTAATCTAAATCGTTAATATTCATTCCTTTAGTAGGTGCCGTCCTAGGTTCTGGACGCTTAACTACAGTTTTAGTAGGATTAGAGGTTCTACCAGCCTTAGCATCTTCGTACCCTTTTTTATAATTGGTACGAGATTGCTCAGTTATCTGATGTTTATAATATTCTGAAATCTGACGTAATGCTTCAGGTCCTTTAAGGGCAAACCATGCCATTTGTACTAGCATTTGCGGGTCCTGTATAGCCCTAGCAAGATATCTGACTCCAGCAGCATCTGAATCTAAGATAAAGGAAGCAATTTCATTCATATCGTCCTCTGATAGGGTAAGTTCAGACTCCCCGAAATCTATAGTCTCATTATCACGAATAGCCTCTAAAATAGAGTTCTCATAAGCTTCATCAGCTTGTCTTTGTTTCTCTTCGTAGTCCTGCTGAGTCTGCTGAATAAGAGCATCCTCTCTTTCTTTATAGACATTACGAAGGCCAGCCATCTTCTTAGTAAACAGAGCTTCATTCTGTTTCTCTAAATCCAACTGGGCTTGAGCTTCTTCGTCTGTGAGGTCTGGGACGTTTGCTTTCAAATCTGCTAAGAATAGTTGTTCATCTGACAAATCATCTACTTGATACTGTGGCTGTTCTTCTAATCCATCGAGATAGTCTTGGATAGCTTGTTGTCTGTGAGCCTCTAAATAATCTTGTACACTTAGATTATTCTGTCTGAGTTCGTTAATTAGATTTATCTCTTCAGGTTCTAGACCGTATTCGTCCTCGGCTGGACTGTAATTGAGTAAATCTAATTGTTCCTCCTTAGTAAGACTAGTGAAAGGTATTTCTTCAATCTCTCCCTCGTCATTACGTACCTTAATAGCTTCTGGATTAATTCCTTTGGCTTTTAGTACACTAGTAAGTAAGTCGTCTTCTTCGTCTGGATTATTATCAGGATTGTTATCGGAGCTATTGTCCAGATAGTCACCTTCTGGCACATCTCCTTCCATCCATCGTTTGACATCATCGTCTGGGTCTCCAGTATGTACTTGACCTTCTTCACCTAAGATGTCTTCGTCGTCAAATCCTAATTCCGCTAATTCCATTTCCATATTAATTCCCTTTAAAGTTATTTGCAAATTTAAGCATAAATTTTGAACCTTAAAACTGATTGGTAATTTATCTTAATTACTAACTTATTGCATACTTTTATTTGCAATATATATTACATAGCATCTACTTTCATAATAAATATTAACGAATAATACTTTGGTTCCCATTTTAATGGAATTCCCTCTCCTACTTCCTCAAGCGCAGCTGAAGATAAGTCTATTGTGTGTGTATGATTTCCAGCTGGAGAAGTTAATGCATCTGTAGAACTTCTCTGTACTGTTCTATCGTTAGCATTATCACTATCACCTGGCACTGGTGCTCTATATATGTGAGAATGTTCCCCACTTTCAGAGGTTGTTACTGAAGACTGCGAGAACTTATGAGTATGTGGAGGCAGGTTCTCTATCTTTAGTTCAATCTCTTCCTTACCTCCAGTTTCTCCAGCAGATGTGCCAGCCTTAATAAAGCTTCCTACTAAATTAGGAGTACCTCCAGTTCCGTCGCAGATGTGCCAGCCAGTTGGTATAGGAGCCTGCCCATTATACATTACTATCATTCCCGGGAATACTATATCCGGAATACAGATTATATTTACTTTAGAGTTGTTTAAATATATATCCTTAACCTTAGAACTGTCATATAGTAATGGATATTTCTCCTTAGTAAAATCATATCCAGATAATGTATTATGAAATGTACAATACTCTAGAGGACCTCTGAATGTAGTTTCTGATAAGTTGTCTATAATGCAATTATTAACTACTGTAGATCCGGAATTCTTATCAAATATTACATTAGATAATGATCCTATAACTTTGACATTACTCATAGTACCATCGAAAGTAAATGAATTATTTATAGTACCTAACTGTACATTATTATAAGTTCCGCTAAGAACTATATTATTGCCTTCATTTATGCTTATAGAATCAATACCATTATTACCATATCTAGCTGGATTAGTTAAATTTAATTTAACATTCTTAAATGAATCTGTAGAACTTAAATCAGTAGTTCCTCCGAAAGTATAATATAGATTATCATTTATTAAGAATGTTAGATGTTTAAAATCATAATTACAGCTATTTCCGTTCTCATCTGTAAGTTTGGTAATTCTTCCCTTAGCTTCTACTGGAGTCCTTGTTATAGCTCCGTTCTCATCCATAGTAGGAACTAATATTCTATCTTGATAGTTGATATCGTATTCTATAATCCATTCGGGCTTATCTCTGAAATAACCAGTCCTAGTGATACTGTCGGGTCCTGCGGCTGTAACTATTATCGGCCTTGTATTATATACCTCAGTTGATTCTTTAGAATCGTCAGAATCTTCATCCTCTACTTCACCTTCATTTTCAATTGTATCATCTTCGGTAGTTAACTCCCATTCGTTCTGGAAATCCATAATACAGTATTTCTGCAAAAGTCCTAAACCCTTATCTTCTATTAACTGTAGTAATTCCTTATGGGTAGTTTTTATATATCCAGGAATTCCCTTCCTAACCACTATATTATCAACCTCCAGAGTAGACTCGCCTCTTTCTAAGTAAAGTCTAAATCCAAGTTTCTCAGTAGCTCCAGGAGACATAAACATGTTAGAAGTAACTTCCTTCTTAAAATTAGCAGGATAGTTAACTTTCATTTCTTGGGGTGTTACTTCTACTATATCAGTATTTCCGGCATTTAAAACTATACTATTAGGACTGTAAATTATAGATCTTTGTTCATCTTGGTAAAGGTACATATTACCTACAATTAGACTATTCTCTTTACCTGACCCTTGTATAACTATAGCTCCTTCAGAGGATTGATCTACCTTACTAACTACAAATTGTTCAGTATATGGATTAGGAATACTAGTAGTAAATTCTATTAGCTCTCCATTCCTTATATAATATAACAACCCAGTTTCTTCTACATATAATACACTATTAGGAATACCTGAAGCTTGTGCCTCTTTTAAAGTCTTATATATAAATCCTATATTTGCTAAGGCTGTATACTTCTCGTCTCCAGTAGTCTCTTGATGTCCCTTAAAGGAAACATAAGTAGTTCCTAACTCTCCAGCGATATTTATTACGTTGCCGTCAATAAGAATATACACTGAGCCATCTTCTTTTACATAGTAAATTCCATCAGCTCCTTTTACATCACTTACAGTATCTACTATATTAAATATATCAGAGTTGACGTTTATCTTTCCATCTTTTATAAGATCAATGAACACTTTACCCCATTGGATTTTAACTTGACCTCTAGTTTTAATAATAAAATCGGAATCGGTACTTCCTACATGATCGTAAGTCCTTCCAAACAAAGTTTCCATATTTACTCTATTGTTATCTCTATATTAGAATCATCTCTTAATATGTTCATTAATTCCACAAACGTAGCAGTGCTTTCAGTAACCTTTCCAACAACTTTATTTCTTCCAACTAATAAGCATCCAGATGTATCGTCGGCAGTATTACCTACATGGATAAGAACCCCTTCATAACCAGGAACATTTACTAATCTAGGGAGTTTGCCTCCATAAGGCTTAGCCCAAGATCTGTTCTTAAATGTTTCGCTTACCACATTCATAACTATCTTATATGTTCCGGTAGGGATTGCAGTCTTACCATATATTTTAATATCTTTTATTTTACTAATAGGCATTTCAGATGTTAATCCTCTATCAGTATCTTCTAAAGTATCACAGAAGTACTCTCCATTTACATATAATTTACCTATTGTATAAGTACTTCCTTTGAATATACGCTTTAATTGTAATTTAATCATGGCTCGAATTAGATTTATTTATTTTGTTTAAACTGTTTAAATAGATTAAGTAATTGAGTTATATCCTCATCATTAAACTTAACTGGCTTACCAAATATATTAGTAACGTATCCATCAGGGTATTTATCTTTCATTTCTGCTTTAGCTGCATTACCTAACAAATCTACATTAATATTGCCGTTTACATCAGTAAATATCTCTAAATATTTACCATACTTATCTTCCATATTCTTAACTACATACGTAATTACCGCCTGACTAGCTACACTGTTTAAATGAAATAAATTAGAAGCTAAATCTTTAGCATACTTATTAAATGCCTGAAATAAAATTTCTTTATCACTCATTACTTATTCTTATTTAACATTACTTCGTCTAATCTCTTCTTAATTTCAGGATCTTGTTCAACTAATTCTAATAGTGTGTTTACCTTATCTTCTTTAGCTTTAAGTTGAGCATGTATATGCTCTTTGCTCTTTCTAATAGTAGCCAATAAGTTATCAGCAGCTATTTTACCATCTGGAGATGCAACATATTCTTGACTAAACTTATTACCCAGAAATGCCATGAACCCTGCTTCGTAAGTACTTTTAGCCATTTGATACTCTTGCATAGTTGCTAGAACTTTCTGTTCGTCTAAAGACAGAGACCCAACCTCTCTGTTTATTTCATCTAAGATAGGCTGGGTCTTCTGTTGTGCTTGCTGTGCTTGTTGCATAGCTTGTAATTGTTGCATGTATTGGTTCTGTAAATCGGCATAATTGCTACCGAATGGTTGTCCAAACATAATTACTTAGATTTAGTTTCTGCTGTAGGTGTTGGCGTAGTAACTGGTATTTGTAATTCAAATACAGAATAAGCACAGTGTCCCTTAACTGGAAGAGAAGTAGGCAATTCACTTAGAATAGCCTGATTTACTATACTAACTCCGTTTGGAATTATAATATCTATTGCTTTATCAGCCACAGTATTAATATTCACTATAGTATTAGATGTACTGGGAGCTGAAGTTAACACTGTAGAAGCAGTATTAGTAATTACTTTGACATTTCCTTTGCAATCAGTATATTGCAATGTATGTACTAAATCTAACTTAGTAATTTGAGTGTATCTTTCTCCTCCAGCGGCTACGTCTGTTTCCGTAGCAATTGCTGCCCATCTTTGGGTAGCGGTTAATGTAGACACAGGAGCTATAGATGCGTTAGCTCCGCCTGGTAACTGTACATTAAACTCAATTACCTGAGCAGTTCCTGAAATAGGTGTAATTTTAACTTTCATACGATAATTAAATAAGGGTTAAATAAATAAAGGGAGGTCACGAATTAACGTAGCCTCCCTTATAGGATATCTTAAGTTATTGGGCTGTACAATTTGGGCAATTTCCACCAGCAACTGTATTAATAGCTGTATTTACAGCATTAAAGTTAGCAGCGGCAGTTCCAGCATACATACCAGTACCATAACTTGTGAATGGGCTACAGTATAGTGGAGCAATGCTTGGAACCGGAGCACACAAGTCACTATAAGCATATTTCAGCTGTCCGTCAATCTTGTGGTCAAGTTGTCTCTGCAAATTATTGGCTACTGCCATACCTTCAGACTGAAGAGCACATGTAGCTTTAAGTAAGTCTTTCTCAGACTTGCAGCAGCAGTTGTCCGCATATCTCTCAGCATTCACTTTGTTAAGTTCAAACATTAGAGGCAAAGCAGCAGCTGTAGCAGCTTCTTTCTTCTCTAATTCACTGATTCTAGTTCCTAATCTTTCGAAGATGTCTGTCTTCTCTTGAATGTCTTGTTCTCTTCTCTTATAAAGCTCATCACAAAGTCTCATATTCTGAGCATTGTCACGAGTTATAATATCAACATACATTCCACTCTTCTCTTGTAAATCTTGTACTCTACCTTTCCAGATTTGGTTAGTTAGAATCTGAGTTTCGTTTCCAATCCTTTCATTAGTAGCAAGAGCTCTGCTATTAATGTAAGTGTACAAATCAATATCATCTTGAAGTGACTGTACTCTGTTAGACCATGCTAGATCATTAGCCTGTTGCCCTTGAGCCATAGCTAGTGTTTTGGCTTGTTCAGCTTGCTGCATTGCGCAACAATTGTTGTTACCTCCGAAGAGATTACCTAACAGTCCGCCACCATTACCACATCCACAACCTCCGTTATTACCTGCGAATGCACCAAGTGCTGTTCCGATAATACCAAGTGTGAGTGCGGCATTAGTACGACCTTTCTTACCGAACTTATCTTCGGCTTCGGCCATTGTTAAAAATTCTGCCATAATTAAATACAATTAACGATAATAAATACTACATCTGTTGAGCATCCCTATGATGCTTACTATACTTTCTAATTCGATAATGCAAAGGTACGTTAAATATCTGATATATCCTAATTATTTAACACTATAAAATTTATTGCATACCTGTAAATGATAATAGCGAACCCCTAAAGTAAGGAATTCGCTATTACTCTTATCTAAATTATGTTAATCTTTATATAGCAATAGTTTGTTCTCCAGTTTGTAATGTAAAGGATCTAACTAACCTATATCTGCTATTTTCGAACACATATATATTACATGTATCTCCAGCATAAGCTGTTCCTCTATTCATACTTAATCCAGAAGAGGTCTTCCAAGTAAAAGTATTCGGAATTAAAAATTTCAAGTACATTGTAGAACCTGCAACCGGTGTTATTCCCGGTGGGAATAAATATGCTTCATCATAAGTTATACTTGTAATAGTTAGCTTATTGCTAGATTGCACTTTCCCAGCTTGTATAACATTGGTAAATGCTTGAGCTCCACTCTCCGCTTGGGTTAAAGTAATCCTAGCGCTTCTCTGGATAGTTGTTAAGTTCTCTGCTACAGTTATATACGTAGTGTTGGTTGTAGTTCTCGCAGCATTAACCCAATCTCTATTTGACGAGAATTCATAATCTAGAGATTCTGTAGTTTCGCTACCGTCACTTTCAAGTACAGTCTTATAAGATTCTACTGTAAGAGTCTCATTAGTTTCTGCCGCAGTTACGCCTAAATTCGTCGGAATTACGGTAAATGTATATGTAGGAGTATAACCGCTTTGATTAATATAAACGTAACATTTTAATCCTGATTCATTTTGTGTAAATACTAATGTGGCACTTCTACTACTAGTAGAAGTATTTTTTAGTACTTCTATACTAATTTTACCAGACATATCTACAACTACCCAGTCAGTACCACCAGAGGTTAAACTGTAACCAATATTACTGCCATTCTTTGTAGAAGTTGTTCTTGGAATAAAAGTACCACCACTATATGTAGTGTCATATGTACTTGGCGATATAGTAAATACATAAGTATCATTAGCTTTACCAGGTTGGCTTACCGAAATGGTAATTTCCTTATTAGAACCACTCTGAGTTATGACTACATCATAACTTCTAGAATTTACTGAAGTATTCTCTGATGCTGTCATTTTAGCATAATACGTAGGAGCGTTAGGAGGGTTATAACCCGTACTAACAGCATCTCCAGTAATCCAGCTAGGTATATCAGTATAGCTAAAACTTACTGGATCACGTGAAACTACTGTACCATCTATTATTGTTTCTCTGTAACTATATATTCCAGGTTGAATATAACTTCCAGATTGTTCAAATGAACCACTAATAGTTGTACCACCACTAGCTGATGTCCAGAAGATGTAATCGTAATAAGCAACTGGAGTGTGTCCAGACTGAGTAACTCTAGCATAGTCTCTATTCCCAGATTCATCCTGTTCAAAATAAATATCAGCAGTTCTAGAAGAAGTACTACTATTTGATGATACTGTAAATGTCATATCTGATGAATTCCAAGTAATCCAGCTAGGTACTGTAGAATTATCAATACTCCATCCTACACTTTCTGTTTCTCCTAATCGAGACTTGGTTGAAGATATACTAATAGAGGAAGTAGTTCCACCATACTCTCCAATATTCTTATCCCAATCAGAAACCGAGAAAGAATATTGCCAAGCTGGAAGATAAATATCTTCCTCCCTTACTAGTTGATTAGATGCATAGCTAGAATCGTTGGTTATATATAATCCAAATCCCAGAATTTCAGTTTTAGTAGCACATTCATTACTAGAGCTTCCTACAGAGAAGTTTGAATAAATCCATCGTTTAGATGCTACTTTATTTGCCATAATTATTTATTTATTAATTTATCGACTATGGCTTCTAAAGCTGCAATTTTATCTTCAAGATACTTTATTTTAACTGCATATATTTCACTATAGTTAACTGTCTTAAAGCCATTCTCATCAGTATTAACCATTGAGGGGTATACAGTTTCAAGTTCTTGAGCTATAACTCCATAGCCATGATGTTCTCTGTCTGTTCTATCAAATTCTACTAATCGTATTTTATCAGCTTTAGATACATCTATGGATTCTATATTATCCTTTACTCTCATGTCTGAAGTATCGTAGAACCCAGCAGATGCATAAACAGCACCACTTTGTGTATATACTCCTGAATTAGAATAAGTAACAGGATTAGAAGCTTGGGATGTAGCTCCAACTAAGTACAGTTTACTTGAACTATTAGTTGAGCCAGTAGTATTCTTAGTATCTGTATAGCTAGTAATATACCCACTATCATTGGTTAAATCACTAACTTTACTGGGAATAGCTACACTTACAGCAGCAGATCCATCATAAGATTTAGATTGATAGCCAGTAAAGGTTAATGTATTGGCTACCTTATCTGCTGTACCAGCTGTAGAAGGTTTACCTATTGATACCGTCTGTTTAGAACCTCCACTAGGGGTTACTGTAAAATTACCAGTTCCACTTGCGAAAGTATAAGTAGTATTAGTATCAGAACTTGGAATACCTAGAGCAGTTATATCAGATTTAGTTACTGCTGTAACACCACTGATATGGCTAGTACTATCTGTACTAAACTTATACAAACCAGTAGATTTACTAGCCCCAGAACCAGCTGGATGAGAGTAGTTATTGTATGTAGCCCCCTTAGTGAGAGTTAGTACAGTTCCACTGAACGAAGCAGTAGTTACTGCATTTCCAGATCCTCCTACCGTTACAGTTATTTTAGGGTTAGTAGAGATTTTAGCACCATTAATAGTGTAATTGTCAATAGTACTCTTATTGCTATTTACTGTATTAGTAAGATTTGAAACAGCATTAGTTCTGTTAGTTACTTCATCGTCTAGTTTCTTCTCTAACTTACCAAGAGCACCATTGACACTATCAGCAGCTGCTAGAGCTCCAGTAGTAGAAGGTTTGGTGTATCCAGTTATCTTAATATCAGCGCCATCTAATACTGGATTAGTAGAGATCTTAAATCCATTAACAGTATAATTATCTATATTAGTTTTGTTACTATTAATTAGATTAGGAAGTGTAACGTCTAACTTAACCTTATCCGCTGCTGTCATTACACCAGCTACAGATTGAGTTGCTGCTGGAAGGGTAATATTATTAGTTGCACTAGCACCAGTAGAAATAGTAGTCTTACTAGCAGCTATTCCTACAGTAGATGCGGCAGGAGTTACTGCCCCGAGAGCAAAGTTAGCAGTACTAATTCTATCTAGTTCTGTCTTGTCAGTAGCACTCATAGAACCTGCACTAGTAGAGGATGCTACTGGCAAATTCACAGTTGTAGAAGTATCAGCTGCATTACCATTATCTTTGCTGATAGTTGCTGTTACTTTAGCTGCATCTGATGAGAATGATATATTACTAACATTATTAATATTCAATCCATCAAGCTTAACCTTATCCGCTGCACTCATAAGTCCTGCTATAGACTGAGTAGCAGAGTTAACAGATAGAGGTTTACTAATAGCTTCCCATGCTCTTGTGCTAGCATTCCATCTCTTGCCAGTAAGAGTTATAGTTAGAGTAGTAGCACTGCTCTGAGTGATACTCCAGCCATTATAGAAGTCAGTAATACCATCCATCTTAATATTATCTGCATAATATGTTCCTTTGAACCATACTTGCTTAGCATCCTTAATAAATACTAGATGCTTGTCTGCACTCACTGTACCATCAGCTAGTTTCTCATTAAACTTAGCTAAAGTTTTGAAATGCAATAGAAACCTAGGGTCTTCTGCCGCCATAGTTATAAATGTTTTTAAGTTATTAATTATAGACACCATGGAAGTACTAGTGTCTTATTCTACCCAATTTGCTTCAATAGTGTAGCCATCAGGTCGCAAATATATATGTTCGTAACTTGCTGTACCATCGTCGTGCCATTTTGTATACAGATGCAGCCTATATCCGTCTTCATCTCTATAACAAGAGCCGTTAGGCTTAAACTTACCATCTGACCCTCTGTACAGCCAGACAGTATGATAGACTTCTTCAGCTAGAATTATAAATGCGTATACACAATCAATTGGGTCTGTATCTTTTAAAATAGTTCTTAAATCTACAGGTGAAGTGTAATATATATTAATCATGAACCTATTAGAGTCATGCGGTCCTAAAGTGACCCCCCCCTGACATAGAACCTGCATCGAAGCCGTAGGCATCGTTACAAGCCTGGACTGTAGGAGTTCTATTTGAACTCAAATTAGTAATATATCCCATATTTTAATATCCAATTGCCATCCAGAATCCTGGAGATTTGTCAAATGATGCTTCAAAACTACTTCTAGTTACATTCCACACGTAGTTATAACCATTGGCTCCATCTCCGCTTCTTTCGCCTGATACAACTACAGCAATGCACTTACTTGGAAATATTTTAGGGAAATAGAACATTTGTCTACTAGTAGTATTTGTTCCTCCATATCCTCCCTGTATTATAAGTCCTCCAGGTAATTGTACCCAGCATTGACTTATTCCATGGCTCTCTGAGATATCAGAAGTAGTTAAGAATCCAGATAAATCATCTTGTGTTACATAATCGCCACCGAAGGCGTCATTACATTCCTCGACAGTAGGAACTCTGTTGTTGTCTTTACCAGTTATTTGTCCCATAATTACTTAGTAATTACAGGAGGAAGGGGCAATGCCCCCCCCCTACTTATAATATATCATTAATATAAACTCTCTAAATAAGCCCTAACTCCAGCATAAACTCTTTCCATACCCTGCATGTTAGGATGTAGATAATCTGCACTAGTGTAAGTAGTAGGCCCATATTCACTCATAGAATTATCACAAGTAAAATAATTAGTATTAGGATAACTAATTCCAAAATGTTCAGGCCCTACATAATGAGCTCCGTATATCTTACATACTTTCTCCATTGCTTCTTGGTATTCATATTGATGAGTACCACCTGTGTTGGCATAGTCATAATTGTTTCCTCTATACAATTGGAACACTACTATTTTAGAGTTTCTGCATTGAGTTTTAATATTTCTAAGCATCATAGTAAATGCTCCTATATAGTTAGTAACATCTGTACTTCCAATTTCTCCCAAAGCAACGTTACCGCTAACATCATTAGTGCCTGCCATGATTACTATGATTTCTGGAGCACCAAATTGATAAGTATCAACTTTGCTGTCAACATTCTTAAGAGCTGCACAACGGGCTGTATTATTCATTGCACTAGCTCCAGCACCACTAATTCTAGAGCCAGACCAAGCATCATTTCTAATAAGCCTCATTCTACACTCATTAACTAGAAGTCCCCACCAAGTAGCATCTATGGTATTAACATACTTATGATTTACTGAATAATAAGCTGCATTACCATCGGTAATTGTTCCAGCAAATGTGGTAATTGAGTCTCCTTGAATAGAAATGGTTCTATCTTCCAGTGGTGACAACTTGCCTCCCCTCTCTATAAATCCTACATTTAATCTACTATTTGCGCTAGTAGACATAGTAGAGAGATTGAATTTATTATAACTATAGAATCCATGAAGAGTATATGCTGTTCCGAAATCAGAGCCGCCAAATTTAAAGATACATGTATCACCTTCTGCATAGAATCCTATTCCCTGACCTTCCTCTAAAACAATATCTTCGGGAAGTCTTATCGTCTGAACTCCAAGCTGTCTAATATATAGTTTCCAGGATTTAGCAATTGATGCCTGTGTAGTTCCAGCCTTATTAACAAGATTAATTGTTAAGTATCCAATTGTACTTACATTTAATCTCAGCTTGTAAATAGACTTGCCTATCAGCTTCTCTTGTCCCATAGGGACGTACATATTAGTTGGACTAGTATTAGAAGAAGCCGTTTCATCAATTTTACCCCATTCGAAATCGGAACCAGAACCTCTTTTATAAAGACCGATGTTAAGATATCCTGCACTGTATCTAGTCCACTCCTCTTTGGGTATGGCTTCCAGTAAATTAGTTCTCCCAATCCATCCAGACGGATATGCAGTAAGATAAGTTAAATCATTATTATATGTATACCTAGAACAGTCTGCTGTATACCAAGCTCCAACAAATTGTCCTTCTTCTACTACTACGTCTTCGTCTAAATCCCAGTAGTGATAGCCAGTAGATGTACACATGACATTAACTAAATCCTTTACTACAGACTGCTCTTCTGTAGGATTAGCATCAAATATATGCTCGTTTACAATGGAAATACGGCATCTTCCTGGAGTACCAAGCATCATTTTAATTCTATTAAATGGCTTACCTATATATGGTTTATTATAACTATTTACATATATAGCCATAGTAGCAGTGTCTTTTATATTCTCTGCTACTTTAGTATACAACACATTAGCTTGTCTATATAATGGCATAATCGGAATGTCACCACTATCTGCAACTATATCACCTCCAGCAGATAATCTAATTTCATCCTCTGCTGCCTTAGCCCTTTCTGTCTCCGCCTTAATAACAGCTAAATTCTCAGCTTCAGCTTGCATAGCTCTAGATTCCTCTGCAGAGATAGCATTTGGCAGAGTTTTATCAAGATTTACTTTGTCTTGAGCAGTCATTACACCTGCCTTCTCTTCAGTAACTGCTGGGATGGTACCCATTATATATCTACTACCCTTAACATAGACTCCTGTTTCAGGATCTAATTTAGCCCCAGCATGTGTAAGTGTAACTTCAGAATCCGAAATTTCTACATTGCCAGAAGTAGTTACAAAGGTGTCTGGTAATGATTCAAACAGATTTTTATCTTCCGCAGACATTAGACCAGCTTCTCGAACTGTTGCAGGAGTTAGTGGAAGTACTGATCCTTCAGGCTGTTCAACGTAATGACCTTGTTCATCTAAAGATGAATATTTACATTGAATAATAATGTTCCTGCTATTTTTGTTAACTATTGAAACTCCACTAACTAAGTTCTCAGGCATACTAGATATCACACTCTCAAGATGTTCACTAGTTGCTTTGTCTGCCTTAGCATCGACTAAACCTTTGAGTACTTTACCTTGCTCAGCAGATAGAGCAGCACTAGTTCCTCCAGTAGTAAGATCATCAACAATATTTACTGCTGATGAACCAAATGGATCCCAGTCAGCACCAGTCCATGCATAATTAACATCTGTTTTAGTAACATTCCATACATCTCCTTCCAAATTACCTTCAGTAGGTAAATCATTATATGTAGGAACTGAACCTTTATAGTTAAGAGGCTTACTTACTTTCTTTAGTAGATTTAATAAATCATCAGTAAAGTCATTAGTAGAAAGTCCTTTACCTTCTACCTTATCAACTTTATTGCTAAGCTGAGTCTCTATGTCAGATATCAATTGCTGAATTTCTGCATCAGATTTAGATGAGCAATACCAATAAGTTCCTCTGGTGTAAATAAATTTGGCGTCTGGAATCCAACAGATAGAAGTATCCATTATGTTTCCAGCTTGAAGCTCTCTATCAAAAGCTTCTTTATTCTTAAAGTGAATTAATTTCTTATTAATTGCCATATCACTAGATTATATAAAGGAGGAGCTAAATACTCCTCCTTTATTATTTTACTCTACATCAAACCACTCAAATGAAGCATCTGTATACTCTTTAGCTGTTGCTAAAGTATCAGTATCTCCTTGTTTAAGTAGGTCTTCAATCTTCTTTAATGTATCATATTCTGTAGATACTCCACCTTTCAGAGCATCAATTGCCGTTTGAATTTGGTTAACTACTGGAGTTTCTCCAACTCTTTCATCCAAATCATTAAGGGCTTCAGCTGTAGCAACCTCATCATCATGAATCAGTTTGAAGATTCCAGTGGGAGGAACTGTACTACCATTACCTGGATCTCCAACCTTTGTGTTTAGTTCATCAAATGCTTCGTTAGTAGCAACATCTTCTGCATATGCTACGGTCTTAGAACCACCAGGATAATCAACCTTAACTTTACCATCAATTGAATTAAGAGTTAGCTTATTCTTAGTAGTACCAATCTCTGTAACTACATCAGAATCATATTGTCTTTGGGCAACAAGGACTCCACCTTCAGGACTCTCTACGCCTTCTTGACCCGGTCTTAATGCTGAAATAGAACCGTCTGCTGGTAAACTAATTACTTTCTTAGCTGCATCCCAGTCTACTTTTTGAGCTAAAGCTTTAGCTGTATTAGTATTCATTTCAGGAATTACTGTATCAGCTATATAAGTTAGGTCAGATTGCAGTTTAGTAATTTTATCAGCATTAGCTTTACCTTTACTACCTTCATAAGCAGTTCCTTCTACTTCGCCTAGAGCAATAGAAGCAGAAATCTCTACCATCACCTGACCATCCCATCTGTAGATTACATTAGTTCTACCTTCTGAGTCCGGAAGTCTGTGATTGTAGATAGTATCACTATGAGGCTCTTGACCTTCATCCCAACCATCTACTGTCTTAGTGTAAATCTTCTTCTCTGCTTCAGTATAATATTTATCTCCCGCTTCTGCTTCAATACTATCTAGAGCTGCTCTGTTAGCTACAAAAGATTCCAAACCTACTACCCTAGCAAGTTCTCCATTTAATTGAGATACTGGTACTTTACCATTCTCGTCAAGAGTAGCTAGTCCATCAGGTTGACCTTTACTAGCCATGAAATCTAAAATAGTTTGCATCTGTTCTGGATTAATGCCTACAGTTACACCACCAGCAATAAGCTCATGTGTATCCGTAGCTACATAGAATCCGTTAGCGTGCAATTCTGCACTGTACTTTTCTTTTAAACCTCTGAAGAAGAATTTAGCCATAATTATACGTCTGTCCAACTTAAATCACTTAAATATGCAATCTCATTAGCTTGTTCACCAGATTGTCCACTGGTCTGAACTGTAGGTCTTTTATCTATTGGGGTATTTAAATTTAGTGGCATAGAAGGTGTACCTATATCAACTACATCCCACCTATTAACCATAATAAGATTGCCAGAACCACCTTTAGTATTCTTACCTATAATCATGTCTCCATTCTCTAGTGTAAGGGCTTTACGATTAGGCAATTCTGTTGTAGGTACGTTATCTAATACTGGGATTTCATACTTATCATTATATGTAGGTCTCTTATTAAGCCCATTAAAATTAAGTGGAAGTTTAGTAGTACCAAAGTCAGCTATATTCCATTTAGAAATCATAGCTAAATTATAAGTATTACCGTCTGTAGTAGTTCCTAATAAAGTATCATGATTACCCAATACTATAGCCTTTCTATTAGGATTCTCCTCAGTCTTGATATCTATCCACTTAACCATCTTAGACAGTCCCAGTTCAATAGTTTCAATCTTCTCTTCTAAAGCTTCCTCAACAGCTTCTGCTCTATCAGTTTCTTCCTTAACAGCAAACTTTAAGTCGTCCTTAGTAGCATATTGATTAGGGTCCAATCCTACAGCAGAATATTTCGCTCCTTGGAAATAGATAGCCTTCTCATCAGTAATAAAGTAAATAGTACCAGGGTCTGGAGTTATGAGTTGATAAGCAGCAAATGTAAGTGCTTGAAGACCTACAGCTGTATTAGTATCCTGCCAGTTAAACTGACATTCAATTCCATTCTTACCCTTAACTACTAAGACCTTTGACTTGGTATCAGGATTAATAACTAAATCAGCGTATATACCATGAGGAGTAGTTTTAATATCTACTGTTCTAGTAAGAGTAGGATTGTTAATCTTAACTGTAGAACTTACTACACTATCTATTACCTCAGTAATAGTAGTATCAGTCTCATGACCCTTTATATTGAAGGATTCTAAGCTTACGAAGAATTCAGAACCATCAGAATTTGTAAGCTTTAACCATTCCTCTCCTACAATTCCAGGAATTCCATTATCTACATCTTCTTGTGTTAGTTTATGTCTAGTGAATCCAACAACTTTAACATCTTTATCTATCTGAACAGATGTTAGTTCTTGTCCATTAGCATCTAAGCCAAATATCTTGATTTTATTATTACTTAACTCCTCAGTGCCTAATTCTACTATGCCTACCTCAGTAGCCGTCACAAATTGCTTAACGGCTTCTGAAGTTGGTATAGAGTTTGGAGTATCCAAGGAATCAGACACTTCATATGAGCCAAAATAGGTCCATAAATAGTCTAATTGGCTCATATTCTGTGGTCTTGGTGCTTGTTTCAATGGTTTAGTCATATTCTCCTACTATAAATTGGGCGGATAATCCAGCAGCTCCTATAGTTAATAATATATCAGAAAGATTATTCTTAGCAGTATCAATTACTAGATTAGCAGATAGAGAACCATCATCAACCATTTGAATTGAGTTTGTGTTCTTCTTATCTAGTCTAGCATACACACCAGAAGTACCATTATCTACTAGTTTGACTGCATCAGAGTTCTCAGCAATTTTAAGAGTTGCAGAGATTTTATATGATGTATCGGCAGTACCAGTCCAATTAGATACTTCCATATTAATAGAAGATGTATCTATCGGGTCATAGATATTCATCGTATCAGTTAAGTCGATAACTATCTCATCACCAGTAGTAAGTTCAATCACAAGAACTGGAACTCCAACTTTACTAGCATAACCATTATTAACATCCTCCTGAGTAGCAGGTCTTGAGTAGGCAGAAGACATAAATCTTTCCTTCTCAATATCAATATATGTTACTTTAGGAGTAACTGTTGGTTTAGTAGCTTCATCAGTATTAGGATCTGCATAAGATTTCTTGGTAGTAACCTTTAATCTTATCTTATTACTAACAGTATCATCCCATTCTATAGATTGAACTAAGTCTTTAGTTTCTCCCCATACTTTATCATAGAAGTACTTATAGTCGTCAGCATCAAGTACTCTCTTAATACCTTTACTAGTAAGCTCCCATACATCTCCATCAATTACAGCTGCAATTCCTCCTGTGGTTAGTAACTTCTGTTTCCAGGTTCCTGTAGCTCCATCAAACTCAAGTAGAGTATATCTAGTGCTGCCAGAACCTACCTGTGTAGACATGATATATTTATCACCTCCAGTTGCAGATTCGGGAAGTTCAGATAACACAGTTACAAATCCCTTAATAATAGGTAGATTCTCTAAGTCAGTAATATCAGTCATTGTATGACTGTGATGAATATCTGCCTTCTTATCTAAAGCTATCTGAGTAGCTGTAGAAATAGGCTTATTCATATCTGACGTGTTGTCTACATTACCAAGTCCTATTTGCTCCTTAGTTACATTATGAGGATTATTCTTATCATTAATGTGATTAGTAAGTTCCTCTTTAGTAGCATATCCAGTAGCATTAATCTTAATATTATTAAGAGCTTCTTGAACTGCAATAGAGATTGGTTTCTCAAGGTCTGAAGTGTTATCCACTTTACCCAATCCAACTTGTTCCTTAGTAACATGATGTGGATTATTGAAATCAGAGACGTGTGCTGCTAAGTCAGTTTGTAAGGCTTTCTTATCAAGCTCTCTGTCTACTCTATTGAATTCATTTTGCTGTGGTACTGAAATCGGCTTCTCTAAGTCACTTGTATTATCTACCTTACCAAGTCCAACTTGTTCTTTGGTAGTCTGATGAGGATTATTTGTATCCTTAATATGTGCTGTTAAATCAGTAGCTGCACCTAAGAGTTCTTTATCAATTCTAGTAATTTCAGTCTGGACTGCATTACTAATAGGCATTTCAGCGGGAGAATAATTCTCTACTTTGCCTAATCCTATCTGATCTTTAGTAACCTTATGAGGATTGTTAAAGTCCCTAATGTGATCATCTATAAGTTTATCAGTACTATCAAGAGCATCCTTTAATCCAGGAATATCATCAATTTCAATATTAACAATTCCAGATTGTCCGTTTACAGAAATTACTGCATCAGCATTATTAACTCTAGTCCAAGTACCTCCAGAATTAACTACCCAGTCACCTACAGCAAACGAGTTGTTAAATCTAGTTCCAGCACTAGATACTATATAATACCATCCTTCTTTATCAACATCATCGTTGGATAGCATAGGATCATTATCAGCAGCATTCCATGAACCATGATATTTAAGACAACCTTTGATTGTTTCTGGCAATTGATTCTCAGGAACTACTCCATCTTCTAGATCAGCTTTATTATTAGTAAGATTAATAATATTATTTCTGATTTCTTCTATGGCTTTATTGATTTCACTAAAGTCTCCTTCAGCTCCATTCAATTTATCTTCAAGTCCTGGAATGTCTTGTATGTTAATAATAACATCTCCTATCATTCCATTAACTGAAGTAACTAAATCAGAATTATCAATCTTTACCCACTGACCACCAGCATTTAAAATTAAGTCTCCTGGCTCATAATCAACTCCGTTGAATCTACCAGCAACAGTTACTAAGTAATAGAATCCGTTAGCTTCAGGTTGTTGAGGTTTGAGAGCTGGTGCATTGGTCTCTGCATCCCAAGTACCTTCATAATGAACTGACTCTCTAATGTTAGTTGGAATCTGGTTTTCAGGTATAATACCATTTACTAAATCCGCCTTATTACTTAACAGATTATTTGTTTCCTCTTTAGTATATGACCCTACCTGTTCAGCAGTAACTCTATGAGGATTATTATAATCAGTTATATGGTCTTCTAATCCTGTACCTCCCTTATCTATTGCATCCTTCAATCCGGGAATGTCACCTATTTCTATGATTACTATTCCCTTCTTGCCATTTACTGAAACTACAGAATCTACATTATCAATTTTACCCCAAGTACCTTTAGAGTTAACAACCCAATCTTTAACGTCAAAGACCTCTCCAAATCTTTCACCAGCTTCTGATACTATGTAGTACCAACCGTCTTGAGTTGGATCTCCACTATTAAGTTGTGGGTCATTATCTTTAGCACTCCAGGTGCCCATATATTTCATTCCTCCAATGATAGAGTCTGGAAGCTGATTAGTAGGAATCTTACCATCTATTAAATCCGCCTTATTGTTAGTAAGGTTAGTAATATCCCCTTCAATATTAGTAATACTCTGTTGAATATTCTCAATATCTTGAGTATGTTCATTTAATAAATCAGTAAGCTTATTATCAATTTCTTGCTTAGTATAAACATCACTACTATTAGCCTTACTATCTAAGATATTCTGTAGGTTTTCAATATCAGCTATTCTGATTACTACATCACCTATTTTACCATTGACAGAAGTTACTAAGTCAGTGTTGTCTATTTTAATCCATTGACCATCTGCATTAATAATAAGGTCTCCCTTATTGTATTGTATTCCGTCAAAGACACCATTAGATGTAACTAGGTAATATTTACCAGTAGAATCTTTATCTCCAGGAACTAATGCAGGTGAGTTGGTAGCAGCATCCCATGTTCCATCATAGTGAACAGAATCCTTAACATCATCGGGAAGCTGGTCCGCTGGTATCTTGCCATCTACTAAGTCCGCTTTAGTATCAAGAAGTCCATTAACTTGCTCCTTAGTATATGCACCAGTTTGTTCTGCTGTTACTTTGTGTGGATTATTAAAATCTTTTATATGCGCCTCTAGACCATCACTGACTGAATTTTTAATAGTTTCATTCACCCATGCTGTAGATGGGATTCTATTAGAGCTATCATTTGGTGCTGGAGGATTCTCTACTTGAGGATTGCCCTTAAATACTGGAGAATCAATAGGAGCCTTAGTATCTAATTGCGCATCAACATAAGTTTTATCAGCTTTAGTATCTAAGGCAGCCTGTGTTGCTACTGAGATAGGTTTCTCTAAATCTGTAGTATTGTCGACTTTCCCTAAACCTACTTGCTCTTTAGTTACGTTGTGAGGGTTGTTAGTATCATTGATATGAGTAGTTATTGCACCTTCTAGTTCGGTTTCCTTAGTAGTTGCTCTTTCGATTTCAGCTCTAAGTCCGTCTGATAAATCAGTTTCCGCAGCTGTAGCACGTTCAGTTTCCTTAGCTATAGCATCTGCGTTCTTCTCTATGTTAGCAGTGTTGGCAGTAACTTTCTCATTAGTTGTAGTTAAGTCTCTTCTTAGCTGATTCTCTGCTTCTGTAGCTCTTGCTACCTCTTCAGATATTGCTGCATCATGAGCTGCATCCTTCTCAGTAGATCTTTCCACTTCCGCCTTAAGTGCAGCTTCTAATTCAGAAATATCTGTATTAGTTGAATCTTGGAGATTATCAATTTGCTTCTGCAAATCAGTTTCCACTCCAGTGGCTCGCTTAATCTCTGCATCTAGATCATTTCTAAGTTGAGTTTCAACTTTATCAGCTCTAGTAGTTTCAGCAGTAATTTTATTATCTAATGCTTGTTCAGCTGCTTTAGCTCTATCAATTTCAGCCTGTAATGCGTCATTTGTATCAGAACCACTAGATATAATTCTATCAATAACTACATCAAGAGCTTCGTCATTATGAGTTAGGTTATCTGTAGTACCCTTTACATAGAGAGTATTATCTCTCTTCTCAAGTATTTGATACTTATCAACATACAATCTAACGTCTGCTGATAGTTTATCGGTACCTCCTCCTAATACATCTTCCTTTTCAAGAACTACAACCTTAGTAGGATGGCTATTATCAACTTCCCATTCTCTAATAAGTGTTCCTACAGGAATTACTAATTCTTGTTTACTTCCATCAAGGAGTTTGAACACCATTATAATAGCTTCCTGGTCTGGGTCGTATTTAGCACTTTCTACAATAGTAGATAATCCTATAGTGTGTCTACTAATAATGTTATCATTAACCTTTACAGTTAAGATTCCATTCTCATATTCAGTTTCTAGTTTGTAAAATAGCCCATCATTCTTAGCTTGAATGCCATTACCATCGTTAGTAGAAATTTTAACGTCAGCTGATAATACAGTCTTAGTAGTCTGCTTATTAATAGTTAAATCAACTGTGTTAGTATCTTCTACTTCTAAGTTGCAGTTATTAATAGCTTCGTTAATAAGACTGTCAAGAATTTTAAGTGCATTCATTACTGATGTAGCATCTTTCAAATAATAAGTTTCCTTATCAGGATTGTATGCTCCATCACCACTAAGTCCTACACCAACTTGTGTTTGGTCTAGTTCCGTTTGTAAATTAGCATCTGTATTCTCAGATTGTGCTTTAAATTCTCTAACAAAGTCCTCTATTCCTCTAAGAGTTCTAAAAGGTTCAGTTGGAAGAGGATCTCCCATTATATCTGCAACCAGTGCATCTAATACATCTTGCAACACATCAGTATCCTTAAATCCAGCTAAGAAATCAAGTAATTCTGGAAATGTGTCAATAGAATCAGTATTAGGTTCTCTAGTTGTTAAGAATCTATGTAATTCTTCTGAAACAGCCGTAAGTGACTGATAATCAAGAGTCTTCAGATACTCTCTAATGTCATCAAGTTCAGTACCTACTGTAGCTTTAAGTTCTTCTTTAATAGTGTCTACCTTACTTCCATCTTCTTCTATAGCCTCTCTTAACTCAGCAATTGCTTCTGCTATTTTAAGCAAGCTATTAAGATCTTCCGGGACAACTGTATGGTCAGAACTTCCATAAATTGCATCATCAGCTACTTGTCTGTCATAAATCTCTTTCTCTAACTTCTCTGCTAGCTCCTCTAGACTTTCTACTGAAGTAGAATCAATAAGTTTAGTAAATTCTAACTCATCATTCGTCTGCTTCTTAGTAACCCACCACAGGGATTGCTCTCCTGTGGCTGAGTCAGCTACTAGTTTAAGCAATCCCTTATGAAGAGTTGCAGCTTCTTCTGGGGAGCTGTAAAAGTCCTTTAGGGCAGTTTCATTCTCAAATATGAAGTTGGCTTCCATAGGGAAACTACCCATACGTTTGAAGCTACCAATTAGTTCGGAATACTTTCCCATTATTCTTCGAATTTAAATGTTACTTCTGAGTTTAACATTGCTAACGCTTCTCTATATACATAGAGTTTATATATAACATCTTCTGGAGCTCCTGGAACTTTAAATGGAATATCACTGATAACGTCAAATGCTTCAATTCCAAATTCTTGAGCAGGAGTAACAACCCCAATTAAATCGTTGTAATCTTTAGGTATTGCAACAAATAAATGTTTGAGTTCTTTAGGTGATGAGAATTCATACTTGTGTTTGATTTCTGTAACATCGTCTCCAAAGGATTCAAACTTATTGTTAATAGGGTCATCATTAACTAGTTCCTGAAGATATTCAAAGGTTACGTTAGAGGCTACATACCATTTAGGTAACAATCCTACAAACACATGTAAGCTAACTTTAGTAATAGAAGATGCTTCGTACTGAACTCCATTTAATAGTGTTACTACAAATTTAAATTCAGTATCTTCGTAAATTGGTAATGAATTAACTACATGCATTCCGGTTTCAAAATCATCCGAAGTAAAGGTTCCAATTAATTCTCCATTTTGATAAAGTTCAGCATACTGAATAGTAAGAAGTCCACGAATATACATTTCCACCTTTACTGTATCACCCATGATACATGTAGGAGGAGATTTAACATCTACTGCTTGACCATAGAATATTGCATCCATAATTTCTTGGAATGTTACTTCTCTTGATAATTCAGTTTCATCTTCTACAAATCCTACAGTAGTCTGCACTGGACCACTAGTAATCCAAATAGGTTGTAGTTTATCTACTGATTCTCCTATTTCTTCTTTCAGCTTATTCAACTGACTCATAACTACTAAGTCATCCTCTTCTGTTCCTTCAACACCTTTCTGAGGTGCAGTAAACGGAACTGTGCCATCACGCTGTACATAATGCTTACTGTAGATTTCTTTAAGAGTACCATGAGGATCATATTGATTTACATGCTCTTCTATAGCCCCTTTAGCAGCGTCTGCTACTAATTGATTAATAATTGCATCAATTTGATTTCTAGAATATGTTTCAGCTCTAGAATAAGTTTCTGATTTCTTGAAGTAATTATTAAGTCTCTGATTTAGTAAGCTTAAGAATCCATGTGGATCAGCATCAACCAAATGGTTAAACATCACATCATCTACATATTTCTTAGTAGATAAATGGTTGTCAGCTTTAGGTGTAACTCCTAATTGAGGTCTTAAGAAAGCTACACTGCCATCACTCTTTATACAATTGTTAACTAATTTGTCAACTTCACTCTTAGTGTATAATTCAGCCTTCTTATATATCTGGTCAACAGTAACATATACCTTGAGTATTTCTTCTACTAAAGGAATTATATTATGCGGGTCTGTTTTAGCTAAATGACTGTTCAATAAATCAGTCACAAATCTCTTAGTAGTTAAATGAAAGTCACTTACTGGATTAACACCAGTTTGAGGTGCAGTAAATGGCGTAGTTCCATCCTGCTTCACCAATCCCTCAAATTTACCTTCTATCTGAGGAAGAATATTATGCGGATCGTCTGTAGCTAAGTGGGTATCCATTGACTGTTTGACAGCTTGCTGTATTCTATTGTCAGCCGATGCCTTGTCATATACGTCGTCTACGCCTGCTGCACGTATATTTATCCTAGCTATATCTTTATCCGACTCTGTTTTAAATTCTCCCAGATGCCCATCTATAGTTAAAAATTGTGATGTGTCTATAACTTCGTTTGTTGGATTGACACACTCACTTCCAGAACTACCTGGTACTAAAATAGTGTTATCTGCCATTTATGATTAAGATAAAATTGTTCTACAAATTCAGACCTACTAAGTTCATTATCTTCTAGCAGTCCTATTAAGCTAATCTGTTCTAGAATTAGCTGATAATCATATCTGTGGCCCCTTTCAATATATCTGAGTAAGTCGGTATACTCACAAATGACTTTCTTCTTAAGAGCATCCACAACCTCTTTCTGGCCACTTTCTAAACTCGGATTTACACAGTCCATTACATCCTCCTATTTGTTCTATGATTCTCTCTGCCTCAGCTAACTGATTAAATTGAACCATATACTTAATTACGTTAATAGCCATCCAGACTAAATCTCTTTTATAAGCTAATTCAGCAATTGTGGTGTCCTTACTCCAACATTTACTAAATCCCCTATTATTAAATATCTGCTGGCACAAAGATAGATAACATTTATTAAGGAAGCAAATAGACACGTAGTTATTGTAAGTTCTAGAGATAGTAGTGTCGTCTATGTTCCTCTCTACTATCTCGTCTACTGTAACAGTGCTAATAGCTTCATTGAAGTACTTATAAATGTATATTCCATCTGAATAGTATACAGTTTTATACATATTAATTGCCGAGCCTATAGGTTTGGCTAACTCTCTATCAAACCATTCCTTAGTTGGCAATACAATATGATATACATTAAACCATCCATCAAATCCAACTGGTAGTGTTACTGACTTATTAGCATCATCATGTAATGTAAATACTGGCAATTGAATTTCAGGGTTATCTACTTTGTTATGTTGTAAGACATCAATTGACACTGTATCAGAGTATTTGAATCTGTACTTAATAGTCGAAGTAGAAGACTCGGAAAGATAACCTTTGTCTCCTACTGCCGTTTCGTCCAATATGACTACCTTACAGTTATCATTAGTACAAACTTTAATATGTAAGTCCATTATATATTCTTTATTTCGTTATTTCGCTGATTCCCATCATATTGTTGGGCTACTTCTATATCTGTACGTTTGGTGTCATTTTCAGAAGTACTCTGTTTGTAATCTCTGTCAGCTTGAGCCTTAATAATTCCAATCTCATAATCATACTCAATCTTCTGTTTATCGAGAGCAAGTTTAGCTTCATTAAGAGATTCAATCTTGTTTATCAACTTCTCCTTCTCTTGACTAGCTCTATCAAGTTGTTTCTGTAACTCTTCAAGTTGCTGCTGTAACTGCTGAGTATTCTGTACTTCATCTCTCCTCTTTTGAAATGCTACACTTAGTTTAGATTTTAACTCTGTCATGCTTCTGGCAGTCATACATTCCATAGCAATGTCAGGATCTAACTGACCAGCCTTAATGAACTCCATCATTATTTGCTGAATCTTATCTATCTCTTCCATTATCTTAGAACTACTAGTAACATGAACATCGTAATCAGTAAAAGTGAAATGTTCAGGTAGTGCAGTAAATACCTTCTGTAATTTATCTCCTAGTATAAGAATTCCTGTAAGAGGTTTATGCTTCCATACCTTCTTAGCTATATTTAGAGAATCTATCAATATATCTTCAGATAGAGTATCCATCTGTTGATAATATCCTTTAGTAATAATGTACGAGTTCCTCATTCCTACTTTAACATTATTAACAGCAGCTCTAGTTTCAATACCGTCTAGCCTTTCTCTAAATACTCCAGTAATTGAAGAGCAAGTGTTCTCAATCCTATCAAGAGCAAGTTCAAAAGCTTGAATAGTATCAGCTTTCAATGAATCATCAAAGCCAGCAAATGAAGTATTGTTATTAAATGCTCTACCTTCCTGGCTGGTGTCTATAGGAGCTATACCAGTCTTCTTATAGGCAATGAACTTCTGAAGTCTCTCTGTTAAATCATCACCTAAAGCTATAGGAAGCATACTAAAGTCAATCCAATCTCCAGCAGTTCCACTGTTAGCTATTATGTTATCTTTGAAGAATGTAATTAAGTCGTATTTATCTTGAAGATGTGAACATGCTAAAACAAGAGAATATGGTTCATTGCTTCTATTAACAAAGAATAACCCATTTACTGATAATCCACATTTGGAAGGATTATCTTTAGTTCTAATAACATCAGGAGATTTGCCTGTTAATATGTATATAGATTGTCCAATTTTAACACCTTCATATCTATTCTCTATGAAATCATCACCTTCCTTATCAACATCAATCCATTCTACTTCAAATACAGGAATTAACTTATAGTTATATGTTTCGTAATAGTCAGTAGGAAATCCGGGTATAACTTCCTTTCCAGCCTCTAATCCGTCGGTAATAGGTGCTCCAGTTGTGGCATTATTCATAGCACGAACATATATATAACTGCTATCATAATAACCTTCGAACATTTCCTCTAGTTCGTTTATACTAGAATCATCCAGTTTACTACCATACTTATTCAATATTTGTTGTTTAGTAAGCCATCTTCTGATTACAACTCTATAACTATCCTTAACGTATACTGAATCTGGATTTCTATCTACAAAGACATTACGGGGATCTAATGCCTCTATCTCTACATTATTACGCTCTTTAGTGGGACGTACTTGATAGAAAGACATTCCTGCTACTAATAGATCTAAAAGCAAATTCTTAAGTTTAGTAAGTAGATTAATATCTCTAGACTGAATTATATATTCAACAACATTTTGTGCAGCTATTTCATAGTCACTAATAAAATTATTATTAATTTCTTCAACTAGTTTATTTATTTGCTGCTCTACTGCCTTGTCAGTTATATCCTGACCGTTAAGAAACCTAAGAATTTGGTTATTTAAATGTCTTTGCAAATATCCATATACTTCTTCAGTTATCTTCAACTCTTTGTCTCTAGTTATCTTAGATATAGTTTCTTTATCCTTGCATGATACTTTAGGGAGTAGTGGTGTACCTAGATATTCATTTAGTAAAGCATCTACATGCTTTCTGATAAGAGGTGTAAATTCAATAGAAGTAGGATTACCTATTCCAAAATTCTCCTCTAGGTATCTGTACTGCTCAGCATCCCTATATCCATTGTAGTAATTGTATGCTTTCTGTAATTTATACTTAGGATATACTAATTCGGATACTGCCTTATCAATATGCTCCATTAAGTATTCATCACCTCTATTGTGTACACTCATTACAACTTTCTAATTTATTATATTGTTTATATCCTAAGAAGTATAACGTGTCTCCTAGCCGTCTATCTCTAAGTTCTTGTTTAAGGAATTTAAGGTATGATTTAGAACCACCTTCAAATGATATAATAATAGGCTTGTCTACATTGTTCATTCCAAGAGTAAGTTTATATCCTCTATGTGTACCTTCAGTAGTTAATAACTCTTCTAGTTTTAACTTTCCAACATATTCCTTACAGTATACTTCTCTAAATAAATCTCTGATTGCTACTTCTAATCCTTGTAGGGTCATCGTATTGTGTTGGCCATAAGTTAAACTTAGGTACTATAGCTTCTCTTTCAGGAATTACTCCTTTATGCCTAATACCTCTTTCATCTACCCAATACCCAAATGGTCGTAGTTTATTATTAGGGCTGTCAACTTCCCTGGGAACTACTCCCATTAGTTCTTCATCTCCTAACATACACATTCCCCAAGCTGCTATAATATCGAACTTACGTTTATTCTCGTAACTATATTTAATAGCTTCTTCTAGTATTTCTTCAAACCATATATTGTGGCAGTAATCTTCAATATGTTGTGCAATTAAATCCAATTGATGCCTAATAACTACCTCAGTGGCAGGTGCTCCAAACTGTTTACTGCGTCCTCCTTGTATATCGGACTGTGTAGCTCTAGGACGTCTCATCAAATGTCTATTCTCCTTATGCTTCTCTCTGAAGAATTGCAGGGTTGACATTCTTGTAGATTCCAGTACTGCTTGACAGTCATAGTATTGCAATATCTTTAAGCACGTCATATGAGCTTCTCTAAGGGTTCTAGGTCTATCTCTATAATAGCATACAATTTTAGGCTCATCAAGACCATAAGCTCTCTTCATAACGACTACACAGAAATCGGACGGGTCTTGAGTCTTATCAGAAGTATCTTCACCACCCATATCAATACCGTCAATACCAGCTACGTATAAATTTCTAGGAACCGATCCATGTTCTCCTCTAATAGGATGCTCAAGTATTTTAACTTTACCATTTGAATTACTAACAAACCTAACGCTATCTATAGCTTCTTCAGTATGCTGATTATTAGTAAAGTTATACTCCAACTGACCTACGTCAATATGTGGTCCCATTTTATGAAGCTTAATATTAGCTAATTGTTCTGATAATAATACTGTGTTGAACTGATTATCTCCTTCTAGAGCCAATGCATCATCTGGAGTGAAACAGAACTCAGCACATGCTATTAAGTGTTCTTTAGGATTAGCTAATAGAGACTCTCTCTGTTCTAGATAGAATTTCTTAGCCTTCTCAGTATTAGTAACTCCTCTATTATCTACATACCCATCTCTAGCTACGAATGTGTATGCAGGAATAAAGAAAGAAGTCAGAGCATAAGAACCATCTTTAGTATGATTATGCTTATATGGTAGGAAATTATAACCTCCAGGATTATAAAACATCTTACTAAGTCCATCTAATGCTGGACCTTGGTCACCACCAGTTCCCCATACGAATCTAGTTCCGAATTTATTACCTAGAATCTCCACAAGAGCTGTACTCTGTAAGTAGGTCTTTACTAAGATAGGATTAGAACCAGATTCTTCAAAGAATAGTCTGTCTACACGGTCTCCACGAAGCTTACGAGGAACATCTACTACAAATCCTACAATATCTGACATGAATCCAAATTCTTCTCTATCTTTAGTAAGAAGGGAAGCCTTCTTATGCATGTCAGAATTATATTTCTGTCTTAAATGTCTCATACCACCTTCAGTATCTGCATTCAAATACTCAAGCTGCTCCCAACATTTACGGAGCACGTCAGTAACGAATTTCTCTGTAAATGCTACATATACAGTATGAGAACCTCTAACAGTAGTATATAGTCTAACTCCAAGTGATGCCGCAATTTCAGAGAATCCGACACCACGAGCTTTAAGGGCACATACATCCTTACTTAATTTCTCACATAGTTCTATGTAATGGAAGTATTCATATTGCTTACTAAAGAATGCTGGAAATGTGGTTTCACGACCAGAACCGGCTTGAGACACGTCAGTATTCTTAAGTCTGTAATAGTTTAAGAAGAAGTAATTGTCACCTGTAATCCTATATCCATGTGATTCATATCCTTGATTACACCTTCTAAATTCCTCTACCCAAAAGTCATTATACTTCTTAGATCCCTTAGGATAGGAACAATACTTACCATCTCTTAATTTAATCTCTCTAGCTTCAGTAAACCATGCAGGATCAAAGTCTAACCCTCTCTCCTCGTCTACTGGTCGGTAGCCAGTCAGTTCATAAGATAAAGTAGGATCAAAATATGTAATCTCCTCGTTAGCAGTAACATCCCATTCAAACTTAGTTTTAACTGTTGATTCCTTATTAATTGGCTCTACATAAGGTATAGCCTCTACTAATTCGGGTTCTACTTTATTTATCAATTCTTGAACTGTTTCTGGAATTTCTACTTTCTTCTTAGGTCTTCCACGTCCAGCCATAATTATCTATCGAAATGTCCTATATCACCTTCACCTCTGACTCCAGTTTCCTCTTCCTGTTCTTTCTTATACATGTATTCCAGTGACTTAAGTTCATCCACCACTTTAGAAACCGATTGCATCTCCTTCATCACATCATTAGTCTTCCAAATAGGTCTTCCAGTAATGGGATCTCTTTCACTTAAATCTATAGTATCGAAATAATCAGTAATTTTATCAACTACTCCTTGAGCGGCTTTGATAAGTTTAAGTGCTCTGGATTCATTTTGCATATCTCTATATTTTCTACATGCAGCTCTGAAGACTGGGTCTGCCCATTCATCTTCACTCAAATTAGCATCTTGTAGACAAGCTTGATGCCTGTCTTGTTCTGCATAATCAGAATAGGGAGACGCCCAGTCTATCATTAGCCATATGTAAGCAAGTTCTCTATAAGCTCTAGATTTATAAATGCCTTTAGGGTCTTCTTTGGTTTTATTCCTCTCATTAGTCCATAGAGCAGCGAATTCCTTAATAAGAAGAACCTCTGGCTCATTTATAATCACTTTATTATTAGCATTATCAAATAGGAATACTTTCATAAATTATTTATACGATTTGCCAGCTAAGGCTTTCTTCTGAAATCCATTAAACTTCATCTCTCTGGTGCTATCTGCTGAGCCAGGACCTCCGTTTATATGACGAATGGCGTCACCTTTAGCATTTGATGGAATACTCCATTTATTGCTAACTGTACCGCCCATATTCTTCTTAATACGTTTCTTAGCTTTACCACCACACTTGAATGCAACTAATGTGCCCCCATTTAACTTTTTACCTATTTTATTACTACGTGCAGCTGCTGCTTCAGATTGTGCCCTTCCACTACCCTGGTCTTTCATATCCACTCTAGTTTGTTCAGAAGGTGACAATTTCCTATAATCAGATGGAGTCATCTTCTTATAAGGAGTCTTCTTGTTACTTAGGTTGTAAATTCCTTTCTTAGTATGAATTGTATCATTCTTAGTGATGGTATCACCATTCTCATTCTTCTTAATTCTCTTCTTAGCCTTTCCTCCGCATTTATCTTTGAATACGTCAATTACTTTATTACCTTCAGCCATAGCCTTCTTTCTACACTTAACACAACCTCCAGCCATATATTTCTCAACCTCATATCCTTCTGGGCATCTACCTTGAAGTCTCTTAATGTAGTCTATTCTAGCTCCGTCTTTAGCTTCCATTACTTTAGATTTATTACTCTTCCAATCCGTATATAATTTATTAATCTCTTCCATACCAGTATCTAATAAGAACTTCTGCAACTCTTCATCGTTCTTAGCTCCAGAGATAGCATATAAATAAGAAGCAAATTCTTTACCATCCTTATTTAAAGTACCTCCGTCTTTGTAAAAGAGAGGGCTAAGAACCCTCTCTTTATTATTGACTGACATTGTTATTCTACTTTTAATAAGTCCTTGGTATTAAAGACAGCCTCTTGAAGAACACCTTCAGTGGAGAACCATCTACATCTAATACCTATAAAGTAATCATCTCTCTTCTCATCTTTGGATGGTCTAAACGTCATAGTTTCCTTTTTAACTACAATCATCTTAGGCTTATAAGGAATATCTTGCCTAAGAGTTACCACCTCTCCTGGTAAATAAAACACTTTCTCTTCCATAATTACAATTTACTAAATCTCTCCTTTAATCCCTCATTAATAACCACTTGAACTTGCTGTTCAGCTACTACTTCAAATCCCTGTCTGAAGAATGGTACAGGTACTCCAGATGAACGTCTGTAATAAATATCGTCACCCGGCTTAACAAACTTACATAAAGGACTTACTTCTATCACATTAGCAACTACTGATAATTGATATTCTGTATCCTTCTCTCCAGTATCTGGATTCTTAAATGCTCCATCATATTCTGGAATAATAAGTCCACCTTTAGTTACTTCAATCTTCTGATATGGATTTTTAGCATAAGGTTTTACCAAGATATATGAATTAATAGGCATAATTTCCATTGAATTCATCTTCTCTGTAACTTCCTCAGCTTTAGCAAGCTCATCTTTAATATTCTCATTTAAAGCTTTAGTGTAAGCATCTACTGCCTTATTATGTGCTTCCACAGCAGCTTCCTTCTTTAAATCTTCAAATCCATCTGCGCCAGCAAAGCTAATTCCTTTGCCACCAAACATTAAATCCATTGTTCCGTTGTTACTCATAATTAAATCATTACCATTTACCTGCGGGGCATACAGAATCTAAGTCTCTAACTTTAGCACTGAGTCTGCATCCGCATCCACGTTTATAACCATCTTTCTCTTCAGTTGATACATCTCCAGTTTTAGGATTCAGCCATAACTTACTACTACATAAGTATCCCAAAAATGAATCCTTTCTAATAGGACATTCTTTACAGATTCTCATTCGAGCTCTAGCTATATCAGCATTATTTCCTAGTAGCTCATTTAAATGTCCATTGACAATATTAGCTAATCCCATAGATTCTAATGAGTTTAAATATGGTCTTCTACTATTTAATATCTCAGAACTCAGCCTGAAGGATACTCTAAATTACATTAACTCATTAGAACTCTATAGGCTTCCTTTTATCCCTAAGTTCCTCTAATACACACTGCTTTCTGTGATATTTAAGGAGTCTTTCAACATCATCCTTTAAATATTCTACTTCATGTTCAGTAACATTGCCTGAATGATCATAATGTACTAATATAAGTTTCTTAACTACAAAGTCTGGATTTATCTGCTGAAGCATCCATGCATATAAAGATAATTGTAAAGTATAATGCACTTTGTTACAATCCATTAGATTATTGATAGGATACTTCATCATTTGGCTCTTCTTAGTTTTAGTATCGAAGAATGACTTCTCATCCAGTTTCTTGTTGGTCTTATAATCTACGATATAGATATCATTACCATCCTTAATTAATAAATCAATTTGTCCTGCCAATCGTACTACTCCATCGTCAGATTTGTAATAAATTAGATACTCTGGATAAACACCTCTTTCAATATCTAATTCATAATAATCTGCACTGACTTGAAATTCACCCCCCACTCCATACTGCTTAACTGTACATTTCTTTTTGCCTGTATACATATGCTCTAAATCAGAATGAATAGAAGTACCTCTATCAGTTGATGCTTTATTAGTTCTTTGCCATTCATCCAGTATGTCTTGCTGTACAGAATTAAATTCTGTTTCGTCTAAATCATATGTATCTATAAAATACTTCTTATCGAATTTCTTAGTATCCAGTAGGTGTTTCTTCTCCATAGAGAACTGCGCAGGACTTAATAGTTTCTGCAATGCTTTATACTGTGACCAGAAATCTGAGTTAAACTCTTGACAATACTGACCAATTAATGTTGTTACTGAAGTATGTCTTCTACCATCATTCTCATTCCAATAGGTGTGGGTTAAGTTGTTGAAGCACACCTGACCATTCCTTTTGTCCACTTCCATAATACTCTTTAAATTTCTCCTTAACTGAGTTATAATCTAGTAAGATAGATATGCGTTGTGCATAAGGAGCTATAACTGAATTGTAATATCCCAAGTGATATTGCTTCTTATTCTTATACAGTATAACTATCATTCCTTTAGGGTCCTTTAATCCCATTAGTGGATAGAGGGCTGCTGATTTAGCATCACATTCCTCTAATAAAGTACATAAATTGGGAAAGGTTCTAAAGTAAGATTGAATACTATCCATACGTAAGAACTGATTATCATTTATAAGCTCTATCTCCTCACCGTAGTTCATATACTCCAAATCAGTCCATAATTTAATACGAGCTTTAGTATCATAACCTCTTCTTCTTTCTGTTAAGGCAGTTAAATAACGATAAGACAAGCCATGAGTGCTATTTAGCGTATTATGATAATTCAGTAATAATACATTAGATGCGTCTTTGTCTCCTTTCAGAATTGCATCCACATAATCATTAATGATTGGAGTAATCATCTTAGTGTATTCTTCAGCAGCTGCTTTATCATAAGCCTCTACTTTAGTATAATCTTCTAGAATAGCTTTTGTGTGGTTAGATACATGTATTTGCAATAATACAAATGCCAAACTAACTATTATGATAGTTTTAACATTAGTATTAAGCTTATCTATCCACTCGTACAACAGTTTAAGCTTGCCCAATAACATTAATCTGCTAATTAGAAGTTGATAGTTAATAATTCATTAAATTCCTTAGTACTTATTAACATTAACCCTACTAATCATTAATTCATCTAATTCATTTGATTATTTGCAAATATAGCCCTAAATTTGTACACAACAAAGTGATTTAAAGTGTAATTTAATTATGGAATTCAACGCAGAGCAATTAAGACTATTGGGTGATTCTCTAAGGGACAAATTTATTAATGCAGACTTAGATAGAATCCCTATGTTTGCTAGTGGTAATAAGCTAGTCAACAAAGATAAGAAAGGCAGTAAGATACATATTAAGAAGAAGAATAGAGGTAAATTTACAGCATCAGCTAAGAAGGCTGGACAAAGTGTACAAGAACATGCACGTTCTGTACTTAATAATCCTAACGCTACTCCTTTACAAAAGAAGAGAGCCAACTTCGCACGCAATGCGGCTAAATGGAAGCACTAGTTATGAAATTTAAGTATGATAAGCAAAGGAAACTATTGTTCTTCATAAATTCGTTATTTCCAGTAAAAGGATATCAGTATATGAATATCTGTGGTATTCTATTTACTAGAAATGAATCAGCAATAGATAGAATGACTGATTCAACGGTGCGACATGAAGTAACTCACACTAAACAAATTATTGAGATGGGAATCATATTCTATTATTTGTGGTATGTGATTGAGTGGTTAATTAGACTGCTAATTATGGCTGATAGTCACAAAGCTTACAGAGCTATATCTTTTGAGAAAGAATCTAGAGCTGCAGGGGCTGATCCTAATTACAACAGAAAGGTGTTTCAATATAGATGGATTAATTACTTATAATTATTAAAGATTGTATTTATGTCTAAGGTAAAAGAGGATACCGCCAAGGTTGACAATACGGCAGTAGTTAAGCCAAAGGTATTTGAAAGGCTTAGGGTAACACCTAGGAAATATGAACTTGTCGACCTTGGTGGTACTCCGTCTAATGATACTAGAACTCCTGCTGAAAGAAATAAAGATTATCTACATCCCATTAAAGGAGCTAAAGAAAGATTCAAAGCTTCCATGAGCAATGAGACTAATCCCTTAGTAGGTATAGAGCGAACAATACTTCCTTCAGCAGCTGGTGCAGCACTAGTAACTACTCCAATAGCTTTAGCTAAGGGTGCTGGTTATGGATTTGGCATTGATAAGTTAACTGGGGGATGGGGTAATATGGTAGAAAGAACTACTGGCATTCCATCAGAAATTGCTCAGTATACAAATCCAGGTGCTATTATAGGAGGTGCGGCAGGTTACAGATTAGATCAAAAGAATTTATTGTCCAAGTTTATTAAGGGAGATGCTGATTATGCTGGAGCTTCTATACTTGGTGGAGGTAATTTAGAGGGCAGAAACTTAATAGCTCAGTACATATTTGGAGAGAATCCAATTATTAAGAGAGTATTCTTTAATAAGGCTACCAGTAATATTAAACCTATTAGTAATAATGAAGCTAAAAGAGGATTTAGTCATGGAGACAGATATGAGCAGCTGTATCCTGGAATATATAACAGACGATATGAAATGCGCTCTGTAGTACCACAAGGACGACCTCTTAAATTCAGTAGCTCTGAATTTACAGAATATGCCGGAAATAATCCTATAGGTAAAGTTATAGGTAAAGAAGGAGACATGATAATGCGTACAGGAGACACTGAGTTTATGGTCTTTAGAAATCCTGGAACTAATTATGTAGGACCTATAGATGATGTAGGTGGTCATGTGATTAAACTTCAAATGGATAAGGGTAAACTAAAGCAGACTTCTCAAGACATGTGGAAATTCAATCCTGCTGATTATGCTAAGAGATGGAATGAATCTCCAAATGCCCCGGATCAAGTAAGGCTTACTAAACAAGCAGCTTTAATGGATAAGGTAGGAACTCCATTTATATTACAGCAATCTAATCCTATATGGATTGAGGGCAGATCTGTTAGACAGGCTATGAAAGTAGGAGGTAAATTTACATTTAAGAAATCTCTAGCAGTCAAAGATGCAGAGAAACTTAATGGTAAACGAGATATGCGTAAGAAGTTTGTTAAGTCTAGTAGGCCTACTTATAAGAGACGTATTCGTAAAGGACAAGTGGGAATGAGATTCGTTAGTTATGTTCCAGTAAGCAATCCTATAATAGATTACACTGACATTACTAATCCTATTAATCCATTCAGTGAGTATTACATACCTACTACATATAATACAGAGCAGGCATTAGTAGTACCAGAAAGAGAAGATAGCAAGTCTGATACAGTAGAAGAAACTCCAGTAGTAGCTAGTAAGCCTATAGCAGAGCCAGTAGTCAATAAGCCAGTAGCTAGTAAAGTAGTAGTTAATACTGCCAACTCAACTTGGAGTAGTCCTTATAAGGATAAAAGTAAATGGGCAGCTGACCTTACTAATGCTTATAAAAGAGCAGGCATTACTAATGATAATGCAATTAGAATGCTGGTATCACAAGATGCTTTAGAAAGTGCTTGGGGACGTTCTGCACAAGGTAAATTCAATTTCGGTAATCTGACTACTGGGGCTAAATGGCAAGGTGATTATGTAACTGGTAATGACCATGATGCAGCAGGTAATCCAATTAAGCAGAAATTTAGGTCTTACAACTCTATGGATGAGTATGCAGCAGATAAGGTACAGTTCTTAAAGAGACTATATGACTTTGACGAGAACGATGATATTAATAAGTTTGCAGCTAAGCTAACTGGTTCTAATAAAGGTAAGAGAAGATATGCAGAAGCTACTAATTATGCCAGTTTGCTGAAAGGAGTATATAATAAATATGCAGGAGGTGGTATAATTAAATATCAAGAACCTGCACAACCTATAGCTAGAAGAGATGCTATTATGGATTATAGACCTAATATTCCGAATAGAATTAGAAGGGCTACTCCTGCTGAACATATTCAGTCAATGATAGACATATATGGGCAACCAGAACATCAAGTAGGTTCTGATAATAGAAGTAAGTGGCAGCATGGGCAAGCTAGTAAACAAGCCGATAAAAGCTATAATGATTACATGGAAGCTAAGAAAGCTGCACAAGGTTTGGATAGATTAAACCAATTTCTTACCTTTACAGATTATGCAGGATTAGCTACTGGTATAGGTAGTCTGGCTAGTAAAGGTGCTACTTATGCTGGTAAGAGATTAATGAAGAAGGGTATTAAAGCCCTACCTAAGGATAAGTTCATAGAAACTCCTTATAAGATGAGAGGAGACCAAGACGTAGCATATAATGCACATAATTTCGTTGAATATTTAAGTAAGCCAGAAACGTTTAGCTAGTATAGATGCTGATTTAGGAACACAGTATGTAACCTCAGTTGGAGATTTTATACAAGCTTATAAGAATGGCAGATTACCTAATTTTAAGGCACGTAGAGTTGGCGACTTAGATGCTGCTGGACAAGTTATTAAGAATTCTCAATCATTTCCTAGTGCAAAAATACTTAAAGATAATAATTACGATAATTACTTCTTTGACATTCTTAAATCCGACCCTTCTCACGTTGTTGGGCATGAATTTAAGCATGGAATAGAAGTCTATAACAGTATGCTGATGAATCCTAATATTACAGCTAAAACTTATGAATCTGTACGTCAAGCTTCTCCTAGATTACAAGCTTTAATGAAAGATAATATCGTATCTGAGGATGAGTTTGTAAGTAGAGTTATGAATCATTATCCAGATGTTACAGAGGATGGAGTAAGAAGAAAGTATAAATATCTGACCCAGCCTAGTGAGTTTAACTCTAACCTTCACCCTATAATTGAATTACAGCAAAGGATGGGTAAGCCAGGAGTTCCTAACTTCAATAATTTAGACGAGTTAGAGAATTTAGTTAATAATACCGTTCTGTCTAAGGGAGATGGTGTTAGTCCAATTCTTAATTTACAGTTACTTTACAACCATCTATTAAAAGATAAGCAACTGTTTATGCAACAATTTAATAAGTACGGCTGGGGCATTGCACCCGTTTCAATGCTTAGTAACCCTTCTAGAGAAATACAGAGTTCAGACGAACAAGGTTGGGGTAATACAGATATAGAATGGAGGAATACTACAGATTTGCATAAATAGTAACTAGGAATATAAAATAAATAAGAATTAATATGGATAATGAATTACTAAATTATAAAATATCGGAAGATAAAGACTATGCAGATAATGTTGCAGTAACTACTACTGGTAGAGTTGAAAGATTAGTGCTTACTTGTTACTTACAGGGTAAGTATTGCATAGTTACAGAGTACAATGGAGAGTATTCCATAGTAATGAAGGAAGGAGATACAATTAAAGTATCTCCTATATTTACAGAGATTGTTGCAATGTTACGAGAACTGCCTAGAGTTAAGGAACTGGAATAAGTTCGGTTATGGGTACAGAGAATGTCTTAGTATCTGCCTTATCTCCTTTGTAAGTCTTGTTGCAAGTGTCACACGTAGGATAAATGTAAACAGTATCGTCTGAATTATCAGCTTTAATAACATGAGCACCTACCATTTCATTAATAGGTACATCTCTGTTACAACATTCACAATGCCAGAATTTATAAGCAGATATATCCTCTTTAACATGTTTCGCCCAATAATCAAACCAGACTTTAGAATTGTCTGTAGTATCTTTAGCATGTTTGACTTTTACAGACGGGATAATTTCAGCTGTTAGCATAATCTTATAAATTTAAATGTTAATAACTACAAAGATATAAATAATTATTAATATCAGAATTGATAGAATGAAATTTACTACATTCCTAAAGCAAATGTTTACCTCACACTCTGGAATTAGTAGTAAGAGAGTATGTGGGGTAATAGGATGGTTTGTAGCAGTAATAGTATTAATTTATTGTACTGTTATGTGCGTACAAGCTCCACTGATGATAGATACCTTTCTATTATGTGTGATGGGATTATTAGGAATTGATAGTGTAACTGGTATATGGAAGAAAGGATTTATACATAAGGATGAAGATAAGAAAGAATAAATAAAGCCCAGCCTAGCAATTAAGCTAAGTTGGGCTTTTATTGTTATAATTATTGCTATGTTTATTGAGAATGTTACATACAATTATTTACTGGCATTAGATACAAATGTGCCAGAATCATATGGGTTCCAATTACTAGCGTCTCTACGTATAGTTGTCTGTCCTAAGTTAAATTGCGGAACTTCTACTATATTGTCAAGAACTTTAAATAATTCTTCTAAGGTTAAATCTGGAAGTATTTGATGTAAGTTCTCTAATGTTCTTCTAACGTCAATCATAATAATATATTGTAGCAAACTGTACACCACCCATGCTAATATTAGGTAGTAACATCTTGTATAGTTCTGTAGATTCAAATGTATCTTTATATTCTCTAGGGACTAATAGAGTATCAACATGATGTCCTCTAGACATTCTAGCTAGATAGGAAACCTTATTATCATCGAAGTCTGTGAGTTCCAACATTATAGCATTGTGATGTCTAGGATAGTTCCCACTAAGTATTATCATAGTTATTCTTTAATTTTAACATAGAGTTGACAATGACAAGTTCCTTCTTCCATTTCTCTAAACTCTTTACACATACATACCGTATCTTCATCTCTTACTAAAGAGCAAGGACAATATCTTTTACCATACTTATCTTTATTATGCTTTAATCCTGCTAAAACAGTCTCTTTAATTTCTTTATTATCAGTTATTCTTATCATTTTTATATCGGTTTGTAATTTCAACTAATCCAACGCCTTCATGTGGATTGTGAAGTAAATCCAAAACTGCCTTATTAATTTCATTATCAAGCTCAGAACTGACTATAAATGGTTCTGGTTGAATTTCCTCAATAACTTGTTTAAACATTTGCTCGGTAAGTGTATTATACCAGGGCTCTTCTAATATCATTATAACCTCACTCATAAATACATTGTCATTATCATAGGTAGGTAATAGTACCAACCATCGTATACATATGCATCTCTAAATAATGCCTCTTCTACCAACTCTATTTCTTGCATGTAAGTTCTCATTTAATTACATTATCATAATGAGAATTAGCTGCTATATCTTCTAATATAATAATAGTATCGTATAATTCATCTGGAGAGAATGAAGTTATATCCGATATTACCGATTGCATATATTCTTTAATCTCATCCAAAGTCATTACTTTAAATTCATCTTGACTTAAATGTTGATGTTTTAAGTGCTCATTTATAATATCTATTATAATTAATAGATTACTTTTATCACTTAGATATAAGTCTCCCTTCTCTGGATGGGAAGCAATTGCAAATATATCTGGATGCTTAGTAATCATTAATTCATACTCTTCGTCCGTTAAAAGATTCGCAAGTGCAATTGCTTTATTATGTAACAACTGCACTTCTTTTAATGCGAACTCTTTATTAATTCTATCAATTTGTCTCATTTATTTAATAAATGAATATACATTAGCTAGTTGGGCAATATATTCAATATTAGCCTTATTAGTAATTCCTTCTGCTATCTTATCTAAAATGAGTGTTTCAAGGACTACTTTCTTATCAGCTAACTCCTGATAAGGATTACTTATCACATCACTTTTAAACTCATTTTCTGATGCTATTGTAGTAAATCCAATAGTATCATCTGCTTCTACGAGTGAACTTGTAATTTCTACTTTAGGTTCCTCTTTAACTTTAGATTCTTTAATTTCTCTAGCCATGCTTTAATAAATTTTAATTAGTTAATTAATGTGATTTAAATTCACATATTTATTATTATTTAATTTGATGTTACAAAGTTAGCTATATATTATTAATATACCTAGTAATATTATTATATTTAATATATATTATATATTATATAATATAATTTATAATTACTATAATATTATATTGCCAACTCGAAACTGTAGTAGGTGTAGTGGCAGTCTGCGCCCCTACGGGGCTAGCCTGCAATTAATAAGATCTATAGATTGTAAGTTATATTCCAATTTAATATAATTATATATTCCAACTTGAAATTTGGTAATCTAAAATCTATATATAATTACTATAATACCATTACATAAGTATATATAATAGGCGCGGCTGCCGAAATCGGCATTCGCTTAGGACTGAGCTAAGTGCAAGATAAAAGATAGTAAATTATTAGTACATAAATTGCAAATCTTGTATATGTCACACTCTGTAGTACGGGGTGTCATATTTATACCCCCTCCCACTCCGGGGTGGGTAGTACTAACTCTATACATGGAACTAGAAATTGATATATATTGCTTAAACACCAGGGGTGTTACCCCTAACACCCCTCACCTATCTTTGGAGGAAAACAAAAGATTTATATCTTTGTATTTCGCTTCATTTATTATTTGTTTCACTAAATTATTACAACTATGAACGAAAGTAAAGTAAAGGAGATTAACCGCAAAGCGGCTGCAAATTTGGGTATCAAAGCGCAAACAGTAAACCAACTGCTTAACCGTATGGGAGTAAATCCAGAGGCGTTAAAAGTCGGTGATGTTATCAAAATGCCTGATGTTATTTCGTTGGCTGATGGCTCGTTATCGGCTGCAATGGTCAACGGTAACCCGTTCTTACAAGTTGTTGTTACTGTAAACGGTGAAGCCCGTAACCTTACCGTGTCAACTCTTAACCGCGTATTTGTGGACAGAGAAACACGCGCAAGAACAACGCCCGTAGATTTGTTGGATGAAGCCGACAAAGCAAAAGCAGTATTCAAGCACTTTGAGGGCGGAACGGTTGACGAAGGCTTGCAACAACTCAAAGGGAAAGAGTTAGAAGTGAAGCGTATCGAAACATTTGAGTCAGTCACAAGAGACGGCGCGCCCATGAACGTAAATGTAACGGCAATTATCGAAAGATAATGCTTTATAAGTAAGGCACACATACAATATTAGTATTGTGTGTCTTACTTTTTATTACGCTTTGATGCTCTACTTTCATAATAATAGTATGTAGAAATTTACATAAATGAACAATAAATTCACATTAACAACTGTGTATGGTACAGTACGTAGCAATAAACTATATAGTCATAATGGAATAAGATATAATCTTAATCCAGTTATCATTGACAACGCTACTGGATACTTTACCATTCAGAAAGTAGGATATGGCATTTATAAGCTAATAAAGTATATGTTAGTTCCTACAACTGAGATGACAAATAAATAACAAGATATTAACTTAAAACCTCGTAATGTAAAGGTCAATTACATGTACAATTATGGTAACAGTAGCAATAGCAACAAGCTTAACATCATATATCCCTATGATGTACGCAGATAACCTTGAACAAGGTCTGCAAGTATGTAGACTTCTTAAAGGCATAGAACCAAAGGAAGTATACACAGTAGTATCATCAGCTGATTTATCACTCAATTTAGCACATGTTAAAGATTATAGCTGGGAGGAGGAATTAGTGTAGACTACACAGAACGCCTATCGCTGTAAAGGATGGGCAACCTGGTTTAGCTCTTCTGAGTAGTTGCAAATGCTTAGAATCCCTACATCACAAAACGGACATAATGTATGTAGTGCCAAAAGTTAAACGTTCCTGCTTCATGCGTTAAAGCAGGAGTCCATATGATTGCTCAATTTAGTCTTTTAAGTTTTAAACAGCGTCCTACATTGTGGGTAATCGGCTAAAGGAACGTTCTGCAACTTGTGTCTCACAAGCATGAGTTGTACGTAGAGTACGTGTGGCAGCCTGGAATAGACAGGCAATTAAAACTCAAATTACTCCCAAGACATTGAGGTGTCAGTTTCTCTATTATAAAATGTAAGCAAACTATTCCTGTGAATGTGAGTTGCGACTTATAGAGTTTAAGATGTAGTTTGAGTTAGAACCAGTAGCTCAGTTGGTTGTTAACGAAGGCGAAGCCTTTGGCAGCTGTGGTAGAGCGTTCTCATCCGAGAAAGGTCAGTAGTTCGAATCTACTCTGGTTCACATCTTCTATGATAAATCTTCTTTTTATATTATTTAGCATCATAATGGGTACGCCCGGAGACTAATGCAGAGCATCTCTTATACCAAACAGTATGACCTTGATACTGGAGAGATGTCTTATCGTGAGATAAGGCAAAGGAGTGTGGCACAGGAAGGTGCTATTTTACGTTTAAATTTAAGTTAATAAATACAGTAAGTTAAAATTATTCATTCTCCCGTGATGGGAGCGGCATCATGACTAAGCCTTTACGTGGCGATGCTATAAGTAAGCTAATAAGCTGAAACTAATTAGTCACTAACAATTAGAACCTCACAACGTATAGGTAAGTTGTATAAGATTATGAAACAGTATTTCTTCTTAGTAACTGAATTAGTAAATGGTAAATTAACGCCACTCAAAATTACTCTTCAGTCTTACAATGCCGTTAAATTTGGCAGAACGTATGCAGAGAAACATCCTAATTCTCTGATATCGCTTTACAAGCAACCAATCTCCAACAGTGGTAAGGTTACTTGGATTTGTCACCTGGAACCGTGGAGCTCAAATGAGGAAGAGTCTCTTATGTCTGCTGAGGAACAAATAAGACTTGACATTCTTTCTGATAATGACATGTTGGTTAAAATTAATCACTGATAGTATGATTACAGAAACATTCACAATCAAGGAGATGGAAGCTGAAATATCTAAGAATTATTCAGCAATCATGGGAGCCTTACTGAAATATGCACCTCAGTATAAGAAGGACTTCACGAAGAGACGTCATGCATTTGATTATCCAATGGTTTACACTACTACTAAGAGAGTAGTTATCAAGGGTAATACTTATATAGGAGTGTTTGGTTCTAACACTCCTGATCCTAAGGATTTCGGTGTTCAATGTTATCTACAATTAGAAACGTCTCAAGGTAGACGTTATTATAGAATAATTGTAGGTGGCATTGTGCTGGCAATTAGTAAGCACTTCATCGAAAGATTCATTGAGAGAAGCCCTTATCCATGTACTAAAGACAATTTCTTAATTTACATGTCTAAGGAACTTCATACTTATATGAGAATGGATATTAGAGAAGACCGTGTATCTTATGGAGCTTCTGTTAATGGCTTAGTAGTTATTAAAGGTAATACATATATTACATATATGACTGACCTAACCCAGCTAAAGCAGAAACTCATGGAAGAAGTAATGGCTGAAGTAGCTGCCGTTCCACATAAGAGACAGGAATCTATTCGAGCTCAAATTAAAGCATTATTAAATAGTTAATATTTCACTAAAACCTCGTGAGTGTATAGGTAACTCATTAGATTGACTATGTTTAGACACAAAGTTGAAAAGATTACTCCGGAAATAGCAAAGATTTACTACAGTAGATCAACAGGCAATAGAGTAATTAATCGTCAAGCAGTTAAGACCTACATTGCCCAAATGAAAACAGGTCGTTGGGTTTTAAATGGAGAGACTATTTGCTTCGATTCTAATGGTGTTCTTAGAGATGGGCATCATCGCTTGCTGGCAATTATTGAATCTGGAGTAACCATAGAAGTTCTTGTTGTTAGAGGAGTTGATCCTGCTGCATGGTATACTTATGACCAAGGTAAATCACGTTCTGGTGGTGATATATTCCAGATTGCTGGAGTTACTAATCCATTTGCAACTAAAGCAATAGTTGCTAAATGTGAGGCCATTAACGAGAAGAAGATTCTGCATAGCAGAAACAATGCTCAATATACAAGTAAATCGAATGCTGAACTTCTTGGAATTTATAAAGAGCATGAGAAGGTGTTCAGAGATGCACTATCAATGTATTTGAAATACCAAACTGACTTCAGAAGACTGCTGTCTCCAGCCTATATTGGTGGAGTTGCTGCATTCTTAATGCTTTATAAAGGCTGCACTAAAGAATGTGTTGACAGATTCTGGGAAGGTTTCGCACTTGGCATTCTTCCAGCATATAAACAGGCTCGTATGGCATTAACAGTGGCATCTGGTTCTAAGGCTATCATGCAGATAGTTTACAGTGCTTGGTATGCATATGAGCATGACAATATTACAGAGGACTTCGTAATGATCGAGGGCTCATTCGTATAAAGTAGTTTTTATATTTGTCATAAAACCTGGCAGTGAGTAGGTTAACTGCCAATTTATTTATGAATAGTAATTTTGATGAGAATTTAGAGAATCTCAAGAACATATTAAAGAACAGAGCTGTGTGGAGAGCTGTTGATCGTGCATATGAAGAAGCTCTTTGTGAAATAGCCGGCAGAGCTAAAATGGGCTCTCTAGTTTCTAGTAAACTGTTTCTAAAATATAACTACGGTATAGAAGTAAGATCTTCAAAACCTCTAAAGCCTAGTCAGAGAGCATTATTTATTAATGACAAGCTATATACCATTATTGACACAACTCCCGCTGATGCAATCATAGTTACTAAAGGACTGTTGTGGATAGGCATACTTGAAGTAGCGACTAGAGACGATTACCAGCCTGGCATATGGAAAACTAATATTCCCAATTTGAGATATCAGCTTCTTAGAGTAGCTGGATTTGATAGTTTCAGTAAAGCTACTTTAGTAAAATTAGCTAAGGCACTAGGTAGTACTATTCGCTTCGAAGTAGTTAATCCTAATAGTCCCAGAAGGATTGTGGTAGTCAAAGAAATATCAATTTCTGAGATTGGTCGTTTAGAGACTTTTATTACCGATCCTAACGAAGACATATGGGAAATAAAGAAGGCTAAAGAGGATTATTACATAAAGAAACTCGCAGATCTAGAGACTGGTTCATTTATAAAGGGAGCTACTGCATGGTTTGATAATAAGTCATTAGCATTATCCACATTCAAAGCTAAGTCTCTGGGTCAAGTATTATTAACTTGTCCATTTGAAGTTTACATTAAGAGGAGTGAAACTCAGGTGGATAAATTAAATACTTGTAATATGTCTGTTACTTCGTATACTATAACATATAAGTAAAATAATTATGATAGATGTAGATAAATACAAAGCTTTATTGCAGCAGAATGAACAAGCTGAGAAATCTTCTGACTCTGATGCAGCCAGAAAGATATTGGAGGAAATGGTAGAATTAGCTGTTATGAACCTTACAGATGCAAAGGTTCCAGAGAATACTCATTTTGATAAGGTTGAAATTGGCTGTAATAGAATAACCGACTGCCTCAGCTTAGTAGGAGTTGCAAGGAATGGCAGAAGGCTTATAGTGGAGTTCAGTTTGGATTACACTAAAGCTTATGTAGGTAATAGACGTATCGAGGTTGACTTGTCTCCAGAGGAATCTGAATTAGTAGCCTCATTAAGGACTAAGGCAACAAATAAGATGCGTCACGCTCTCAGAGAACTTATTGATAATTTTAATGTGTTCTCTTATACTTGTAACACTTTTATAGGTACTACTCGTTACGGTACTAAAGGGCAACTGATGCAAGAATTTAAGGAAATACTTACTAAGAACATTCGTGAGGCTATTATAGACAACATCAGAGACGAGGATGATATACATGCTAGACTGTTTGAGTATGTTCCAAATCTGTATGACGAGGAACTTACATCTGGTGATATTATTGAAGTCTTAGAATCTCACGGATATCCTTCATGTGATGTTCATGTAACCAAATAAAACTATGAAATTGTACTTTAACTTTAAAGGTAATTACATAGTAGCTAAACATAACGGTGTTGTCATTGATATGCGAACTGGTATTCCTACTGATGCTACAGCTGACGCAGTTCTCAATTCTTATAATAAGGAGACCAGCAGTGAGTGGAGACCTGTCAATATGGCCCAATTCGGCAAAGCTATGTTTGAATTAGCTGACGGCTCTGCCCACTACGCATTCATTGATCACCATAAAGTCAGAATCTGTTATAAATCTGATGATAAGGCTACGTATGTAAAATTTACTGGTGACTTTCCTAGATATTTCTGGAAAGGACTGTTTAAACTGATTGGCGATGTTATCTAGAATACAATTTAATGATGGACAGGTGGTTAACGTGAATCACCAATCCATTTCATTCAAGGACGACGCAGTTCTATTGGGTCTTGGCAGTAATAGAGACCAGTTAAAACATGTAGAGAATGCTTTAATTGATGTTACTTACAAAGTACATCATACACCCCTGATAGCTGTAGAGATAGCCTGTAGTGATGTATCTCTAATTACAACTATCTGATCAGCATTCTTTCCATCTAAAGAGAGTCTGATGAGTCGCTGGAAATTGCGACGAAACACTTCACCGAGGGCAGGCGGTGGAGTGTCACTTTTAATCAATACTAATAATTATGAAGGTGGATAATATTATCATAGATATAATACTAGCATTAGGTGTTATATTTATGTTATGTATGGCTTCTGATGATTTTACATTAATCACAGCAACCATTATGATTGTGACAGCCGTAGGTATCTGGTATATGCCAGATAGTAAATCAATTAATAAATTTAACAAGAAATGAGAACATTAGAAGAAATTTTAGCGTCAGAAAGACCTCAAGTGGATGAAACTCCTAAACGCAACTATGAGGAAGTTATAGGAGAAATTAAATCTCATATGGCTAGAGCTCTTGACGAGACAGAATCGTTCAAAGAAGGTATTTCATGGGGAGTTGCAGAAGGTATCACAAAAGATACCAAACATACGGTATATATCCTTAGAGAGGATAACGAGCCTGTATTCTGTCTGGAAATGAGTGAACCTCCTTGTATCCAAAGCCCTGAACTTACTGACAAGAATGGCGGCTTTGATATTACTGAAGAAGACGCTGCTATGTTGATAAAGGCATTTGACCGATTGAATACAAGTATAGATGTTTATAAGGAACACTTTGGAATGAATGATACTACTGAGAAATCAGGCATTAATGTACTTAAACTCTTAAAGGAATTAGATCCAGGTACGTTTGATAAAGCTTTGGAAGAAGCGATGAACAGGACCAAGGATTTCCGTGAAGACATCATTAAGAATAAGATGAAAGAACTCGGCATTGAAGCTCCAGAAGTGGTATCCGAACTAAGAGAAGTATTTGATATTTTATTCAAGGCTAAACATGGATTATAAATCTCATAAGTTATCATAAGTAAAATATTTTAATATTCTAGGGCAGACATGTTGTGAAACACTCTGCCTCTCTTATTTATTAACTATGCATAAAGTTATAGAAGGTTCTCACATCCTTATATGTGATGTAGACAAGTTTAACAAAGAACTACTTAAGTTCCTTATTACTAATGTGTATGGCATTAGGCTCCATGTGTCCCTAGAACGTATTAGAGACAATATTGAAGCAGAGCTTAAATGGCCTTATGATGAGCATATAGATATGAAACAAGTTATTGAGGAATGGGTATATACTTCTAAGTATCCTTCTGTAATAACCACTTCAATGTCTTATGAATCCTGCATTGAACTTATTAAGGATATAAAACCAGAAATTGTAGTATATAGCTGGATGCGTAAACAATCTAACGTACAATACCCGTTTTGATGTCACATGCCGAAATATTCAATGCAGTAATGACTGCTCTTGATACGTACAACGAAGGTTGGAAACCTAACTGGGAGGATGGAACTTATAAATACTGCATCACTAGATGTGGTAACAATATAATTCCAATAACATCTCGATTCGATTATCATTTTATTTCTTTTAATAGTGCTAGTGTTAGACGGAAGTTCATGAAGGAGCAATGTAAGTTGCTTAAGGAGTTCTTCCGTTAGCATTCTGTGGCTATATTCATCTTTCATTTTATTAATAAGCTTTTAAGTCTGAAATGGGTACGCCAGTGGCACAGGAGGATACTGGAAGCTTTGGGTTGTTTCCCCACTCCTAGCATGAGAGTATAATCATGCTACTATGGGCCATACATGGAATTGATTCATAATGACTGGGTAGTAAGACGTGTAGAGTTCGTACCAACTCTTATAAAATGATACACAAATTTTAAGTGGCAACACTGAAGTAAGAATGGCAGCGTAAGCTGTGGCTTATCGATATTATATTGATTAAGTCGGGTTAATCGGAGAGACCTAGAGACAGAAGAGGTGTGGGAAGAAGCATTATAGAGCAGCCCACTTAACTTGAACGCCAAAGGTTAGTAAAGCTGAAATCTCCACTACCTATCTATGGGTTACAAATAGACGTTCTCCAACGTAAATGGAGTGGTGGCGTGGGACTTCGGTCACTCCTAATTTTGATAGTTTGTAAGTTAGCTTTAAGTGTACTGGCTTGATCACTGTGATTTAATTGCCTGGTTCTGAGTAAGACTAATAAAACTGTCTACATGCTGAACTCAACAGCTGATGTAATAAAATAGAGACACACGTAATCTTGTTATTTAGAGTTGTGAAGACCGCGGTTCGAGTCCGCGATGGTCCACTTATTAACTAATTAAATCACTTTGACATGGAAAGAGGTAACATTGATTTTGGTAAACTTCTAAATGGAGTTACCACAGAGAACGTTTATGTTCTTACTAATGATAACCGAAAGGTTATCGAAGCTTTAAGGTTCTTACCCGGAAATAGAGAAATTAAACCTAAGAAGGTTGAGGACTTGGTGAAAGCTTATCAAAACAAGGAGTATATTCCTCCTATTCTAGTATCAACTCCTTTCAGATTTGTAACTGAAGGTAATCACAGACTCGCAGCTGCTTTGGAATGTCTTAAAAGGAATATTCCATTTACATTAAGAGTATACTTCTATGCCGACGAATCTGCATTAGAAACTGCCCGTCTCATTAATAATACTCAGAATAGATGGAAGGCACATGACAAACTTATGTCTTATGTATATGAGAAGAAAGAACCATATATGATACTAAAACAGTTTATGGATAAGTACCCATCTATATTTATTCGTAATGGTGAGTATATGGTACAGGCTGGCTTAAGTCTTCTTTCTGGAGGTAGGACAAGAGCATCTTTAAATACTGCATTCTCCAACGGTAAGTTATTAATTAACGAAACTCAGTTGGAATTAGGAGAAGCTATGATGGATGAATTGTCGTTAATCTCGGAAGTATTAGGAACTCAATCTGTATACGCTAGAGACCACAGTACTGGTTGGATGAAAGCACGTACAAGACTTGGCATTCCTTTTACTAAGTTCATAGTAAGACTTAAAAGAAGAGCTACAACTTGGGAAGAGCCCAAGGACACTACTGAAGCATGGTTTAATATGTATATGAAGATAGCAAGTTTATGAAATTAACAATTAGTAGTCAATCCCAATTTGGGGTGCACATCTGTCAGTATCTATATGATATGGACAGCAATTTCGCTAAAGAGAACCAATCACTTCCCTTACAAGATATTGTAGCACATATCTTATATGCTACGAATAGAATTAGAATGGGAAATGAGCCAATCACAACCAAAGCAATTGCTAGGATTGCAGACTTTATAAATGAAAGCCTGCCAATCTCTGTAGCTTGCGTATTTGGCGATGAAGAATCTGAGAAGGATTATATTGACATCTCGGAACTGCAATCACTTCAAACGCTAAAGGATATTAATTCCAGAGTTAAGCAGTTTTATGCTCCAGGCTTGAAGATTTCTCTGCAAGTAGTTGGCAGAACTTCTTATGTTGAGAAGGTTACTAAATTGGCAACTGTATTGGGAGGTTTTACTATAGGCAACCTCTCTGATGTTCCAATCACTGTATCGTTCGCACATTATAGAACGGCTGACTTCTACTATAAGAGTATTCCCTCTAAGAATATCTTGAGAGGAGGTTATATACCTGCTTGGGACGGTAAAGGCTATTTGCACATTGAGTCTCCGCATGAGATTAGAAGTGCTATCGTTAATAATGGTCAACTGGAAACGATATCCACAACAGTTACTCTAGAAGACAACGGAACGTCCGTGGATTTGCAAATTGCATATTTAATAGGGTAACTTAATCTTAGATAATTCTAAGCGCAAACTTGGTCTGATGAACTAAGAGTATGTTCCGGAGCATACTTTGACTTAAAGGCGTTATAAAGAGTTGAAACCTGTACTATTAGAATAATGGAAAGTTCGCCCAACTAGGACTTGGGTGGCGATGGTTTGAGTCCATCATAGTATTGTGTAAGAGAGAATCTGCACGGTCTACGTTATATAATCAGCACGTAGATAGGTCATCAAGTGAACCTCTTTCCTCATTTGATATGGGGCATGTAGCGTGTAAGTAGCGAGTTGTATTAAGCTGGCTCGATGTCTATGTGTCCCATTTTATCAATTAGAATAAAGAACTCTCAGATTAACCTGCTAATTTAATTTTACAAGATGGAAATGAATGAAAGGCCTAAAAAGGCTTGCTCTAAGCCCTCTCAAGGTGGGGGACGAAGGTATACAAATCCTACTAAAGTGTTTGTGGACCAATTCGTAAACCTTGCGCACTATCTTGAACCACGTTCCTATGAAGACGTTAGTCAAGATATGTATGAACTATGGAAGGCCAATCCAAAGCTGTGTGTTAAATTTACTGCCTATGTAAGACTTATTACACGTAAATGTAGAGTAGTTACTCCTAATGGAGTTATTTACTTAGACACACAGCGAGGAGGTGGTCTAAAGAATGAAGGGTTATTAAGAATGATGTGGTTGGCAACATATCATAAATCTACATTCCATGCCAACATGCCTTACTTTGCGGCAGCAGGATGCTGGAAGGACTTTATTAATATGTTAGTAATGGATGCTCAATTACATGGATATAAGCATAGACTAGATTGGGATTTCTTTAGAAAGACTATTTATGCTGGCTTAGTAGAAGGGCAAACATGTGACTTAGTAAAGAAGTATCTTCCTAGAGTTCGAGCTAATACTATATGTAAGACAGACGAGGCGAAAGCCCGTAACATAGTTGCTAAATATCTAGCTGAAGGCCTTTATGGTAAACCGAAAGAGGAAGGAGACTATTCATCTTATCGTAAGTATAGAAAGATGAAGAACAGCGGTACAGTTATGAAATGGCAGCAATTAATAAGCCATAAGAGATTACTTGACATTGACTTTGATACAGTTCCAGGAAAGGCTCTAGCACTGCTAGTAGGCTCTAAATTCCTCAAACAACAAGGTCTTGCAGAGAAGTATCAGAAATGGCTGAAGACTCGTAGAAAGCCCTGTAATGACGGATTTGTGCATAATTTATTTAAGCCATTTGGACTTGATAAAATTGCGGAGTTCGTACCAGAATTCATGGGTTCTTCTATAGATGTTAGTTTTAATACATTCGTGAAGAATGCTAAGCTAAAGAAAGCATCGCCACTATTAGTAATTAGAGACATTAGTAATTCTGCTTATTCCGAGATAGAAGCTACTGAAACTTCTGCTTATAGTGTTGGTAAGGCTTATGCTATGTATCATTCCGAATTAATGCCTGTAGCGTTCTCTGGCATGTATGGTGTATTTGCTAATAATAGATGTGATTTACGTAAGTGGGAAGGTACAACTCCTACTAGTAAGTGGATTTCAGATACTGAGGAAGCCTTAGTAACTAGTCCAACTCTGTCTATGATTGCAGATATGCTTATATCTATTAAATCTGGAGGAATTCGGGAAGGTGAATTTCCAAATGGCTGCTTAGTAATCAGTGGAGCATTGGGACATCTAAGAAACACCAGTGAACAATTCATTGAATTTAAATCTAAACTCTTAAAAGCTGGATTTAGCAAAGAGTTTGTTAAACAGTTTAAATTAATTATTTGGCATTTAGCTTCTAAACAGACTAAGCCTAAAGTTGAATTGATTCGCAATGTTTCTAATTGTTTCTTTGTTAACGGATTAAGTCAGTCCACTGCTGGATTTATAACTGGAGAGAAGAGATTCCAGAATCCTAGTACACCTAAAGAGTTGTTCGATTACATGATGAATCAAGAACTCTTGAATATGATGGTGTTGGAGAAGGACGCGCCGAGAAAGAATGCAAGTGTGCAGAGTAAGCCTGTGAAGGCTGAGAAGCCAATTTATAATAAGTGCACTATGTCCGCTCAACAAGGCTAGAAGATTAAATTCCTTATGTAATTAGAAGTGCATTACAAACAAAGACAGTCTGATTACATATCTAATCTATTAGATGGGATTTATTTGAATGATGCCTGTGAACGGTAAGGCTAGTAATTTAAGTTAGAAGACTTACAAATTATGTAAGTGGTGTGGGTTCGAATCCCACCTAGCTGACTATTATTACTGTAGTTTTAAATTACTCATAAAGAATTTCCAATAGTTGCATCTGTGTCATTGCCATTACTACTTAAAACAGCAACTATTGGAAATGGTCATAAAGGCTTACAGTCTGTGAAGATAGTAAGTCTATATCCAATTAAATTTCCCCATGTTGTATTTAATACATATTAACTTTTATATGTGAGAAGGATTACTTATCTTTGCACTCACAATTCATCAGTTAATATGGATTGTGTGATTTGGGTATGCGCCAGAGTTGGAGAGCTGGGCCGCACTGTAAATGCGGTGCCTATGGCTGAGTAGGTTCGAATCCTACCATACCCACCCCACACTGCGATAATTAAATACAACATCTGTTGAGCATTCGCTCAGCAAACCCTTCTATGGTTCGTGAGAATAGTAGAAGTAAACTGCGGGATTCGTATAATGGTTATTATAACAGCCTTCCAAGCTGAAGATGACAGTTCGATTCTGTTATCCCGCTCATTTATGTTAATAAGTCAATTTATGAATAATGCTGAAAAGTTTGAACAGAATTTATTAAAATCTAGTGTGTCAAATAATCTCGATGCTGCTAAACGAGAGTGGAGTTTGTATCGTATTGATTGGGTTGACAGAACTGGAGTTTGTATTTGTGGTAAAACTCATATTTCTAAGTTGGTCATTATAATGAACTCGGTTAACGGTAAGTTTCTAGAAATAGGTGCAGATTGCGCTTATGAACACTTAGGAATAGAAGTTCGTGAAGAGCAATACCGTCAACTTAAAGAGGCTAAGAATCCGAAGGGATTTAAAAGACTTACTGCTAAAGTGAAGAAGCATCTTGAAGTGGTTCTAATTAATGGACTTAAACATAAAACTATAAATTCTTGGGAATTTATATTCTCTATAGACATGTTACGTGCATCGTCTATGTCACGCAAGCAAAGAGAGCTACTGCTTAAAATTGTAAACAGATGTCCTAATGTAGTTGATTCATATCCTCCAATTACTATGATAGTGGAATATCTAAATAAAATTGGAGTATATCTAAAAGGGCAAGAATCTAGAGCCTTTGATACTTGTAAGAAATGGAATAACACTGTGTCTAGGATTGGAGTTCCCAATAAATGTGTAATCCACATATATGACCCTATGTTATTACGCAAGGCATTGACATTACGCGATATGGTTCATGAAACTGGTTTAGAATCTTATGTTAAATCAGGTAGTGCAATTATAAGAGATGTTCCTAAAATATTAAGATTTGGATATGAGTAAATGCTGTATTATTAAGAGTAATACTCCAGAGCTTAGACAAAGGTTAGAGCAAGCTGGAATAAGTGTATGTATATGTTCGTCATTTAAAGAAGCTGATTGGCTCTGTTGTTGGGAGTCAAATATGGCTTTTGACGTGCATGGTGTTTATCCTGATGAAGTGGATGATTTAACTGGGGAAACTTATCAGGAGCTGTATCTCAAGGAAGTGAATCCGATTGTATGCGAATCGGAAGATGAGTTTATTAACATGTGTAAACAATTTAAAAGGAAATGATTATGCGGTAGATTTCTTACAAACCACCATGAATGGTTGATTATTAATTAGGCTGAATTTATTTTATTAACTTATTAACAATTAACTATTATGGCAACAATTAACGATTTTAAGAGAGAAATTAACGAATTAGTAAAGGCACAGAAGGCTGCTAAGAACATTAATGACTGCTCATCAGTTTATTACAACAGAGGAAGATTACATGCAATGTACGTAGCTTACTACATACTAAAGCATAAATTAATCGGAGAAGCTATGGATAAATATCTCACTAAAGTTATTAGCGAATGGAAATCACTTGAAACTCAAGGTTGGTGTGGCTATTCTAAAGCATATAGTGGAGAGAAGTACTTCCGAGAGAGGGTTGATTCATTAATTGATACTTACTCTGATGAAGAGACTGTATGTGCTGATAGACCAGAAGCTTGATGCAGTTTATGGTTGTGTACAAGGTGGTCATGCAGTAGCACAGTGGCTGTTAGAACATCCTAATCAGGATTGGAACAACAGCTATCTTATCTACTTATATGCCGACTTGGATAAATGGAGAGTTAGATTAGACCTTACTAATAAGGATTATTCTACATTCCGTGAACCAGACCTTAATAACCAATTAACAGCAATTGCATTACAAGATGATGGTCGCATGTTCAAGAAACTTAAATTAGTAGGAAATTACTGAAACAAGGCTCCACAGCAGTTAGCATGTCGCAACTGGTCTTACCTCCGAATAGTTAATCTTACGGGGTGGAGAAGTAGGTAATAGGATGAATTGGCGGTGCACCTTAAAAGCATTGCCACACGCTCCATTAGTTCAGCGATAGAACAGTAGACCCTAAACCTACGTGTCACAGGTTTGAATCCTGTATGGAGCACTTTGCGGAGGAATGAAACGGATATATAAATCATACTAGTCTCATAAGCTAGTTATATTGGGTTCGACTCCCATCTCCGCAAGAATCTCATAGTCGAAACCTCCACGTGGTGAGATTCGGGTAACGCTAATTCGACTAAAGTATTGTTTTTCTTTTTTAGTTTAAGAAGACGTCAGCACACACCTCCTATCGTGATTAGTATTAGTATCGTCTTCTGTGGATGGGCAAGTAGCTCAGTAGGTCTAGAGTACTACTCTGATAAAGTAGGGGTCATAGGTTCAAGTCCTATCTTGCCCACATCTTGATTTTGGATGAATAATAAGAAGTCTTACAGCACAACCCATGTCAAGCATATTTAGACTTCTGCACTCTGGGTATAATTCAGTAGGTAGAATGCTAGGTTTGGGACCTAGATGTCGTGTGTTCGAACCACACTACCCAGACGATTTATTTGTATGTTTATTTAGTTTCACTAGATCCAATCATTAAGACCTTAATGATTAAACCGTTTCACTTTCGCCTCACATCAGTCCATTGACATGTGGGCGTGCTAGAGTGGCTTAATAGGCAGGTCTGCAAAATCTGTATTCCTCGGTTCGAATCCGAGCGCCCACTCTTCGATTTAGTGAAATATAAGAAGACGTCAGCACTTCATGACTTGGCAACCGCCATTTTATTCGTGTGATTTAATTGACCGTCTTCTGTAGGATGACTCCATAGCTCAGTTGGCTTAGAGCAACGGACCTTTAATCCGTGGGTCGAGGGTTCAAATCCCTCTGGAGTCACTAGGAATGCTTTAATTAAGCAACTTGAAGTGCAAATAATTATATTCGACCACTCGGTCTGTGAAGATAGAGTGGTTTCCTTTTAGATTATTAATTTACTGACTAAAACTGAGTTATTATGAAACTATTTAAGTTAATTAAGAAAGCAGTTAAGTGGTATTTCATTCAAGTCTCCAAGACTTATGTAATGACTCCCACAGGCATGATAATTCCGCATGGATAATCATGCTGCCGCCCGTCAGTAGGAAACATATAGATTTTATGACACACAGATTTATTAAAGGACTTATCATGTTTCTAATTGGATGCATGATTCTATTACTGCCAATACTAGTAAATTTAGGAGATATTGTAGGAGTTCCAATTATAATTGGTTCTGTGATAGCCATTATAGGTTTCTTAATAATGCTAGATGGTGTTTAGTATTTAAATGGCGAGTTAGCTCAGTGGTAGAGCAGTTGGCTGTTAACCAATTGGTCGCAGGTTCGAATCCTGCACTCGCCGCAATGTTTAATTTTAAATGTATTTGATTATGTTAGCAGAATTTGTCGTAGGTGTGATTGTGATCCTATACATCATGTGGATTGCTAATTCTGGAGATGCGTGATTATGAGAAATGTTAGATTTATATTACAGCTGTTATTAGGATTTGCATTAATTCTAATAGCAATATATTCTCCGCTAGATGGAGATGGCAGAGCTGCTGTAGGTACAGCGGGTTTTATAGTAATGTTCCTTACAATCATTGAGGATTGGTAACTAAAATGCATCCTTAGCTCAATTGGTAGAGCCCCTGTCTCCAAAACCGGGTGTGTTGCATGTTCGAGTCGTGCAGGATGTGCTTATTAATGGAAGGGTGGCAGAGTCGGTTTAATGCGACGGACTTGAAATCCGTTGGTCGTGTAACAGCGATCCCAGGGTTCGAATCCCTGTCCTTCCTCTTATTAATTTATTAATGAAAGATTATGAAATTGAAATTTAAACATGTTGATCAGCTCAGCAACAATAAGAAAGCTAGAGTAGCTTATAGAGTCATAAGATTGTTACCAGAGGAGCCGGTATTGAACGCATTCTTTGATTCCGAAGATGTCCCTGAGAACTTAGAACTCGCTGTTAGAGCTAGACATAAAGAAGCTGAAGAGCTTATGAATGTTAATCTTCCAAAACTTCCTAGGAAGATGAAGAAGAAACTTAAACGTCTTATTGGGACACTATATAATGGTTATAGTCTAGCTGTTGCTATATTGGACAATGAACGTAACACTATATCCAACGAAGTACAGCAAGGATAATAGACGTTTGCATGCTGTTCTACTTAACAAGTTCAAAGGAAAGCGCACACCTATATTATACGGGTATTTCTCATTTATTGAAGAACAATTCTATATATCTAATATAGCACCTGGTGTACGTCTCACGTATGAGATACGAACAGAACTTATTAAGGAGCTTAGAAGGTTTCACTGGAATTATTCCTATAACATGGATGCTAAAGCTTATAGAGATTGGCTAGAGTATCACAGTGTATTTAACTATTAAAATTTAATTATCGTATGAAGACAATCAATTTATCGGGACTAGATATGAAGAAATTCATTGGTACTGGTTACAATCCAGGTCAGGACATTGTTAATATCAATGGACGAGACGATGGAAGAACTAAACATGAAAGAATCAAGAGTTCACAGAAACAAATTGTGGAGGAGCCTAAAGAAAGACCAGAAGTATATTACTAGGATTAAACGGTCATTTCCGCATTGGTATATCTGTAGCAGTAATAAGTGGCGTAAAGCAATAAGCTGGACTGAACTTTATAATGCTAAGAATACCTTTAGGTTCAAAACTACAAGTACTCCCTGTAGTTGTGCAATATGTAAGGGAGAAAGATATAACAGATTACAATATAAAAGGACTACTAAAGAACTGATAACCTTATGTTCATAAAATAGTATTGCCTAAGAAGACATACAGCAGGTGTCATGTTACATATGATTACAATGTCTTCTGTTAATGCCTCGATAGTTCAAGGGATAGAACCTGGGATTTCTAACCCCATAATCTGCGTTCGAATCGCAGTCGGGGTACTTATTAACTAATAACTAAAATGTATGATACTGATTATTTATATTATCGGATGTGTAGTTGCTTTGATGGCTGTGTGTTTCTATGAATATCGTGACTATAAGAAGGATTCTAATTACACTTATAACTTGTGCGACTTATTAATGGAATTAACTCTTGTAGTAACTTCATGGATTGGTGTTGTTGCAGTTATAGTACTTGTATCTCCAGGTATAGTAATGTTTAGAAAGAAGTAGTATGTTGTTCTTATGGATTTATTCGGCTGGATGTATTGCTGCCTTATTACGTGCCATAATCGGATTAATTATTGAGTACAAAGTAAAGCAAAGAAGTAAAGAACGTTACGAATTCGACTATGGAATGTTACTACTTATAGCACTGCTTGTAATCAGCTCCTGGATAGGTGCAATGATTGTGGTATCTAGTAGTAGCCAAGATGTGTACAGGTACTTAGCTAAGAAGTAACAAAGTATATAAAATGAGCAATAGGTTATTAGACCAGTAAATAACCTTCCGTAAGCAGTCGGACGTTGGGAGCTGATAGCCCTACGATAGTGTGGCTAAATATGGGCTGTGTAGTGTAATCCGGGAGCACATCATCCTTGCAAGATGAAGGAGGAGTTCAAATCTCACACGGTCCACTATCGAACTAAATTGAATAATATGAGTGAAGAACTACTTGAAGTATCATGTGAACAGTATGAGAAAGAATTAGAATCGTTTAACAAAGTAAAAGAGGAAGTTGATAATTTATTATCACACCGCAAAGCTTTCCAATCTTTAAAATGGATGTTTTATGCTAATACAGTTGTGTTAGTTGGCACTATAACTCACAGTGTCTTGTGTTACATAAATGAAACATTCACTATCACCACACTTATATGTGCATTGGTAGTATTGTACTCTAATCATATAACCTACAAGTACTATAAGAGAAGCAATGATAGGATAGCCATTATTAATAAAGTTGAGGAAAACTACAATAGATGTCTTGAACTACTAGAATACTTAATAGCAGTACTAAACGAACTTGATGAGGCTGATAACCGAGACAAGTTTGTAGAAGACGTAGGAGAAGACTTAGCACTAGCCATTTTAGAATACGAGATGTGTAAACAAGTATTTGCAAATGCAGTGCGTGAAGGTTACGAGAATGAGTAACCATATATGGTGTTATTAGCTCAGTTGGTTAGAGCACTTGTTTGTGGCTCAAGAGGTCGTCAGTTCGAATCTGACATAACACCCTTAGTATCTTACAGACATAATATAAACTTTAAAATTAATCTTCCAGTTTGTTTCAATGTTTATTATTCATTAAGATACTATAATGCCGAGGTTGTGGTTGGGGTGCAATTCCCCTAGGTGGATGAGGATACGTTGCGTGACACAGTAATGGGAGTAGGTGCGATGGCAGTCTGTATGGCGCCTTTAAGATTGTACAGCACTGAAGAAGTTAAGTTGTCCAAAGCTAGCTGGCGTAATAAAGCATAAAATCCAGTGAAGACGTATGTGTAGGCAGTAGGGGACAGTAGCGCAGGTGGTCAGTTCGCGCTGGACTGAAAATCCAGAGATAATGGTTCGACTCCATTCTGTCCCACTATTTATTAACAAGATTAAATTATTAACAAGATGAGTGATGTGTATTATATCGTAGGTGGAGTTGCCTATGGTATCTTTATCTTGCAATTCATAATATCATGGGTTGCAGGGGAACTTGATGTTGATGTAGACTTCGACGGAGATGCCGATTTCGACATTGGTGATGTTGTTTCATTTAAAGGTCTTATTCACTTCCTGATGGGATTTGGAGGATGGACTTCTATTAAACAACTACTAGGTTATGAGATAACCTGGATTGATTGGTTAATAGGATCCTTTATAGGTCTTGTATTTGTGTTTATGCTGTATCATTTATATAAATTCTGTATGAAATTACAGAACTTTCCAACCGACGAACCTCTTGTATACTTAGCGGGAAGACCAGCTAGAATATATGTTCGCTTAGATGATAAACGCTATTTAGCTTTTATAAATATAAGTGGAGCATCTAGAGAAGTAGAACTTGTTTCTATTTCAGGTACTTCATATGCGGTTAATCAAGTGGTTACAATTCGTGAGGTTATGGATAATACATTGTACATAGATTAAAGACTCGTTAAGATGGAAATGACAACATTAATTATCGTAGGAGTAATTGTATTAATTGCAATTATTACTATCATTGGGATTTTATCTCGTTATCGTAAATGTAAATCTGATGAACTATTAGTAGTTTATGGTAAAACTGGTTCTCACAAAGAGAAGGTAAATGAACTTGATGCCAAAGGGAACCAAGTTAGTAGGGAAGTAGAAATTAAAACTGCTAGAGTGTATCACGGTGGAGCTGCATTTGTATGGCCTATCATTCAGGGATATGAAGTAATGTCAATGCGTCCTATTCAGTTGAATTTAACTCTCAAGGATGCATTATCAGCGCAGAATATTCGTGTTACTGTTCCTACTACGGTTACTGTAGCAATCAGCCAAGACCCATTAATTATGCAGAATGCTGCTAATAGATTACTTGGCGTTGATGATACAGATAAAGAGAGTTTAATTTCAGACATTGTATATGGCCAAATGAGGCTTATTGTAGCTTCTATGGAAATTGAGGAACTTAATTCTAACAGAGATAAGTTCTTAACTCAAGCCAGAGACAATATTAACACTGAATTAAACAAATTGGGTTTGTATCTGATTAATATCAATATTAGTGACATCAGAGATGCTGCTAATTATATTGAGAATTTAGGTCAGAAAGAAACTACTAAGGCTAGAGCACAGGCAGAAGCTGCTATTGCTGAAGAAGAGAAGAAAGGAGCAATTCAAATTGCCCTTACTACTAAGGAAAGGGAGACTAAAGTAGCTGAAACTACTAGAGACCAGAAAGTAGCCATTGCTATTACTCTTAAGGATCAAGAGACTACTATTGCTGAAACTAATAAGGATAAAGCAATTAGGTTAGCCGAAACTACTAAGGAGCAGGAAGTCAAACTGTCTGAGCAGCAGAAAGAGCAATGTATTGCTATTGCAGATCAACAGAAAGAGCAGGAAGTAGGAGTAGCTAAAGCTAATACTGAGAAGCTTTCTAAGGTAGCAGAGCAAGAATCTATTGCAATTTCTCAACAGACTGAATGGGATGCACAAGCTAAAGCTAATATGGCTAAATCTAAAGCAGAAGCAGCTGCTAAAGAACAAGAAGCTGAATCAGCTAAGCAAATTCGTATTGCTGCCGCCCAACAGAATCAAGAAGCTGAGACAATTAAAGCTATCCAAGAGAAAGAGGCTAGGACTGCTGAATACGAGTCGGAAGCTCGTAAGAAGACAGCTGAAGCTAATAAGCAGGCTGGAGTAGCCGAGCATATGGCTACAATTGAAGTATCTAAGGCTAAAGGAGAAGCTGCAAAGGCTGCTGCTGATGCCGATAAGGTTGCAGGTATTTCTAAAGTGGATGCAGAAACTACTATTGCTAGAACCGAGCAAGAGAAGATTGCAGAAATTAAAGAAGCCGAAGCCAAAGCTAAAGAAGCTGAATTAAATGCAACAGTAATTGTGCCTGCTAATAAGGCTAAGGAGAAAGCTATTATTGATGCTGAAGCTGTAAAGCAAGAAGCTATTCTTAAGGCGGAAGCTAAAGCTGCTGAAATTCTGAAAGAAGCAGAAGCTAAAGCCAATGCAACGAAGTTGCAACTTGAAGCTGAAGCTGAGGGTACTAAGAGAAAGTTGCTTGCGGAGGCTGAAGGTAAGAGAGCATCCTTGATGGCAGAGGCAGACAAGATTACTGCTGTCGAAATGGCTCCCGCAAAAGCAGTAGAGAAGATGATTGAATGTGGTATGACTCCACAAATGATTGTTCAATATAAGACAGTGGATCAGCTTAAAGGTATTGCTGAAGCATCCGCAGAGATGTATGAACATATTCATCTTGGACAAGTTACTGTTTATGGTAATGAGAATACTGCTGGTAGTTTCATGGCTAAAACAGCTGAGAATCTTAACCCAGCATTTGAACTTCTTAAGAGCATTCCTTTTAAGAAGACATTTAAAGAAATGTTTGTCGAGGATAAGAAGGATAATCCAACCGAAGACAACTTTGAGGCTGTGAAGTAACAATCTTTTACAGCTTAAGAAGACGAACAGCATTAGTAATGATGTAGCAAGGTCTTCTGTAATTGGAGGTATGGGTGAGCGGTCTATACCAGCACATTGCTAACGTGCCGAGCTCTAAAAGGGTTCCGCTGGTTCGAATCCAGCTGCCTCCGCGCTGATTAATAAGAGTTGTGAAATTATTATTAACCTAATTACTAAAATTATGGTGAAAGTGTTAAATTCAAGGGAATTGATGAGTAGAGACTTTAAGTCTATACCCGATGCGGTTATCTTAGCTTTTAATACTTTAATAGTTAAGAATTGGAATGGTCTGGCTTCCGCGTTTAAACAATCAGATGTAATTGCCTATATAGCATCTGATAATATAACAGAGGAAGAAGCTATTAAGAATCATTGGCTGGACGTAGAACCTATTTATAGAGCCAATGGATTCGGAGTAAAGTACGTAGGAAGAGGAAGTGATGCAGAATTCACTTTCTGGAAGGCATAACGGATGTCGGGTTCGTCTAATTGGATAGGACGCATGTCTCTCACACATGTAACACGGGTTCAAATCCCGTACCCGGTACTAACTTAATTAATAAGGATTTATATGAAGGAAATTAATCGTGTATTCTTTGGCGAGAAGGGAATTACTTCTACTTCCGCTAATCATTTAGCTAATTTGGCTAAAGAATGTATGGAATCTAATCGCAGAGCCTTAGAGGGTGTGGGATTTATTACGAGTACTGTAAGATTGTTAAGTGGAGGTCAAGCTTCCATTTTAACTGAAGGTAGAAACGAACAATATCTATCTTCTATACCAGAACTTCTTGAAGAAATCGCTGAAATGAATACTTTCTGCGCTTGGATGCGTGAAGCTATTAAGGCTAAGGATGAGGAACTAAGCCTCATTGATAATGCTAACTTATGTGATTACCTTGAGAATCTTTCTGAAATGCCCGAAGTTCCTGAAAGAGGTATTATGTGGAATGAGAAGGATGCCATTGCTACATTCTCTATTGCAGAAAGAATGGAATACTATAACTTAGAAGCTGAAGCAGCTACTCTAGGTAAGTTTATCCATCCAGACAAACCATTCTCTATGGCACGTACTGATATGATGAAACGTATGGTACAGCCTAATAAGCTAGTAGGAGAAGGTGTCAATGCAATGATGTATCATTTCGTCCCATCAATTAGCTCTGATTTAGTAGAGGATTGTTATATGCAACTACAACAGAAACATAGAAATGTTGAAGGAGCATTAAATAAGTACAAATACAGAATCAAGAAGCTTGTTGAGGAACACAATCTGGAACTTGAACGTAAGTATAGGGATGCGAGTGAAGTCTATAATATGACAATGCAAACTAAAGGAACTGAGTTCAGAACTTGGCAAATTGAAGAGCGTAGTAAGATTGCTGCTCTTAAGATTGTTATTCCAGAAGCTCTTACTAAGACATATGAGAAGCTAAAAGCTCTCACTACTGAGGTGTAGAGAACCTGAATCGCTTTAGATTCTAATCTCTCTTTACATGAATAGGAAAGGTATAAAAGTTTATAGCAATTTAAGATCTGTTCCACAGATCTTGGCATAATAACTTATAAAATGTACTGACAGCTGCATAAAACGAATCCTTTAAAAGGTCGTTATCTTTGTCTTTGCTCATGCAGCTGGTCTTAGCCTTTGAGTTAGTTTTAGACTACGCTTATACCTCCTATTCATGACTCTCATATTCCCATCTACTAACTGGTTAGGTAATCACCCTTTCACGGTGAAGATACGGGTTCGAGCCCCGTTGGGAATACTAACAATTTATGCTTGTCTCATTAGCATACCAAGTTATTAGAAGAGATGGACGCCTATCAATAACATTGGGAATACCTCAGCTGGCGGGAAGAGACAATATACTTAGGAACGGAAGTTGAATCCTGTGTCCGGGAACGGAAGTTAAGTGTAGGTAAGCTAGCTCTATGGTGCATTGGTCTAAAGGTTAGGATACTAGACTGTCTATCTTGGGGTACGGGTTCGATTCCCGTATGCACCGCAATCTTTGATTTGCATAAGAAGACTACAGCAGTATAGTTTTATATCAAAGTCTTCTGAAATTGCCTCCTTAGCTCAACTGGCAGAGCAATCGTTTTGTAAGCG